TCTTCCGATCTTTGACTTTGAACGTATCTTTTAATATTTTAATAAAATCCTTTGGTAATTGATAATATTCCGCTTCTAACACAGCCATTACTGGATAATCAGGTAAAAAATTTAAAACTGCATTTAATTTTGATACCATTTGATAATTTTCTAAATCTTCGTATTTTTCTTTAGCCTGATCTATAACTAATAACAGTGTGTCAATATTATATTCAGTTTCGTTATACTTCATATGTTACTCCATTATTTAATAATTGCTCTATATATTCTGGAGTTGCGTTTTTTCCAGCCTCTAAAATAGCTGTAATAATAGCTTCACCTCTAACTGCATAATCCTCTGGAGACATAGCGTTTTTAACATACGTTCTAATGGTTCGTTTAGATCGCCTTTTTTGATATAATAATTCGTTATGTATATTTTCCCCGGTTTTTTTATTTTGTTTCCACTGACAATATAATCTTATACCTTGTATAATTGCTCCAAGAATAGAAAAAATTAAAGATATTGTAGCGGGATCGATAAATACTTGTTGTTCGTTAGTATCTTTTTGTTTTCTTAATTCATTAGAGATTTTTAATACTGCGTCGTCCATGTTGTTTATTACTTTGTAATAAAAGATTGTTTACCTTTGTTGATTAATAATTTTCTAATTGCCCGCTTTAATCTTAATCTTAGAAATGGTCGGAAAAATGGAATACGTATACCGTTAACGTATATATATGGTCTTCTAAAAATTTTGCCAAGCACTATACTAACAAACTCTGACTGTTCGCCGTCTGTATAATAACTTATAATATCTTCACAATCAACCATCCATCTTTCTGGTTCTTCTTTAATACTTTTAATAATTGTTAATAATAATTCTTTCATATTTATCTCGCTAAGTTTTCCGATGGTTTAATATTTGGCATTATAAAAATACTATTATCTATTTGTACGTTTAACTTTATATTACTTAATAGAATGGTAATATCAATATCTTTTTTATTCCAAACAATATTTATTTGTGATGGAATATTCATTGTAGAAATTTTGGTTACATTTGAAACTATTGCTTGAGACACTAATTCATTTTTTTCATCATAAATTAAATGACCAGCAATTAATAATAATTTTTTGTTTATAATTGTTATTTTAGTAGTTTTTTTTCCGTTGGGTGCTACCATATTATAATATACACTAATCTGTTTATCGTTTTCAACTATTTTAATATTTTCCTTATTAATGGTATTTAAACCTAATAATTCCATCATTAATAAAGGATTTAATGAATTATCTAAATTTGTTCTATCTAAATCGGTATACTTAGAATATTTTAAAGTTGGTGGTTTAAGTCTACGAGCAAAAAACCAAAAAACATCATCGTTAGAACCTAAATCTAACATTAACCTTTTATCTATTCTATCTCCATGATTAATCATTCGTAAATTTCTAGGTTTCTGAAAATATATTTGACCTCTAGAACGTGCTACTGGACCATTTTCAGACTTACTACCATAGTTATATAAATCGCAAGTCATTGTTAAAAGCTTTGAGTTTTGTTCATTTAATTTAATAATAGTGGGATTTTCAACACCTACACCTGCCGATAAGATAGAAAAAATTAATAGGGATGGTAAAATCATAATGATTTGTCGTTCTCCTTTTCTTTAGAAAATTCTTCCAGGTCTCCATTTTCACTTATTTTTTGATCTTCATACGGACTAATTAACTTCCTATATATTTCCATTTTAGCACACTCTAATGTTCCAACAATTTGTGATAATTTTGTATAACTCCATTTATTACCACACTTTAAAAAGTTAGTTAATATTCTGGTTATAATATAATTTGCTAATCCCCCCTTGTTATAAAACGTAGTATCTTTATAGATAGTATTAATATTATAAAGGAACTGATCAATATATTCATCTAAAAATAGTCTATCTTTTTGTGAAATATATGGCATTATCTATCCTCTTTCCAAAATTTAAAGTTTACGTGATTTTTTCCATCTGGGTATTTCCATCTATGTAGAATTTTTTGTGTTTCTAGATTATCTATAAATTCCAGTTGTTCTTCCGAAGTAGCATTAGATAATCCAGCTTCACCTAATTCCTTTTGGTATTTATTGGTCATATATTACCCCACACTTAATTTTTTAAAATCAAAAAACCACCACCGACGACTTTTATCACTAATAGTTCCCATATTAATATTTGTTAAATAGTTTCTTAAAGATTTCCAGTCTCCAAAATTATGTTCAAAATAATTTGTTCCCCATAACCATAAAGGTAATTTATTCAGTCCTCCTTCACTCATAATTAAACAAACCTTTTTACTTCTATTCATTGTAAACAATTCCTCAAGAGTGCCAAAAGTGGGAATTTGAATATTAATATAAAAAATTCCTATATTTGCCAAATCTGTCATTCGTAAATCAACAGATCTTATTTTACGAACTTCTTTTGATAGCTTTTTATATTGTTTTAACTTTTTAAGTTCATTTAATTTATTAACGTATCCTGCATCTTCTTTTAAATTACACATATCTGGTTTATTAGTTGGGTCTAATATAATCATATTCATAGATTTAAGAAATGGAATAAGTTTTTGTCTCCATTCAATTCCTTTATCTTTAGCGTATTGCATAGGACCAGATAAATAGACTGTACACCCACAAAGTTTATTCATATTTTTCCCCTTTATTAAAAATTCACTTTACCAATTATATATACATAAAATTAAATATTTGTAAAGTATAATAATATAGCCACCAAAAGGTGGCTAATTTACAACTTTGTAAAATCTATAAATCTATTCAAACAATTCTAAATCGTCTTCTGGATAAATTGCATATAAATCTTTTCTAACTTTTTCTTCATAATATTCTCGTGTATGCCATTCAACAGGTGCTTGTTCTAAGAATTCTTTATAACTTACAATATATTGTGGTTCCTTAAACATTAAAGTATATACTAATTTTTTTGTATTTCTCCATTCAGGATAAATATCATCCCATGGATGTTTTTTATTTATAAAATATCTTTCACTAACTCTGTTATAAAATGTTATAGCATATTCTATAGCTATTATTAAACCGGATGTTGGTAAACCTGTTTTTTTGGTTATTACATGTTGACCTAAATTGAATTTACAAAGGTATTCTTGTTCTGTATTCATATAATTTTAACCCTTCGTGAATTAAATCTTGCAACATCAGCCAAACCATTATCTAAGCTACGCTTATTTGTTGTATATTCTCCAAATTCATCCTCACAAACTACCGTGCCATCACTGTTATCTTTAATCATCATGTTTAAATGAGAGCCAAAACGGGAAGGATAAGGATAAACTTCTTTTTTGATATAAGTATCTTTAGCCATTAAAATTTTCTCCTTTGATTAATTTCTATATTACTCCAATAATCCTTTAAGTTTTACCGCGACATTATTATCAATAATCTTTTTGGCAACCTCGTCAATTCTTTTATTAATCATATCCATATTAATTTCTATTAGTTGTTTCATTTTGGCTTCAATTAAAGAAGTTATATCTACTTGTTTTATAGCTTCATTAATAATTTTATCTAAACTCTCTTTTAACTTTTTTAAAATTATTTCAGTATATTTAGGATTTAGTTGGAATGATTCGGAAAAAAATTTCCCTTGAAGAAAACCTAATTCTTGGGCGATTTGCTTGTCAACAGACTTATTAACATCTATTCTTAATTGTTGAATTCTTTCATCACTAACAAATTTCTTTAGATAATTTTTCAAAAATCTATCAGCGATTTGTGACCTAATTTGTACTTCAATCTCTGAATCTCCTCCTATTAATTTTTCCAAAACTGGATAGGTGAGATTTAGAGTAAGTTTTGCTGGTTGCATAACTTTATCTGTTAACATCTTATAATTTCCTTATTTATACCTTTATCTTATCTAAAATAATCATTTTTGTAGCAACAATAACATCATTATAATACTGCGTACCCACAACGATTGGGTTTTGAAATAATACTTTAACTTTCTTTTGTAATACAGAATAATTTCTAGCACCTTTTCTAATTCTAAAAATATGAAATCCAACAGCATAATCAACATAATTACTAGATATTATCGTACCATCAATAGTATATTTATTAGTAGAATGAGCAACTTTATCTACATTAACAGAACCATAATATAGATTTATCTTACCGTAATCATCTGACTTATCTACACATTTCCATCCAACATACCAGTTTTGTCCATTATATTTTACCTTCTTACAATTTTCTTCACAATATTTTTTAGCGTCTTTTTTATTATTTATATCAGCAGTAGATAAACACATAATTAAAATACCTCAACATGCTCGTGTTTGATTTTTGTTATTTATAGAAATAATTATCTCATACTTGTTGGGAATATTCCAATACAACCCAAAGTATGGTCCTTGTAGATATTTTGTGACCTTAATTACATCTCCAGCTCCAAACATTTGTCCATACTTACTATTAACATTTATAGAATAATAGTCTCCAGATTTTTGATCTTGATAAGTGATTACTTGATAATCAAATAAATCACCAGTAATTGTTTTGATATTACAAATTTCTTCTTGTACTATAACTGGGCGATTGTTTTTTTCATAATTACTAATTAAAAACCAACTAAAACATGGAATAAATATACCTCCACATAATAGTATTAATGCTAAAGGTGGACCGTCTTCGTCGCCTGAAAATTTACACACCAGACTTATAATAGATAATATACCAAACAAAACACCAGAAACTAATGCTAAAAATACAATAAAGTTAGCATAAATAATCATTTTAAAATCTCCTTTTTCTTAGTTTTACCCATCATAATAAGCATCTGATTGAACATCGAAATCACTATCTGGAATTTCCCTATTTAATAATTCCCTAATAGTCTTCTTTACACTATCTCTAAATTGTTTCCCGGTTTCATTGTCTTCGATAGTACAAAAATCTCTACCTATAGCATAGTTAAAATCACTACAATCTTGAAAACGTTCTATACTATAATCCTTTGGTGGCTTTAAAGAATATCTATCAATATCCTTTGGTAATCCAATTCCATAAATACAAAAACTTGTTGTACTGCTATTGCTTACAAAGCCATTTCTAATTTTCATTTTCTTAAAAACTCCATAAAATCATTATAAGTTGGAAATTTATCTTTAATTTCTTGAGCCAAAACTTCTTTTGTTTTTCCTGTTAATTTAAACACATATTTACTAATATCTGAAGATGATACTGTTTGCATTTGACAAATCGGACAAACTTCTGATGGCGTTTCACCATTATAATCATATTCTTGTTCTTCCTCATCTGTCAATTCTCTAACTTGCCTGTCATTACAAAATATGTGACCATTAATACATGTTTTATGTTCTACATCGCTTGCACATAAATCCATTCCACAAAATTCTTCTTTACACACATCGTAAACAAAACTTGTGGAGGAACTATTGGAAACAAAACCTTGTCGAATTTTCATTTTTCTACCCATTCTAAATGTGTTTTTCCGCTATCTTTATCTACTGCATAATACATAACTTTATTATCAATAAGAAACTTCGTGTGCACACAATTAACTATATAAGTCCACGAAATAAATAGTGGTATTATAATTATTAGTATAAATGAACCAATCGCGTTTGTCGTGGCTTTATACTCTTTATTTACTTGAAAGATATATGAAAATAATAATATTAATGATATCGAAGCCGTAACACAAAAAACAATTGACATTAAAATAAACATTTTGTTATTTAACCTCCAACTTATAATTTACCAAATAAATAGGAAGGAAACCAAAAAGAAAATACCCATACCAATATAATGTATAATCTCTCATTAGAGAATATTTCTTAGTTGTTATCCACATCTTTTTAACTATCATTTTTTATTCCTCTATTAATTTTTCTAAATCTTTAATACTGTGTTGTATAGTAGACCCAGATATTTTCTTATAATGAGCTTCTATATAATATAAAATACCACTTTTTAATTTCACGTTTTCATTAATTACTTTATTTAATTTATGTTTCATAGCGGTTGTTGTTGTATCTAGTCTACAACCACAAATAGTACAAAAATTACCATCTTGTAATCTATCACAACACTTTATTTTATTTTTCATTATAACTCTGTATCGTTAATTTCATCTTCTAGTGTATTAAAAATTTCTTTAGCTAAATCGTCTGATAATTTAATAATTGTGATATTTAAATTTTTCCCAAAACCTCTATATAAATGTATTTCTACACTTTCTAATTCTCTGTCTTCATCACCTTCTTCTGGATAGCTTTTTTCTGGATACATACTAATATAAATAGGTTGATAATATCCAGAAGATAACCAATTAATTTCTAACCTATCAAAATCTTCAATCTGTGGGCATTCTGAATATATTCTATCTCTAATTTGTTTAGATAGTTTATCGTTACCATCTAAAAAAATTTCGCCTTTCCATAAATCCAAATCAAACCCAGTAGAACCCCGAACACCAGACCATCTACGACCGTCAATCATACAATATCTTTGAAACATTTTTATTTAAAACCATAAATAGGAAGTTAAAATGTTGTGATTATCTACAGTTATACCATTTTTTCTTAAATTGTCAAGTAGTTCTTTATTATTTGTTTCTGTTGCTTTTCTTAGTAGGTTTGCCCTATGGCTATAATGAAATTTTTCATTGCCAACCCATTGAGGTTTGTTAAAAAATATTGGACCATAAATAAACTGCATTTTTTGAAATTTGATTTTATGATTGGATTTACAATATTCATAAAATGTATTATAATATTCTATTAAAGCTCCATCATAATCATTCCACATTTTAACTATAGGATGATTTTTCCATCCACTACTTTTGTTTTGTAAAATATCTAATATTTGTTTAGCTTCTACGACTTGTTTAAAACAACGTCTTTTGTCTAATAATTTGGCAGAAGCTAAAAAATTAGGATAGGGAAGGAATGTTTGCATTTTTAGTTCTTTCTAAAATTCTTTCAAATGATATTGGAGAATAGTCGTTATTCTCAACACATAAATTTCTTGGTCCTAAATGACTATTATTATGTACGTGTCCATATAAATGAATGACAGAATTATTTAATTCGTATTCTCTTTTTAATAATGTTCTTTCCCAACACACTTGATTTTCATATATTGGTTTATGAGTAACTAAAATTTTGCTTCCATTAATTTCTCTTAGAAAATAATTTAATGTTTCGGTAAACAAATTTTTTAAAATTTTACTTCTAAGAATAATTTTATCATGATTTCCGCAAACTAATATAATATTTTTACAAACTATAAATTGACGAATATATTCTATATTATCAATGGAACTATTATGACCAAAAGCAAAATCTCCACCATGAATTAATATATCATCTTCTTTAACTTCCTTATTAATATTTTTCACTATTGTTGAATTCATTTCGTTAACTGTAGAAAACGGACGATTACAATAACGAATAATATTTCCGTGATAAAAATGTGTATCAGAAATAAAATAATAGTTCATATTTTATATATCCTTTCAAAAAATATTTTAAATTCGGTATCTATATCTTTTTGCAATTGATAAATCTCTAAATACTCCATTACCATTTTTGTAGCTTCCATTTTTTTATGACCAAATTTGACCAAACTACTAACAGCAAGATCAATAAATTTTTGATCTTTTGAGGTTTTATTTGAAATCGTGGGCTCTACAAATCCCACTTCTTTTTTCTTCCTATTTGTTGTTCTTTCAACAAACTTATCACCATTCTCAAATATCGGATCTATATCACAGCTTGTAACCTTATTTACATTTGTATTATAACCACAACTACAGCTTATCGTTGCTACATTTTTTATTTGTTCTATGCTACATACTATTTCAGAATTACATTTTGGACATTCATAATGAAAAAAGACAGATACCTTATAAGGTAAAATATTCATTGCTTAGTAATCTTGTTTTTTAACTCATTAATAACTTCAGCTAATGACTGACTATTACCATTTTCTACCATACATTGATTTTAGATTTAGTGGAATTTGACCATCTGTAATAATCCATTTCCACATATTAAAATAGCCAACTACAAAATGTAATATTTTATTTATCATGATTGATATACAACCTTCAATTGTTTTTTAAAAATTTCTAACGCTTCTTTAGCTACAACTTTTGGACACTCTGGCATATATTTTAATTCACAACTAATACTACTTAATCTTGTTCTTCCATCATTTGTTTTTTGTAGAACTGGATTAAAAGAATTTTTATAACGCAAATATTTGTTTTCATTATTTGCGTCATTCCAATCTAAATTATTGTTATCACACCAATCTTCATAAGTTAATATTCCTTGTGGGCGATATTCATCAGCAAAGAATTCTTTTCTACTATTTCTATTATAAAGACTATAAGAAGTATATACTAGTGTTAAATTCTGTATAGAAAAACACCATTCTTGTTTTGACAAGCCGTTTCTACTGATTCTTTGTACTTTAATCATTTTGGAAACATCACCTTAAAAATATCAATATGTAATACTTTATAATAATCGCCTGGAAGATTAAATAATGTTTTCATAATAGAATTTTCAACTTTTACAAAAGCACTAAAAGATTTATTACTAGTTCTAACAAACCAGGCTTTTACAATATGTTTTTCATTTGCATATTCTGAAAACTCTACCTGAATAGCAAAACCGCGTTTTTGAATAACTTTTCCAATTACTGCACGTCCCCATTTTCCATCATAACACACAGACACCAAATCACCCTTTTTAGGATTTAGGTTTTTTAATGCTTTACTATACTTGTCTTGTTTCATTATTATTATTTTCTTCTTCTATTGCTTGGTCAAACACTATAGCATAATCTTCGACTGTATATTTCAACGCTTTTCCTGGTGTTATTTTTTTATGTCTTAAATAAAAATCTAAACTATTAAAAAAATAATCTATTCTTTCTTTTTGTGTACTCATAATTATTTCCTTTTAACACTTAACTTTTTCATTTTATCAATTGCTTTCTCTAACTTGGGATGCAATCTCTTTATTTGCTCACTACTTCCGTCTTTTGAAATTCTTTGCAAATAACTTTTAACTGCCTTTCCCATCTTTCCGAAAATATATGGGCGGTCTGCCAAATCCCATTGCGTATTATGTTTACATAATAATTTGAAGGGCTTATTATTAGGAACAGGAATGTTGTAAAAAAGAGGTCCGTAATTGATTTTATAATTACCACAAATACTGATCCACGCCTTATGTTTTTTCCCATAACATTTTAATTCATGTTCGGTAGATTCGATAGGTTTGAAAATTTCACTAAACCTAATTTTTTCAGTATTAACATTAACTTCAACATTATCTTTAACTATAGTTACAGAAGTATCCGGTAATTGTTTACCCTTAATTATAAATCCAGCTCCACACTTAACACAATTATGGGCTTTTGCTCCATTAACACCACCGCATTTAACACAAACTTTTTTACCACGTCCCAAACCCGTACTTTCTTTCTTCTCTATTAATGGATTTTTTGTTTGATAAAATGTGTAGCCACACTTTGAACACTTAGAACTTCTAGCAGCATTTTCAGCACCACACTCTAAACAGTCTTTATGACCTTTAGCCATGTTTAAAATCTCTCAAAGTGACCGTCACGATTAGTAAAATATACTTCTTTGATACCAAAATCAGATATCAATTTTTGACATTTTTCACACGGCTTAGACATACTCATTTTTCCATCCATAGAAAAACGCATATTAACCATAGTAACATTATGTAGAACATATGGGGGAAATTCAAAATTTAAAATAGCGTCTAGTTCTGAATGAATGCTGTCGAATCTCGTTCCGTATTTTCTTCCCATTGGATGAGTCTTAAAAGCTTTAGACCATCCCACAGACATAACCCGACGACGAATTAATAGGAAGGTAATATGGCGGTGTTTACTAGGGGGAATAATCTCTAGTAGTTTTCTGGCTTTTCGGATTAGAAAATCTAAATTTCTCATTCCTTTATTATACAGTATTTTTTCCAAAAAGCAACTATAATATCTACCTATTTTTCTTTCCTTCTAAATATCCATTACCAACTAATTTCAAAATAACCCTTCCAAGTCTAATATCCATTCTCTCTATTAATGGTTTAATTACACAACCCTCACGAATATGATCTGTATAAAGCATGGTAGATTTACCCTCTGCTAGTTGTTCTGCTATTTCAAAATTAAATGGACCAGAATATAATACTGGAACTCTTTGGATTTTATAATCGTCGCACATTTTTTCAAAATCTTTAACATTCAAAAAACATCCATTTTCCCAAATATCAAAAGCTATAAATCTTGATCCTTCTGTAATTCCATATTTATATCCTTTAACTTTTCCATATACTTCACCAAACATAATAGTATCTGGATGGCTATAACAAAAATCTTTTAATTGTGGGCAGTTATAATAAGCATTCCACCAAGCATTGTTTTTATCTACAGCATTCCAGTTTGTTCTACTTCCACAAAACATTTCACCATTATGATAACAATACCTTCCGTTTTGCCCTTCAATTTTTTCCGTTATATTTACGTGTTCGCCATCTTTAAATATATGCATTCTTCCTCTAATATTATCAATATCATATTTAGAAGGAAGAATCATTGATGGACCACAAATATGATTATTGTTATTTAAACTACTAGTATTTTCTAATTCTGGTTCATAATGACCGATTTCTAATATATTAGCAACATCATCACCAAGTTTTACACCAATAGGAGGTTTGATAAGTAATCCCATTGAAATAACTCCACGTAATTTCTTTACTCTAATTCTTTCGGTTTTTAGAAAAGAAAATTCTGGGCGAGAAGTTTTAACTAGACTATCTGGTTGAATATATACTCCAAGATCACCATCTTTCCAATCTTCTGTTTTTACACAAACTGAAAAACCGCCAACTTTAACAATGCTTAATGAATCTGCATTTGGATGTTTTTCAAGTTTAATTTGTACAACTTCAGCTTTATGTGTATTACTCATATTAAATTATCCATCATAGTACATTGAACTATATCTTTTTGGAAGTGGAAAATTATTCTTTTTTGCAAAATCGTCCATAACTTTAATTTGTTCTTTAGAAATATCTTCTCTTGGCATATCACCACATTCAGGATGTAAATCTGTTTCAATTACAGACAATCCAATTACTTTATATAAATAATCATGATAATAAACTGTATTAACCAGATCTTCAAAATCTTCGCGAGAATTTATACTATCGTCTTCTATTAGTCCTTCAACTATTTTATTAAATAATGTTTTGTCTTTAAAATCATATTCTTTATATCCATAAACTATAAAACTTGTAGTAGAACTATTGCTTACAAAACCATTTCTAGTTTTCATAAACCATTCCTCTTTAATATGTTTTGTAGTTTTTTATGTCTTGGATTGAAAATAATCATTTCATCCGCAACAACACAGTTACCACCGTTTTGTAATCCAACAATTCTCGGAAATCTAAATAATACTCTGATTACATCATGGTATGTATTAGCATAGTCTTTTGCGGTGTAATAATTACTAAAAATATGAAATCCTGTCAAATATTTTTTATAAGAAGTCATTGTATGTGCCGAGTTTTGAATAGTTTGTAGTGTTTTATCAAATGATCCGTGTTGGTTAAATAAAGAAGAAAAAGAATCATAACATATTACAACGCTTTTATATCCTAAATACCAAATTTTACCTTTATATTTAACTTTTTGTAGATGCGAATTACACCATTTTGTAGAAAGATCAATATTATTTATATAATTTCCGCAATTTGTAGTCTTAATATCACTTAAACACATTCTACTTCCTCCCTAAATAAAAATAAGTCTTTATAAATATTTTTAACAACTTTCAACATTATTTTTTTATCTTTAGTGTTTGCAACATTATTGTTGATAAATATTTCTCTATTAGTCAAATAGCACATCAAATCAGATAGTTTAATATAAACGTCTTTTTCAGTAGGGTGTATTATATAATCAACATTTATTGAGTTGTTCATTTATATATAATACTTCGCTCAATGGTGTTAAACTATTGTGTTCTCCTATAACTTTGTAGTGGCATACCCTAATCTTGTCACACGTAGAATCTTGTGGAACCGATATTACATCACGAGGATTTACTTTAACGGTGAGTATTTTTCCGTCAGAATGAAAACATCTAATATAATCTAAATTACCAACATGCCAACCAGTAGAACAATCTTTAAGTTTATCATCATCTACTTTGTTCCTCGGCATATCAAATTCAGCACCAACCTTATTTAAAAATGTTCCAGAATACCAATCATAATAATCCGGTCTAACTGTTTTATAAGCTATAAAACAACCATCCTTAGTAATGGGTAGTGATTTTCTAGTTAAAAACTCAACCACACTATCTACTGCCCACTTAGAAGGATTATCCATAAGATTATTCATAAATTTCATCCAAGGACGAGGATTTAATCCTTCAGAAATAAATCGTAGTATTAAATCAGCTAATGTTGAATGTACTTCTTCTTTATTATAAAAAACCTTATTGTTTTTAACAACAACTTTACCAGAAGTGTATTTAGAAACACACTTTGGTATATCTAAAAGTGTTTCTATTTTCTTAAAATTTTTATGTCTCTTCTTTAGTTCTACTAATAAATTTTTATAATTAGTATTAGTTTTATCAACAACATACATTTTACCATTTAGGTTAATATTTAAAGTATCATCACCACATTCAACTACAACAATATAGTTTTTCTTTTTTTTAATCATAATAATTAATTTTCCTTTACTTGTTTAACATATTGCATAATATCTTTAATATTCTTATTAGAAATACCATCATATGATTTTGTAATATACTTAATCATAAAATATTTTTCTATAATTTGATTCCATAGGTTTTGTAATTTATGTTTTGGTTCTACAACAGTAAAAAACACACCAACTGAATTAAATAATAATTTCCATTCTTCTAATGAAATATTTTGTTGCTCAATAGTTTTAGTAGAAACATTTAGTTCATCTATAGCATCACAAAGTTCTTTAAATAATAAATTTTGTTGAATAAATTCTACCGGAAACATTTTTATATTATCAATAATTTCATCACAATTATTATAATACTCATCAGCGTTATAAAAGTCTTGTAAAAAACCATCGTTATTTTTTCCATTAACTATTGATTGAATGTATTCGTATAAGTTAATCCACTTTTTATTTTTATTTATTTTATTAACAGTAGATGCTCTAACACCATACAAACAAAAATCTTTATTATATTTTGTAAGTGTATTTATAATTTTATTAAAAGAAAACCAATTTCGAGTAGGCAATCCGTTTCTAATATTAATAGGAAGGTATCTTCCCAGTTCTACGTAAAATCCACCGTTATTTAAATCTATTTCTGATTCTACCCAGTGGGCATAATCAGAATTATAGTGTGTATCTCTGTATTTAAATATTTTAGATTTACTAGCATATTTTACAGAAGAATCATTTTTGATCCTTTCTTGTTTTGGCAAAGAAGAAACTTTAATAATTTCTTCAGGTAAACAATCTAATTTATCTATTAATTTCTGACTTATTTTACTAAATAAATATACTACTGAATGAGTATCACGTACACACTTTAAACACCTAGAGAATGCACCCTTTTTTGGTGCTATGTCATTTTCTACCAAAATCACATTGCTAAAACAATTTACATTCGTTAGTGGTTTTTGTAAAGCTACCCTTTTAAATCGTCTTGTTTTTTCAAAAAACACAAAACTATCTTGTGTATCTGTCGAATCAAAATAAATAATATCATTATATAATAACTTATTATTCCACTTTAAAGGAAGTGTAGAAATAATATTAAATCCTTTATTAATATTACATAAGTAATGTCTTTTTTTTCTAGCTTCCCATAAAGATTTGCAGGTAGAAATTTCTGTTTCAACTTGTAGTTTAATCTCATTAGCAATATCTTCTGCTACATCTAGAATGTAATTTATTGTTTGTTTGTCATACTGTAAGTGTTCTCTACTTGGAGTAATATTAACACTTCCAATATCAACAAAAATATCAAGTCCTTTAACGGTTTCTAAAAAATCTGATTGCGAATTTAAACTTTTTACATTTAATGGATAACAAATATTACCCATGATAATATTTATATCATCAAAACCATTCCAAAGTCTTACTTTCCATTTTCCGCTTTTACTTTCATGTATATATTTAATATCTTCTATTTTGTATAAAGAATTACCGGAAATATTTGGTTGTATTTTAAAATACTTATATACATTTTCTGCTTCTGTACAAAATCTATCAAAATCTAAATTATTAACAGGAATACTTACTAATAATCCAGACTCTTCTAAAGTATCCTCACTGCCCATATTGGTAATATTAGGCACACCATTACTACCAATATAAAGAGCATAATTTGTCCTTTTACCTTGGTAATATGAAGTAACACTAAACGATCTTGTATAAGCAAAAGGGCTCTTACTTCCTAGTCCTAAACATCCAACAAAATCATTAGACTTAATTTTATAACTACCACTTTGAAAATATGTGGTATATAAATTCATAATGTCTTCTTCAGACATTCCCGGTCCATAATCCCTAATTGTAAATGTGGGATTAAATTTTCCTGGTAAAATTACATTAAAAGGAATATTTAGTTTATTAGAAAAAACGTGGGCATCATAAGCATTGGTACTTAGTTCACGAATTACTGCTCGGATCTTGTTAGAATAAATGCCAGACGATAGGATGCTATAAGCGTGTGGTGTAGCAGCAATTGAAAACGTCTTAGTTTCTTCTACATCACCAGAAATTTTTACTTTACCGCAATCATTTGTAACAAGCATTCTTAAATATTTCCTTTTCTTTTTTGTAATCAAAAACAATAATTTTGTCTGCAACTACAACATTTAAATTGTCTTGAACACCAATAATTCTAGGAAGTTGAAATAAAACCCTTTTTACATTATAACCAAAACTGTATGTGCGAGCATCTTGTCTATTTGTAAGAATATGAAATCCAGTATTATAATAATCATCATAACTCAAATTACATCGTATGTATACTTTAATTGACTCATGAATAACATTAAAATCGTAATCATTATGAAATAACGATAGTTTATTATCAATTGTTGGACAATACTTCCAACCAACATACCACCAACTATTTCTATATTTTATTTGTTTTAAATTTTTATCACAAAATTCTTTTACATTTTTCTTGTCTCGCAAAAATATTCTATCTAAACACATATTATTTGTCCTTATTTAAATATATACAAATAAACACACTAATAATTGATATAACGAGTGTTAAAAACACTATTGGAATAAATGACAACAAATAACCTATGATAGATCCAACTGTTAATAATTTAATCTTTAAAAGTAATTTTATTTTTGTTTTAGAAATTGCCTTATTAGGTGGTTGAAAACTATCTTTGAAAAAAAGTTTTCTACCATAACCATTATCTTCAGGAACATAATGATTACTATGATCGTCCCACCAATGTTTGTGTTTAGGACACGCAGCTATAACATTTAATGTACATTTACCAGTTCTGCTATCATATTTTTCTGTAGAAAAATCTGGCATGTGTACTAATAAAGATCCACATTTAACACAATATTCTTTTTCAAATTCTACCATTTTTAAACTCCTTTATTAATGATGACTAATTTTCAAAACAACACCAAGCTTCTCTACAACTCCGTCATGTTCCATAACGGGCAGTTTATCTAATCCTATGATTAAACTACTAGAACTAGAGTTTGAGACAAACCCATTTCTTATTTTCATAATTATTCACTTTCTACATAATAAGTAATATTGTTTTTCTTTAATTCGTTTTTAATTTCCGTTAATCGTAAACAATCATCTTCGTCTGTATCACCATAATCTGTAATACTAGTTCTAAAAACGCCTGGTAAAAATTCATGGGCGTTTTCATTTATTAATAAGGGTAGATCTGTTTTATAATATATAGTGAAACTTGTTGAGCTTGAGTTTGAAACAAAACCAATTCGTGTTTTCATATTAACAACTCCTAGTTCCCATATAAACTTTAATTCTAGTAATATCAATGTTATTATTCTTAGCTATCTCTTTTGCTTTACTTTGCAATTCTTTTAGTGTATAATTTTTATTATCTAATTGTTCATCTGTTGAAGGAACTAAATGAACACCTTGATAATATTCTCCATCATCACTTAATGCTACCAAAGAATATATATCATATTCATGACTTTCATTTCTCAAATTTGTAACTTCATCTTCTGTAAGTTTATAACCTAAAATAACAAAACTCGAAGAGGAAGAATTACTTACGAACCCGCTTCTTATTTTCATTTTCAATTTTCCTTAATAGTTTTACGTCTGGAATCATCATTTTATCAGCAATTACAATAGACGAACCATATTGTTTTCCTATTAATCTCGGTTCTTGAAATAAAACTTTAGAAACACCACTCCCACTATATATTCTTGCATCTAATCTAGTTAAACAAATATGAAATCCTGTTATATAACTATATTCTTGATTTTTTATAGACTTTAATATAACATTAAAATGATGGTAGGTGTCATATAAGTAAAATCTTTTAATTGTTGAATTATTATAAATATTTATTTTCCATCCAACATACCAAATCTCACTATTATATTTTACTTTTCGTAAATTTTTTCACAATATGATTTAACTGATTCTGAATCATAATTTGTAACATAACTTAAACACATTTAATAATCTCCTTAATATAATTTCAAATTACTAGTTATAGGATCAATTTTTCCTCTTCGCGTTTTTAAATCTTTGCGTATTACAATTACTTGTTTAATCAATTCTTTTCCACCTATAAAGAATATAATTTTCTAAATCAATTATTTTATTACATACAGAACAATGACAATAATATGCGGGATTCTTTTCGTTCATATCGTTATATATTACATCTGATTGAAATATTTCTAAAATAGCATTACACTCTTTACAAGCAACTTGTATATTTGATTGTTTAATTATATTCATATTTTATAGAAAGGACAATTTCTATTATTTTCTAGTAGTCGCTCACGCCACTTGTTTATTATCTATACTTTTTATTAACCAATTAAAAGAATTATCAATAATTAATTCTCTATTTAATAAATATTCTTCTTCTTTTATAATTAATAAATCTATATCTGGTATTGCTGAATAAATTTCTTTCATCCTTAATTCATCATATTCTTTATAACATGGGAAATAATGATATTTTTCATTAAATTCAATCCATTTTTTATATTTAGGTATATAAAAATCTAAAAATCTTACATATCTAAAATTGTTTTGATATACTTGAAATTCCCCCTTGTTAGTAGCATAAAAAATAACTAATTTATTATCAATAGCTAATAATTTATCATTTAATGTATTAAATAATTCTTGTGATGTAACAGAAAAATTTGGTATATTATTTGAATATAATCCAATATTATTATACATTTCTTGACGAATTTTTGGGACGTGTGAGCATGTACCATATTTTAACAATTTTGTTTGTTTTACTTTGTCTTTTACCGATTGTAACTGTTGAGTAAATTCAACACCGTATTTTTTTAAATTAGTGTTTTTTGTAGAAATTAATCTTTGTTCTAGAAAACTACTATATTCTCCGTTGTATTTTAATTTACTATAAAATGATTGTAAACCGTTTTGTAACTTTTCTAAATTTTCAGCAGATATTGTGGGGTGTATAATTTTACAATATTCAGAAAATGTTAAATTAGTATTGTGTTCTTTATTATATTTAATTAATCTATTATTAGCTGACTTTATACCTTTTAAATATTTAATTTCTTCTTTGCTATACTTATTAATAATTGTTTTTATTCTTTTATCTTTTTGATCTTCTAATAAACCATCTGAAAATATAGGAGAATTTGGATATTGCTGTTTATATTCTTGTTGTGTTATATTATGTTTTTTTAAATGTGTGTTACTAATATTTCTTAACTTTTGTTTACAAATTTGACATTCAACCTTTGGTCTAGTATCTATTGGTTGATTTTTCTTTTCTTCTAACCATTTATAATAACAATCTTTATTAAGTTTTCTATGTGATGCTAATCCTTTTGTCCCATTAAACCCGTCTCTATTACAATATTTACATTGCATAATATATGAACCTATAAAACAAGCCACCGATTACAGAGGTATTCCCCAACACCTATAATAGTAACCGATGGCTTTAGATTGTATTTTTTGAGTTGGGGAATAATCTCTATAAGTTCATACACCAATTTTATAAAAAGGGCAATTCCTTTCATTATCTAATATTGTTTGTCTCCATCTATTTACTTTTTGACAACTCCATATTTCGGAAATATTATTATATTCTAAAATATTAACGCCTTCCTCACATCCACTTAATCCTTCACAAAAACTACATGGAAACATTTCTCCAAAAACACTAATGTACCCAGAAAATAGTGTCATTTCACATTTTTCTGCGTATTGAGATAGCTCTTTCTTCTCCTCCTCAGATTTATTACTGTTTGCAATATACCTATTATACATTCCCGCCGAACAAGAGTCAAAACCATATTTAACTTTTGTCCTATCTAATTCCTCTATTAATTTTAAATAGGAAGGAAAAGTGATGGGATTATAAAATCCAGTCTTAGCTTTATCCTTAAATGACAACATTACCAAAGCGTTCATCTTTGATAATCTGGGGTCATTTGTCATATCAAAAACAACAGACTTTATAAAATCTATAGTTTCCTCAGCAAGCACAATATGAATGTTAATTTGGGACATTCCGTTATCTTGTGATAACTTCTTAATTGCGTCATAGGCAATTTCTTTATTGTGAGAATTAACAGATACAGCTATTGCTCCGCATAGTTTGGATAGTCTTTCTGCTATTTCTTCAGTAAGACCATTTCCGGTTGTAGTTAAATTTGGAATTATATTACGCCTACGTGTTTCTTCTAATATATCAAATAGTTGAGGATGACTATAAATATCCGTTATACCATACGCAACTTGGGTGGGACTATATATATTATTTGCAATATAAAATCTATCTAAAATCTTGCCAAGTAATTCTAAACTCATATGTCGAGTTTTACTACTCTTAGAATTCTTATAACAAAACTGGCATCTACCAGAACAACCACCATCCGTTACGAAAGTCCCCTCAACTTCCCTATTTACATCTTCAGGAGAAGCTGACGAAATTTCAATGTCTAATAATTCGGGAAATGGGGCGACTTGTGGATCATCTTCTTGCGTAGCCCCCCACCTTTGAAAATATCCTGTTTGTTTATCAAAATTGTAATTATAGATATTACTACGGCAACACTTACTTTTTGAATTTTCAATAATTTTTAACAAAGTTTATTTCCTTATATCTTCACAAATAAACAACAAAATTGAGTCGGAATATTATTACGATAATTTATTTTAGTAATACTTTCTAATACAAACCCTTCATCGTATTCCTGTTGTATTCTATCAAGAAAAGTCATAGCTGGAATAATTTTTAAATAACATGTTAATGAATTTTGAGATTTGTTAGTTATAGAAAACGTATGCATCACTTTGTATTCATCATATATAACAAGTTCACTACCATCCCAAATACGCGACGGTATATTTCTAGATAAAATATTCAACTCTTTGCACTTTTCTATAACAAAGAAAAACGCCTTACTAAAATCATTAAAATTATAATCATTACCAGAAATACCATCTATTCTAACTTCATATTGCATGATTCTTTAATACTTCCTCAATTTTTTTTAACAAATTTTCATAATCACTAAGCAAACTTTCCCATCTATATAATTCATTTTTTAGTTCGTCGTAATTTAAACCTTGTAATAATACTGGCAGGGATCTAATTTCCCTATCAGTTAATTTTCTTTCATTAATTATTCGCAGTGTTTCACAATCACATTTAGTTTTATAATATTGTTTTTCTAAACTAAATCTTATTAACAATAAATCTGATTCGGAATTTATTTTAAATATTAAACTATCAAGATAGCGTGTTAAATTAATTTGAAAACCAAATAATGAAGTTGATCTAATCCATAATACACTATTTAGTAATACTTTTCCACCATCTATTTGTTTAGCAATTCCAGCATACACACTAGAATTTTCGTCTGAATAATAATATGTGTGTCCAATAATAATATGGCAATCGTCATATGTTTTACAAATATTATTCATAATTTTACTTTACCTTATAAATAAAAACACAATCAAATCCAACTGTTTTCATTAAATTATTATCAAAAACAGCCTGTGAACTAAATAATATATAGTTATTAGATTCTCTTTCTTTTATCTTGTTTTGTATCTCATCAAGAGGTATATATTCCATAAAACAACGAGTATCATTTGTTTCTTCAACAACAACAATTTGCATAGTTTGTATATAACCATAGTTATTAACAACTTTAAATATATTATGATCTTCAAGTTCACTAATAGTTGGGCAATATCTTTGTTTAATATAATAGTTCAAACATTTATCAATTAAGAATATATACGCCCTAGCAAAATCATTAAATATATAAGTATTATCTGAATATCCATTAAATATTACTTTAAATTTTTTCATATTATTTTCCTATTTAAAAAGGCGATAAAGGGCTCGAACCAATATCTTATTATAACGCTTATATCTTGTTAACATTTCGGTGCTAGCTAAGGTCACCGTTGTGTTAGTAGCTACTAACAAAATACAGATTTTATAATAGGTTTTAACCAGTTAAACTAATCGCCCAATTACATTTATTCCTTAAAATACTTATATGCTCGCCTAATTACCATACTAAAAGTATATCCAAATTCACTTCTATGCTTCTTTGGAATAAAACTAGCTTCATTATTACTTGCCCTACTAACAGCTAGATCAATACCAATTGTCTTATTCCATCTATCACCCTTACTATTCGTCGTAGACGAATGACAAAAAGACCAACCAAATTGATTGCGTCCAATTGCTACAATAACACCTACAGGATTACGATGTTCATCACGAATATATTGTTTAATCATTCTTCGTTTTCCTTTCTATTCCAATTCATGGGAACCATTATTGACATTATAATTAGAGCTAATACATTAAATACATCTACCCGATCTTTACATTTATCAATTATTGTACTTGATAATGTAATAACAAAAACCAACAAATTAAAAATAAACCATCTATTCATAATTTTCTCCTAGATTTTTTATAACCCAAAAACTATAATACAAATTTAATAAACAACAAAGTGTTGCAACTAAATGAAAATTACTAATCCACATTCCATATACCGAAAGTAAATTTCCTATTAATAGTAAAAAATAAAATAACATCTTCATTATCTATTCCTCCACCAATAACATACATTTACCATTTATTCAATCCTTGTGATAGATCGTGCCACTATAACATTAGCACTAAGCGTTTTATTATCCAATTCAAATTCTTGCGTTCCAACACAAACAATCTTTTTACACTTTACTTTAATAACTATTTCCCCTCTTGCTGGTATACAATATAAATCAGCATCTTCTTTACTTACAAAAACATAAAAACCTGTTTCGTATGAATGTTCATAATTATAATAAATTAATCCATCGGTACTTTTTGACCATCTTTTACTTAATTTATATTGACCATAAACACTACATCTATTATCTTTTCTTACAACTTTATATCCAAATCCACGATTTTTAAAACCAATAGGTTTCTCTTTTAAACTATGTAAACACATTTTTTAATCCTTCCGTAAAACATGTTTGCATAAAATTTTTAATAGTTGGGTTATTATCTTCTGAAAAACGCTGTGTAACAGTAGAACAGATTGTATAAAAAATTTCAGTTAATTCATAGCTTTGGCGACCATTTGAAATTAATTCGTTAGTTAATTTTTTCAAGATTTGTATTTGTTGTTTGTTCATTGCTTCGCAATCCTTTTAATCCAGCACAAACTAATGCTAAAGCCTCTTTTTTGTTAAATCCTTTATGTTGAAACTCATCAAAATAAATTTTGGAAATGTTGGCAAGCGATTTTGCACGAACAACAATATCTTTAACATCATTAATTAAACTATATATTTAATTATTCCTAATTCTTTCATGCTCTTCTCTATGACAATTAGCACATAAAATGACACACTTGTCTAATTCTTTTTTAATTTTATCTAATGATCTTCTAGTACCACTAATTCTAATTTGATAGCAACTTAATAAGAACAGATAAAACATTAGAAAATCTATAACATCAGTAGGGGAGGTGAGATTTGCACTCACGGTCTTTTGCTTAAAAGGCAAATACATTGACTACTATGTTACTCCCCCATTTTACCTAATAGAACATTTCACTAAATTGATCAGTAAATACTTTGTTGTGTAATAACGACTTTAACATTACTTGGTCTTGTTCAGTAAGAGCATCATAAAATAAGTTTATGTGTTGTTTTAATTTATCAAACATTTTATCAGAAACAATATTTCTTATTGACCAAACTATACTGCTACTATCTCCCCATGGATTATCATGTAACAAAGATATCGTTTCTGATAATGTTAATCTGTTTTTAATTAAATCCCAACAATACTGATTTCTGGATATAAAATCTGATTGTGTAAAACTTCTTATTTTATCAATTGGCTTCATAGCATAATTAATTTCTACAATCTTAAAACCAATACCAATAGGTAAGAATTTAGGATCATGAATAACTTGAGTTTTACCGTCAGAGAGTTGAATTAAAATTGGAAAATAGGACATTTTGAATATTCCTTGTCTTTTTTGTGTCGTTGCTTCTCACTCTTTTATTATCGGCTATTTTTTAGAAAAGTCAAGTTCAATTTTCCTAACATCTAAACGATATCCACTAAAAGCAAAACCTAACTTTGCACTAACAATATTTCCTGTAAGTGGTCCTTTATATGGAATTCCACAATAAATAACACTACCATTCATCCCATACAGCATTGGTCTACCCATAACAATTGTAATACCGCTATCAACACATTCTTCAAATATTAAACGTGATTTTTCATTTAAAACAATGGAAATTTGATATTTCCCACCTGGACTAATAGTAACATTTTTGTATATATTATTACCACTTTTAACTAATTAGTATGTGGTTCCATTAGCTTCTTCCCAACCGCTTACAAGTTTTACTGAATATTGAGCGTTTGTAACTATAGGATAAAAGAAAATAAATAGGAATGGAAAAATAGTCTTAGTGTTCATTTTCTTTTTTCTAAAAACTTTAGTAGCTTGTTTGTCATAATATAAACACATTGTAATACCTCCTAAATTTATATATCTATCCAACTTAATGTATTAATACATCTAAACAATGTATTTTTATAAACAATTTCCTTATTAATGTGGTGGTGTCCAAAGTACCATATTTTTGGCTGATGATAGTGGAACAAATATTGTAATAAACTCTCGGTATAATTATTTTGTTTTTGTATATTAAAAGTATATAATTGCTCCGCAATTGAAAGCGGGCAATCATGACTACAAACAATCTCTGGTTTTACTTGTAAATATAAAGATATTAATTCTTTAGCTTGTAAATGGTTTAATTCTTCTTCTCTAAACCAATCAACACCTTCTGTCCTCCAACGCTTATCTATACTGTGACCACCACGAATATAAAAGAAAACAAAGTTTCCTATATTAGATATACCAAAATTACCTAAAAAGTGTGGAAATTGATCTGCTGTTTGATAATTGTCGTGATTACCAAGAAGAATTTTATGTTTTGATGAATCTACGTGTTGCAATACGTCATAATTAAATCCAAAATCACCTAATTGTAAAGAGTAATCTGTGTCTTTAATTATTTCTAAATATCTATAATATTGACAGTGAACATCGCCCACAATTCTTAATTTGGAATGATTGGTTTTATTCATATTAAAGAATTTCATAAATTGCACAGAAACATAAATGTTTCCAGATATCTTCGATATCAATTTTGTATTTATCTTCACTTAAAAATAACGATGGGGTATTTTCTTTAATAATTGGAACAACCTTTTTCTTTAATTCAATCCAAAGTGTATTACCATGATAATCACGATTTTCATCCTTAAAAAACTTAATCTTTAAAGCTTCTTCAAAAGTAAGAGATTTCCTTATTTCTTGTACTATATATTTTACATAGTCAACAAAAATGTCATTATTAATAAAAGGTTGAAAAAAGAATTGGTTAAGTTTAAACTCTTCTATCATATCTTTGCGAACACAACATACATCAAAATTAAAAACTGGAATATCTCCACCTTCCCAAATATATTCGGCTAGTGGTAGTCCGTGTAAGCTTACTTTCCCATCTCCTACCTGTACTTCTTCGGCAATTTGTAAACCACAATACATATTAATAGCATGAAGAATCCTACCAACACTTTTTCCATTATATTGCGAATACCAACTACTCATTATTTTTATTCCTTATCTTCTACATATTTGAATACTTGAATATTATCATTAATCACACCCATAATAATCTTTTTCTTTTTCTTTGTTTGTTGTTGTGGTTGTGGTTGTTCAAACTTTGGAGTTGGTTTTGGCATAGGTTGTAATTCCTTTACTACTTGCTCATTACAACCAGAAATTAATAGGAAGAAAACTAATAGATATTTCATTTGAAAATTATACCTTTCTTAAAAAGACCGAAAATAGCCTACTTCTAAATTATATACTATTTTCCCAAAAAGTCAATAAGAATTTTTAACTTTATCATATTCTTCTTTAGGAAGAAAAACTTTCATAAATGCAGCAAAAGTGTTATATATATCAATCGCAACTAAATCATCAATATCACAAATAACTTCAACTAAAATATCTTCAGGATATAGTATTTTATGATGTTGTATAAGTAAACTATTATTATTTAAATATACATGAATTCCCCTATTAATTTCTTGATAATTTTCATTTATATCTTCCGTGATAGACAATCTATTACTTTCATTCATTCCTATTTTCCATTCATAGAAACCAAAATATGGACTAGTAACATCACCGTTACGATAAGTTAAAAATTTATAACATTTAATAGAATGATTAGTTAAATTATTTAATCTAAAATCAACGGTATTTTCACAAGATTTATATAAACACATTATATAAACTCCTTTATTTACTTTTTGGTTTACGAAAACTATATTTGTCAAAACCCTTTGATTCTAATAAAATTTTATCTGGAATTTTTGGAAGTGGTTTTTCAGAAAAAGCTATATTTCCTAAATACATAGATAATTCTTGGTATGCTAAATAAGTATTAAATATTTTATCAAAATGATATTGTTGCAATTCTTCATTAAAAACAAATACTATTTTATCCCAATATCTAATATGTGCTACAAAAATTGGAGACTTGTTTTCAATAAATATATGTGAAAACTTTGTTTTTTGTTCGTTAACTTTATTAAAAAAATTAATCAATGTATTTGGAACATTGTATTTGCTAGGATGTTGTTCTACATATTTTTGAATATCATTTATATTGTAACAACAAATGTACTTTATTTCTCCATCTTTTCTAATATTTCTAATAATTAATAAAGGATATATATTACCACAAAATCCAATAATATATTGAGTTGCACTAATTGGATAATATCTAGCACTTTTCTCAAACGGTAATACAAAATTATTAAAAACCAATTCTTTACTAAATTTTTTACGCAAATAAATCAAAGATCTATCTTCGTCTATCCTTTGAATGCAGTCGTAATAATCTTTAAAATCCGATATAATTCTCATGATAATTTTCCAAGTATAATACGTTTTTCAAATATATGTTGAATAAAACTTCTTTTACAACCACGATATCTTCCTTTATACCAAAAAGGGTATAATTTTCCAGCACGTTTATTTTTCAAAACACCAAAAGCTAATAAATATCCTTTTTTTGTAATACACGCTACATGAGGAATTAACTTAAAACTACCAGAAAGAAATATAACTTTTTTACAACGTCTACTTAATAATAAATATATCATTCCAAACCAACAATTACCATATATAGGTTTAGAATATTCTTTATTCACGGTAGTTCTTTCCCAATATTACATAACAACCTTTTTTGACCAAACTGATGGTCAATTTCATGTTGAAACACATAAAGATATATACTGTCTATATCTGATATATTATAGTTTACATTAACCAATTCTAATTTTCTGTTTCTATTTACTATTAAAGATTGACCTAATATAGAAATATCTGTATATCTATTGACTGCAAAGTTTTTTCCAGGAAATGACAAACAACCTTCAGTAGAACATAGTGTTGGACAATCTGGTTTTGCGTAATAATCACAATTTATATAATTTCCAAAAAATTCACTATCAGTATTAATACCATATCTAACTATAAAAAATTTCCACGGCATACCTAATTGAATCGCAGACAATCCAACCCCACCATTATCCTTACATATTTTTACCATTTTATTAAATAGGTCGTGTATTTCATCCAAATCATCTAATGGAGTATCAATAATATCTTCTTCTTTTGGAATTTCAGAAATTGGAATAATAGATAGTGTCATTATTTACACATTTACCTTTAATGGTTCGTTACTTAAATCTAATACATAATTATTACCAAACACAGGTCTTAAATCAATCATATTTTTTAATTCTTCTATTGTATTTGCACACATTCTAACTCCAAATCTAAATGCTGCCACTTTTGTTGAGCCACACCAAACGGTATAACCTAATTCCCAACCTTTATATTTTTTTAACATTATTTGTACCAAAATTGAAAACTATCATCTTTATAATCGTCAGAACAATAAAATTCACAATAATACTCTTTTACATTGTAGAGTTTAATTGCTTCCCGAATTGCCGTTTTATAAGATTGTCTTTTTTGAGATAAATGTATATCTCTAGACTCTTTCTTAAATTTATGAATTATGGGATAATAATCGAGTTGGCGACCAAAAGATAGCTGTTCAAATTCACTATCTTTAATCATTCCCTTAATTTTAAATTTCTTAATTTTTTTAGTTATCATTATAATAATCCTAAGTATATATATTTCCAATTTTACCAAAACGGTTTTTCACATATTTATTACGAATACGTTCTATTTCTGATTGTGGTAATGATACTTTAGTAAATACCGCTTCCGTTTGTTCTTCATTAACTCCAACTAAATCTTCCATCTTACAATTTAATCTTACATTAATAACGGTGTGATGTCGATATCCCTTTCTAGAAAAAGTTTCGCCTACCGTGGCTGAAAAATCATATTTAAATGCATCAGTTAAATATACGTGTATACCTTTACTTATAAATCTAGGACTATTATCAAATATAATATCATCACTTTTATTGTGTTTTACAAAAAGTCTATTACTTTTATTTTTACCAGCAATCCAAACTTTTTCTAAAAAATAAAAGCTGTTAATAACACCTTCAGCACTTAAAGTTAATATTTTGTTTACTCTAATTCGTTTGCAATGAGAATGAGATAACTTAAATTTTCTAGTTGCTTCCTCAGAATATTTTAGACACATTTTTAACCCTTTCGATTTCACTTTTAGGTAAAGAAACTTTCATGAAAACCGCTGTGTCATCTTCCCCAACACAAACTAAATCTTCAATTTTACAATTAACTCTTACGACAACACGAGCATCGTCAATAACATTAAAGCTTGACGGTTTTAAATATACATGAATTCCATGATAAATATTTGCACCAACTATATTATCATTTGAATCTCTAATTGTAATTACATCATCTATATTACTAATTTCACTAAACTCCCTATCACTAAAATTTTTCCCATCCTGCCATTTATGATGATTAAAATAACAACTAGATAGTGTGCCGCTAATATTGTTAAATAGCAGTATTTTGTATGCTCTAATACGCTTGCGTTTAATATTCTTTAACTCCTTAGTCTTTTCAACAGAATATTTACAGCACATTTTCAAAACCCTCCGATTTTTTCTAGTTTATCAATTCTCTTATTCATCCTTATTAGTTTAAACTTATCAGACTCAATATAATCTATTATTTTTTGAAAACCCCTTTTGTCAAAAACACACTTTTGAGTTTTAGGATTACAGAATGTGGTATCGAAGTTTGCTTCATAACCAATAGGATTAGCTATTTTTATATCTAAAATTTGAAAATATTCTTCGTCTGATAAACCTAAAACTTTCTTTAGATTTGTTGAAGTATAATATGGATTTTCTTCCCAGCTATTTTGATTATATGATAAATAGATAGGAATACCAACTATTAAAATAAACATAATTATAATCATATAATAAAACAACACACAAATTTTTTCAACCATTTGTTTTTAACCTTTCAATTATAATAACCAATAACCTTTTTCGTCCAAATTGGCATCAATAGCTGATTTCCAACATTCCCACAATTTTTCCCATTCGTTTGGATGTTCCATATTAATTCCTTTATTTTCACAAAAAATACAAAACTCATCCCAACAATAGTAAATACGTTCTTTTTCCATTATTTATTCCACACTAAAGCAAACATACTTTGCAATCCAAGTACTTTGGCTGCAACAAGCCTATGATTTCCATCTTTAATTTCCACCGGAATATCATTTTTCAACTAACTATTTCCCAAATGCCTTCCCACCCATCACCGTCTAATTGATAATCATCAAAAACTAATCCATACCACTCACGGGTAAATTTTCCAGCATAATAATTTCCATCTACTTTTACTAAATAAAACTTTTCTAATTGTATATCTGGATGTTCACAATTATAAATACGATTAAGTGGAATTTGTTTTAATTTGGGAATTTTCATTATTTTAGTGCCTTATAATATTCGGGTTCTGGTAAAAACACTTTCATAAAAACAAGCTCTGAACAATCTTTGTTCGCTCCAACAAAATCGTTCATATCACAAATAACTTTAACTAATCTATTTGAAGTTGCTAAATTCATTTCAATATTTCTGCTAAATGAGGCGGACAATCAAACCAACGGTCGCTATTTTCATATCTAAGTTTTACTCTTCCTTCTTCCGACCATTCCATCACTGTAACTTCTATTGGTTTCGATAGATGATCTTCACAATATTCTAATGATGAAACCCAAAACTTTATTAGTACCCGTGTACCAACAGGGCAAGTTTCTTCGTTGAAAAGTTTGGATTTTTCATGCGTAATATTCATATAATTTCCACCTTCCTTATTTATTAAACTTATACGGTTACCATCTTTATCATAATATATTACATCAACAGAAATAGGTTTTCCATAATGTTGAATAAGAGATTCTGTGTTAGTTAAATATTCTTTCCAATAGTTTAAACTAGTATGTAATCGTATACCATTTTCAAATACAAAAACAATATCATATTCCATTTTTACAATTAATCTATAATTAGTTTTTTTGTTATATTCTAAAATTTTGAAAGTATCTCTAAATTGTAAATATTAGCGATCTCTGAAAGTGTTGCCATACCAAAAGTCTGATATTTCCTTTCAAATTCTTTCATTTGATTAATACTTAAAGTTCTCCACCACTTAATAGCTTCTGATTGAAAGACTTGATCATAGTTTTTTGAATTATATTTTATCACTTAATCTCCAGGCTCTTTGTCCATCAATATATCCTTCAGAATATCCAGGTATAATAGAATATATAGCCACCACTAGAGATATTCCGTTGGTGGCGTCATAATATCCGTTTTCGTAACCTAGTTTGTAATTTTCTGTTGTTTCCATATTATTTTCTAAAAGTCAAGAGTGGTAATATTGAGTAGTGCTTGGTTTATAGGCAAACATTGCCCAGTTTTTGTGCAGTAATACTAATAAATTCCCTATTTTATTTTTCCTCCATCCTTATTTAAATAATTATTCTGTTTTCTTATTTTATATTGCATAGTTATTGAGCATTGAACGCCTATATGTTAGGCATATCTACGGTAAAATCTTTTTATTAGTGTGTGTATTAATACTGTTATCCATCCCCTTTTATTTGTTTTCTAATACCCTATCTTATCTATTCTATACTTTTCTTATTCTTTCTCTGTTGGATTAGTGTAGTTTGCGTCTTGTTAGTTAAATATTTTACCTCGTAACCCAACTTTTTTAATTTAAGAACGTGTTGATAATCAATACAAGGAATCCAATGATTTGACCTATTAAATCTAAGTTTGCTCTTAAAATACCACATTTTATTTCCTCGTAATATTTTCTTTTATAACCACTAAAAATACGTACTACCACCGTTTATATTAAGCAAAACTTTTAAATATGTCATGTAAACTTGACATTATGTACGCTATACCGTACATCATGTACGGTATACATTACATCATGTAAAATTCACATTACATACTCATAAAAACCCAAAACCCGCCATTCCTACCTGTAAAATTCCTATATACTTCAGCCAGTATTTATTTTACCTTATTTTTTTGAAAAGTCAAGTCAACCAGTTGTGGTTTTCAAAATCGCACATACAATCTGTAGTATGTAGAATTTTTTCTATGAAAGTCGGTATATGATTAGGTAGGGGAAAGGGCATATCGTCCTTTTTATTTTTGTAGCCTATGAGTGGCAAACGGTATAGAAGATAATACGCCGATCTTCAATATGCGGGAAGCGTATAAAGGTATTATCGAAAGAGACAAAATCCATAAGTAGTCGTATCACCTGGACTTATGGTCGGGGATTAATTTTTTTCTCCTGGGATTTCCCAGGGATTATTGTTTTCTGAGTAGACTATATCTGTCTTTTCAATTATCTATCGCCCTTAGAGCATTTTTCACTTTCATTAATAGAGGAAAAAAGCATATGTGTGTGATTGTGGATATTATTCTGTTTGTGGATTACGGGAGATTATACTTTGGGTGGTTACCTATCTTTCCCATCTTACTACTAGTTTCACTTGTTACCTACACAGAAACATACTTACGTCAATCTTACCTATTCTAACATATGCGTATTTCCCGAGAGTTAGTACACTTTGGCACCTACAGAATAGACGAAGGAATTTACGTAACTTGTTGTAAGAGTTAAGGGAAACTATAGGGTATTAACCCTAAAATATAGGGTGATTGCACTACAGATTTCAAATATTCTCTACTATTTTCCTTCCTATTAATTCTTCATTCTACTATCGGAAATGCGTTTTGAGCCCAAACGGCAAACCCCGAAATACAAGTAGTAGTACACACCACCCAGTCAAGCTATGCTTGACATTTATAAAAATAGGTGAATGGGGAATCATACTCCCACTTTTCTTTTTAAAATCATACTTTACTTTTTGGGAAAATGGTGTAGAATATAAGAGTGAGGAGGAATAGGAGAAAGGCAGGTGATCCTAAAATATCTCCGGTTCATTCTTAAATATATATACCTATTCCTCTTCATTTTTATTATAGTGGGGTAGAGTAGCGGCAACTCGTCAGACTCATAATCTGGAGACCGTGGGTCCGAATCCCACCCCCACAATTTTCCGTCCGTTGTAAGCTCTTTCAACGCTTTATATTTTTATTAAAAGGGCAAGAGGGGGCAACTCACAGCCCCCTCTTTTACTTTGTATTAAAGGAGATTTAAATGCAAATTAAGTGTATTATTTGTGGTAAAAAATTAAAACAAATCATTAAGGGTAAACCTGAACAAGCCGCTTATCTTAATGGTGGTGTTCATACTTTTATCCCTGGATATGGATCAAATTATGATATGTGTAAATTTATTCTTGGAATATGTGATGATTGTATAAGTGAAAAGGTTTCAACTGGAGTGTTAATAGTCGAATAAGCTAACCGGAATGTTATGATGGAACAACAATACGCTATTATTTCAACTAAGTATTTAATAAGAGATGTAGAGAAATGTCCTAAGTGCGGGACTTATAATGTAGTTGGGGAAAAATGTGATAACTGCGTTAAAAAATTAGAATATAAAGTGGGAATTAAACTACCCCTTATTCCTTCCTATTAATTTCTTTGCAATATAAACCCCACATCACCTTAATTGAGGGTGCGAAGCACCCGAAACCCCACATACCCCAGTCGTGGTAGCAAGAAAAAGAAAACCACCCTTTCGGGCGGTTCTCTTTCAGTTGTTGTTTTACTTCTTTTCTCTTCCGTGATACGCTTCATACCAAAATACTTTACTCTCTAAGTTAGCTAACTTAGAAATAATAGGATGATTTAATGCATCATAAAACAAATCGCATTCATTTCTAAGTCCTAGAGTATATAAACACAATAATACTCGTGTTACTCTTAGATAATTGTGGTTAAACTTTCCAAATATTTCATAAACTCTTTTATAGTTCACTATTAGAATTTCATTCCCGTCATATTGTAATCCACAAAACCACAACCATTTATAAAATGATCGTCTAATTTGATTTTTCAAATATTCATTGTTGTAAAAATCCCCAATATCTTCGTCAGTTAATAGTGGGGCGTTAGGATTAAAGCTAGAGGGGGACTTTAAGGGAAACATCCATTGAATATGGTTATGACACCCCTCCATTTCTTCTTCGGTAAAACTCAAATAATCTTCTAAAGTTTTACCTTCAATATTTTTACCACCTGTAAGGAAATTAATAATGGGACTTAGAGACATTATATTTCCCTCCTATCAATTAATAGCAGTCTTAATTGTCATTATTATACCTCAAACAAACTTAAAAACAACTGGTAAATTAACAAATTCCCCATAGTGTTTTATAGTTATATAAAAGTGCCGAAAGAGGGATTCGAACCCTCACTGCCTTACGGCAATCAGATTTTGAGTCTGACGTGTATTCCATTCCACCATTTCGGCTTTATAGTGTTGGTTTTTCAGGAACGGTAAAAGTTTGTTCTTTACAACACCTTGGGCACTTCCAAGTATATATTCCGGGTTCTAAGACTATATGACTTGGGGGATTATGTTCTGGATGAGTACAATGTTTGGGCTTATCCCATCCAAATTTCTTTACATTAATAAATGGCATAATGTTATTCTCCTAAGCAAAATCCGCAAATATTCCAAGATCGTCTTTCGCACTATCTAACGCCCGCTGAGCGTTTTTACATACTTCAATCTTATTCTTAATATCCTCAAGATTATAACTTGTTGCTTTGAATTGCTCATATACTTCCGTTAATATACCGCCATCTAATTTTCCAATATTTAGCGTTAATTCATAATACAAACAAGTACAAGAATTTCCAATCATTTCACTAACTTTAACTATAAAAAATACACTATAGTTAGAGTCATGATAATATACATTTATTTCTGGTGAATGGGGGAAATCTGGAAGTAGACTTTTTACCTTGATAGTAAGTCCCCCAACCTTCTTTACTTTCTTCCCTATTAATTCCTTAAAAATAGGAATAAGGGTATTAGACAATTGTTCGGCATAAGCATTAGCACGATTGACGGCACGAATTTTAGCTTTTAGGTGTTCTTCGTTATAGTAGGACATTATTGTTTCTTTCTAATACAACTAACAAATAAACAGAATACTGCAATCAACCAGTATTTTATAGGTTGTGGTCCCTTAAATATTTCTGCTAGTGTTACATGTGATGCTAACCAACACCCCATAATGAAGACAAAATCTTTTATATAAAATACAAATTTCATATTAATTTCCTATATTAACACCAAAAACTAGACGTTCAATTTTACAAAGTTAGTTTCATTGCTAAGTAGGAGTGTAAGGAATCGAACCTTATTCAATCGTCCACCTTATAAGAGTAACCATGATCCAACCATCCCACTCCCGTGTGTGTAGGTTCCCCCCTACACTAGGTATCCCCACTAACGTGGCGACTTTGATATTTTCTCATACAAATATACTAGGACTCCACCTATTAATATGAGATATAGAATAATTCCGGTTTCTCCCATTAGGGTTAGGCGGCTTGCCCAACCAAACTTTCGATAGCTTTGACAGAAATATGTCTTGCCCTATTAAGCATTGCGTCCCATTGGCTTGTGGTCAAGTTTACAATGCTACCTGCTACTTCGTCCAGTCTAACCCATTCGTCGTCATCTTGAGTTTGACCAAACCTTGTAATGGCAGCTTGCAGACCAAACGCGGAAAATACTTCCTTACCAATTACATTTTGTTCATCAACAAACGACCGCATTACTCCTTGAATTTGTTTTGAAGAAATACTATAATCTTGTGCAGTTTGGGCAAACAAGTTAAGAATGGGGGTGTCCCCTACCCCATAAGCCTTAATTCCTAGCATACGTTGAATACCGATATCAAGAAGGGGAATTTGCTTTTCGAGATTATGCTTAATCTTTCCAAACAAATCTTCAAGATCAATATTACCCATATGTTTTTGTCTAATAGCAATTCCGCTCTCTTGGTCCCAAATACAGCCATTCATACAGATTGCACGAAACACACTAGGCTGCGAACTAATACGGCGAGTGCCGATTTCGGAATTACCGATAGACAACATTCCACCATAATCAGAATCCTTTTCTTCCCTAATAGTGTCGGGAATAAGGATATTGCCATAGATAGAGTCAGCGTCCCCCCTCCAATGGGATAGCATTCCACCTGGGATAAGCTTTTGGAGTGACTCTAATACCCAAGAGTTATTAACAATTGCATACTTAGAGGACAACATTGCCCTCATAGTTCCATCTGTCCATGTACGAAAGAGACGGGGTTTTTCTTGGTCCACCCTATCGGGGGCAAACAAGGTGTTTTTCAATACTTGCACCACCACCTCTGCATCCCTCCTATCTCGACTATATTCCATAGTCTTCTTAATAGGATGAAGTTTGGGTTCCCGCATTTGCTTGAGAAAAGTAGTAGAAACCCCCGCACAAGTGGCAATGTGCTGAAGAGTATGGTCGGTCGGAATATATTCTTCCCTATTAATCTTGTGCCGCAGAATAAAGCGGTCTTTACTGTCAATAGCTGGTTCCCACTCTCCGAGTGGGCTATCAGAATAATCCCTAATTTTCTGTTGATCATTAGCGATTTTCTCCATTCCCTTATCAAAAGGAATACACTTATCATACCAGATCTTAGAGACATTACCAAACCCCTTAGAGGTAGCCAGCGGTTGGCTATTCAACACGGCATTCCCGGAAGTCCCCTTACCTTGAATTGCGGACATTTTAGTGGTCTCCTTGTTTTTTCTGGTTTGGTTGCTCTCGATAAATATATTCTACCCTATATCTAGGAAATGTCAATTTCGCTTCGCGAAAATTTTTTCTACCACCTTTGAGGATACACAGTATCCGAAACCCCACACCCCACACCCCTATTCCTTCCTATTTATTTTTTGGCGACAGCCAAACCCCACACCACCTAAAAGTTGATAAAAGGCTGGAATGGGGGACTCGAACCCCCATCCCCCTACTTGCCTATTTCATCCTATTAATTTTGCAGCAAAGTTAAACGCCCAATCTTGCAAATCTCTAGACTGGTCTGTTGCCCCAGTAATATAATGGGAATATTCCTCAATAATAACCGTTCTTAGTTGTGGAGTATTAGCATCCCCTAACAGTGTATTTAGATAAATTCCTCCATCACGATAAAACCCATAACAAGTAGAGTCAGCCGACATGATAGAAGAAAACCTAAAGGCGTCTGGCATAGGCTTTCCCGTATCCATTCCTACTTCTACAATCTTTGCCCAAATATCAATTGCTAATTCTTGCAATTCTAAACTTGCTGGGTATACCTCCCTTCCAAGTCTTTCATCTTGAGACAATATCTTATCACTAGTTGTTACTTCGTAAGATTGGGCGGTTTCAAAAAACCCCTCAGGAACAATCAACGGAGTATATCCTTTGCGTCTGATAGTATCACTTTCAGAATTACAACTAATTACCCTATTTACTCCCAAAGTTTGCAACGCAAACTGCCAATTTTTAGACCTAGTTTCCTTTTCTTCTTTGTTTCCAATGTATTGGGCGGACATATAATATTTATCGAAAGAGTGTTCCCAATATTGAACTTCACTATCAAAGCTTCTTAATAGGATAGATAAATGTTTTGTGTCGGAACTAGCTAACACTCGTGCAGACTCAGACTTTGCATTATACTCGTTGAGGTTGCGACTTTCGTCTACCTTAATGTCAAAGTTATAGTCGAAGAGGCTAGATAGATTAGTGTGTTCTAATTCCCCTACTCTTACGCCTCTTCGATAGAAGACTGGACCGGTTTTATCTCCCATATTTCTATGTTGCTTACGCAAAATGTTAGAAGGGATATTTTCTGGTTCAGAGAAATGCATAAACCACTTACCAAGATCGACAAAGAAGCTACGTACAGCCGGTACACTAGCCGGAATAAATACTCTGGTGGTCCCCGTCTTTGCCCTTACTTGATTTTCGTTTACTAATTCAATAGTAACCCCCTCCCATGGATAGTCTACACTATTACCGTGGTGGTGGTTATACATAATAGTGTGGTCAATAGCATTGCTAACAAACTCACGGAGAGCCATTTCAACGTATGCCCAGTCGAGTTGACCATAGCCGATTGACCATAGTTTTTCTGTATAGTTGCGAGTTTTCCCCTCTTCGTCTTTCCCCGAATACCTAACTTGAACCCTATCATATTCGGTATTAGTAATATCACTAGTGAGGTTGTCTGTCACCGGTTGGAATTCTAACCTGAGATTACTACAAAAAACAATGGGAGTCACGTTGTTACGCATACACACGGAGATACTGTGTTTGTTTCCCGACCCAAATTGCCCAATAATATAAGGGAGGTTGCAATTTGTCTTTGAGGTTGCCCCTAATACTGTGAACCCCTCCACTGGGGCTATACCCGGATTTTCAATCTTCAAATACTGTAGCATTTCTTCGTCCTTATTAATGGGGTTGTTTCACTAAGATTGATTATCGTCTATTTTTGCAAAATGTCAACACGAATTTTTTTTCGCAAAGCGAAACCCCACATACCTCTGACGAGGTAGTAAATAAGGAGAAAGGGGGAAAATCCCCCTTTTATTTTACCCAATCTTGTTATTTTTCCTTTCCCTTCTCTTCATAGCCCTATCAGTCCTTTTCTGAGAGGCTCCGCTTTTCCCATTTCCTCTTCCAGAACGCTTCCTGGAATAAACATTTCCACCCTCAATAAAAGCACAACCATCATAACTGTTTCGCCCGTAAGCTTTCATTTTATACCATGTCGTGATTAATGGAAAATTCCCTATTAATTTGGCGTAAGCCAACCCAACATACCACTAATAAGGTAAGAAGAAAAGGAAAGAGCCCCACTTTAAGGGGCTCCATAGTTCCTTGGTTACTATCAGACTGTAACCTCGTTCTGCAAAGCAGGGATATCGTTCTGCGTAGCAGACTCTTCCTGTTGCTTCCTCAAATCCATAATCAGCTTAGTCAACTCACTGACGTTGACCTTCGGGGTACGCTTGGATGCCTTCATATCCTTGAGGGGAATTCCCTCACGGAGTACATTACCGTGATCGTCGATACGCTGATTGCGGTAATTGTTGGCACGTCCAATGACGGCGTTGTACGTCATTCCCGTCTTTTCCATCACCTCCTTAACGCTACTGGAAGTTTCCCAAATCGTCACAAACTCTACTTGACCGATACTCGACTTTCCTCGCGGCATAATAAATCTCCTTTTCTCAAAAAACCAGTTTAGTAACTCGCTCCGATAACACCATTTTACCTTATTCTTTTTAGAAGTCAAGGGGTTGGGAATTTTTTTTCTTCCGTTGTCCCTTTTCCCCTCCAACAAATGTAATTATCGGCTATTTTACTCAGAACACAACAACCAAATTGGAATTTTAGAAAGATATTTTTTGGCGTAAGCCAACCCCACATTCCCCATAGATGGGGAATCAATAGGAAAACAAAAAACCCGGTCAAGCGTTGTCAATGCTTACCGGGGGCTTATATTTTTGACGGTTTGCCAATTCCGTCATACAGTCGTTACATTATTACGAATAGAAAGGGCTATCTAACGACTTCCCTATTCTATAGGACTAAATTAAGAATTTCCCCTTTTTTTATGCCCCACTAATTTAATCGCCAATTTCAGTTTTCTGATTGCTAAGTCTAATTCTTTCTTTTGATAATGTCTTATCGCCTCGTGAATAGTGGCAATTACGTTGAGGTCTGTTTGTGTCATTATTTTGGGTAACCTAGTCTATCAGATGAGTTTGTGAGAAACACTTACTTTTAATAAAGAATATACGCAAAACCTTTTGTCATACTTACGTAATAGTCACTACCTACCCATTTGATTGTGTCAGTTTCTCCATCTTTGCTTTTAATTTCTGGATGACAATCTGTCAAACAAACTGGGAAAAATTCTTTTCCATCAGATTTTCTTATGTATTTTATTGAGGTCATAGTTTATTCTCCTACAAGTATTATCGTCTATTTCTGCGAAATGTCAACACGAATTTTTTTTGCGAAGCAAAACCCCACATACCTCTAAAGAAGTATTAATAAGAGAAAAGGGGGAAGAATAACAACCCCCTCTTCGATATAATGGGATTATGTTATAGATATTATTCTGTTCTTATTTCTACTATATCTCCATAACCAGAATAATCTAGCTGGCACCCATTATAATCATGCGGAATACATCCACTATAATTACCAAGCCATTTTTCCAAGTAGGCTAGGGCTTGCTCAAAAGTTTCAAATTGGTGGGTTTTCCAACAAGCCAAACTTAAATATGGAAAACCAATTACAGAACACGGCTTATTGTTGTCGTAAACTCCAAACACATTTTCCCCCTTTATGAATTTACCCAACTCCTTTTCGCCATCCTTCTTTCTTTACGTTGATTACGTTTTCCCTTTACCTTATTTTTTTTCTGCTTACACTCACGGTAATACTCAGACCCGCTACTATATGTACCTCGGCACATTTCTTTTACTTCTTTCTTTTTTGTTTTGCAAAATTTGTTGTCGCCTCACAGTATTTATTCTACTCTATTTCTATCAGAAGTCAACCCGAATCTTGCATAGAACCGCAAAGCTCTCCAATACGCATACCATTTACGCTTCGCGTAAACAGAAGAGAACCGCCGCTTACGTTTTCCGTCCGGCATGATTAGGTCTCCTTTTCCTCTTTATTTATTATGGGATATTTTTGCCAAATGTCAAGTCTATTTTTTGGCATTAGCCAAACCCCACATACCCCTAGCGTGGTAAATAAGGAGAAAGGGGGACTTCTCCCCCTCCCTAGTCGTTTTTCTTAAATCTTTTTTGGTAATCTTAGTATTCGACCATCACCAATATAATCGCTATACTCTTCCTCATTTTCATAATTTCCTAACTTAACAATCATTTCTTGCATAGGGCAAGGACACAATTGTTTATCCCCAGTTATAGCATTATCAATATACCCATACCAATATGCTTTTGATCGCTCTACGTCAAACCTAGTCAATTCCGTTTTGACAATATCTAAAGCCTCATTGTTGAGGCACTCGATTGCATCGCGGATTTCTTCCAGACGTTCTTTCGGGCTTTTCATTGGACTACCTCCAAAATTCTTCCTTTTGCGTCCTAAATACCCTCACTGTCATAATCCCCTAACTTACACTCAGACGATACAAAACTTATACTATCCCTGTCATCATATTCTATCCTAATATCCTCTTTCGCTTGTTGTCTCTCTTCATCATTAGGAAAAATTCCAACCAGTCTTTTACTTGTAACTGGCTTGTTAGCGTCATAAACGAATAGTAGAAATAGCTCTTGCATTTCTTTTCCCCTTTATATTTGTTCTTGTTATAACAAAAACTTGGGACAGGTTTTTGACTGGCACCGTTTTTAATTATTACGGTTAACCCTGCATTCCATCCCTTAGTGTTTGCAGCCCGAATAACTCCCAGAGGTTTTTGTTACACATGCATTATCGTCTATTCTCACCAAAAATCAATATGGAAAACCCCTTATTTATTTGCCATAGGCAAACCCCACATACTCCTAAAGAAGTATATAAGGAAAAAATCCCGCCAATAGAGGGTAGCGAGTGAAACCCCCTCTATCAGCGGGTGACGATGGTTTTTTGCTATACTACTTGTGCGGAGAATTCGTAAAGTTTGTTTTTTAGTTCGTTTGCAAAGCAGGAAAGTCTTTCGTTCTCATCCTCAATGATATCGACAATTTGCCAAGCAATACTTTCGGGAATCTTGAAGGTGATATCGTGCATTCCCCACGCCCATTCTGTATCGCCTCCCCGTTGTCCTTCAAATTCCCAAGTGCAAAGCACTAGTAGGTTATATAAATCATTACCGTGTCGATAACGATTTCCAATCCAGTTGATCGCTTTTTGTTCGGTAATGGTAAGGGTAAGGGTATACATTTTCATGACCAAACTGTAATGTCGTAATCGACATCCTTTTCAGAAGACATAGAGTAAAATCGCAATACGTACCCATAAGCAGTACATAAACCACATAGTCGGCGATATCTTTCTTCCCCCAAATAATCCCTTTCGGATTCTTCAAACTCGCATTTTTCCACAAGAGTTATCATTGTGAGAGGTGGTTGTTTGCATTTAGGATCATACTTTTGGATGCGGCAGGTTTTTCTCATGATTTTATCTCTTTGTTTTGTGGTTTGTTGTCACTAACAGTATTATCGGATATTTTTTCAAATAGTCAACAACAATTTTTCGACGTTAGTCGAACCCCACTTACCTCTAGCGGGGTAAATAATGAGAAAAGGGGGATTTCTCCCCTAATCTCTATTCCCAATAAATTCCCCCTAAAGCCCCTCTAACCTTAACCAAACCGCAATCTCTCATAATACTATCCCTAGATTGTCGGTTAGCATTCTGACGGTCAAGGCGGATACGTTTTTTTTGGCAGACCTTACAAGGGGTTTCCTCATATCGGCATTTATCACAACGGATTTCTTTGCGGTTAGCCATCATTTTCCCATTTAAGTTAGGTATCCCACCATTTCCCATCTTCCACTGCCCATTCTATACCATGTATAGTATAGACGGGTATTTAACTCTACTCCAAAACGCTCTAATCGCTGAATAGACCTACCCTCATCATTGTAGCAACACACTGGCTCAACGGCAAAGGTAATGTCTACTTCTAGGAGGATACTCTGCACGCGACTGAGATAGTCTTGCGGGCTATTGTAATACCCCCCACTTGACAATCTGGCGATTTCTTCCCTCATACAATCCCTAGATCCCACTTGATTCGTCATTATGTTTCCCCTTGTGTTCGATTCACTAACTATATTGTCGGCTATATTTCGTAGAAGTCAATATGTTTTCCTTCCTATTTATTTCGCAAAGCGAAACCCCACATACCTCTAACGAGGTATGAAATATGGAATTAGAGTATCCCCCAGTTAGGTATGTCAGGAAAAAATAATTAAAGAGACGTTATAGCGTCTATATTGTCGCCCTAATGACAGTTACAAGCGTTTTTTGAAAATTTCCATTGAATCATAGGGGTTTTACCCTACTCTGGAATGTATCCAACCTTAATGGGAGCCCCCATAACCTGGGGACCAACCGGACTACCCAAAGTAGCCCTTAGCTCATCCCCCATTTTCCCTACTACTTCAATGGCTTGGAGGATTTCATCCCGTTCTTTCGGGTTAGCTAACCTAATCCACCCCTCAGAGAAGGTAATCTTTCCCGCCCGAACGAAAGCCCCCACAAAAGCGGTATCAACCTTTTTGGGGGTGATTTTGTCGTAGACCCTCTTCTTACGGGTTTTGCGACCCCCTACCCTTATCCCCGCTAGGGCATATAACCTTTTCAGGGCATCTTTATCCCCTTCTAGCGAAGCTAACACCTGTTCTTGTCTACTGTGTAGACAATTCTTAACCCCAATTCCCCTACCATTTTCGGGGGAATGGTCGTTGTGGCTTGACAGCCTAATTTGAGGTTGTACCCCATAAACCCCCTCCAAAGAAGAGAGTTTGGACGAATCCCCGTTATCAACCTTTGGGGACGGGGTGTCAGTATACGGGTTGTCGATGCGGCAAATAGGCATTGTTTTTCCCTTAGGTTGGCGTAGCCAAGCTAATTAGATTGTACTTGCAAGGTATTCGTATACTTCTTTAGTGACCTTGGTAACCGATCCCCACCCCTCGATTTCATACAGGGCAACCTTTTGATCTGGTCCCCCAAACGGACCAACACCGTTAGATCCCACGTATCCAGTCGTCTTGCGAATTACACTTGGTAGTATGATCTGACCAGACTTGTCGAGTGCCGTAAAAACAGCACTATAGACGCCAGACCTAATCAAACGTTTTGTAGCACGATACAGCTTACCGGAAATAGTAACGGTGTGAGACATTTTGTTTTCCCTAGTCAAAAGTGTATTGTAACCTATTTTTTGCAAAGAGCAACCACAAATTGGCGTTAGCCAACTACTTTGTCCGACCCCCCAACCTTCCGGTTTTCACACAGAATTCAGCGGGGGCTCTGCTAGATCGCGGTCCCCTTCCTAGTGAGGGGTTCGACTTGACCAGACCCTCAAACAGGGTGTCATCCACTAGTTCTCCGTTAGAGAACGGGGAAGGGATAGACTCGTCCTCATCCTCTAGGTTGTGGTTAATTGCTACCCTCTCGTAGTACGCTTTGAGGCGGTCAATCCGCCCCTCTTCCTTGGGGACACAAGCATACTTGTGACCCCTATTAGGGCACCCGGTGGTGTGCCCTACCGATCCCTCAATAGTATCCTCTTGTCCGGGTTTCCCCCCACCCTCTTCAGGGGTTAGGTAGACGACACGGACGACCTCGAAACAGTCTGACGGCAAGTGTAAGTCTAACACTGGAGACTCCTTGTTGTGTTACAGGAAGAGAACAGTATACGGTATGCGGGACATACTCAAACGTCATATCCACCATATTGGTGGACTACGATGTAATTGCGGGTACGGCGGACAATCACGGGTTTGCGATAGTGGAGTGTGCCAACAGTACCAGACAACGAGGTTAGCTGATAGAGTGTAAACATCTGCCGTAAGCAATGCACTCGTTTGATCCAACTCTTACGGGGAAATAGTACTCTTCTCATGAAGCTTGAACCCAATTCCTTGTCTAACTCTACCACATCTTCCCTAACACCCGTAAACGAAACGTGTTTCTGAATACCTTTCATATCACACCCCATAAGGTAAGAGAAGGATAGTTTTTCCCGATGTCCGAATCTTAGGAAAATGAAATAGTTGGGGCAACCCCCCGATTAGAAAATATATCAAAAGTGTCGGGAAAATGCGTGCCAACTATGATTTTAGGTATGAGGTAGACAGTTAGTTTTTTGGATACTAAGTAGCCCCCATTAGTGGCAATCGGTATGTTTGGGGGATGAGGGGTTTGATGGGGTTAGTTATGGTAAGGGGGTTTTTCTAACCAAAAGTAAGTACCGCTATAGGTGCGGGAAATGGCGGGGGGATGAATTTATAGGATTGATATAACTAACTTTATAGAACCCCCTTTGGTCATCCTTGTAGCTACAACTTTCTCTATTAGCTTACGTTGTGGTTGTTTGCTACTACATTAGTTAAAGAATTCTTTTATATCTTCATATAAATTTATCTTTGTATTATCTAATCCATTTTTATATGCTTTCAGAATTTTGTCTTCACAACTTTTATTTACGAAGTAAATAACATAATTAGTATAATTAAATTGGGGGAATAATTGGGAAAAATAATTAAGTTGATTACCTATATTAACACTATTACTTAGATATATCCTATTCTTACAGCGTAGCTGTAACAAAAAAATCCCACCAATTCCGTTCATTTGTTCTATTCTAACTTCCTTGATAGCCCCTATCTTCATCATTCCACATTTTCTAGCTAATCTTTTAATAGAGGATTCACTTAAATTAATTATTTTAGATAGTTGTTTAACAGACATATAGGGGAAATTTTCCCGAACCAGTTTTAAATCTTCCGGTTGAATTTGTCTTCTTTGTTTTCTAACTTTACCATCTTTGCTTTGTTTGGGTCTTGACATAATAATTTCCCATTTCATTATATTGGCGATAGCCAACAAAAAAGGGCGGGACTTTTACATCCCACCCCCATCACCCTCTTTATTTTTTTTAATTACTGGGGTTGTACGGCTGATTCTGGTGTCGGGACGGCAACAGCTTTAGCTGCTACTTTAGCGTCATGCTTAGCCTTAATAACTGCAACTTCTTCGGCGGTTAAAATTCGATTTGCACCGCGACCACGAGCCTTAACAATTCCTAATTGTGTGCGAATTGCACGTACACACTTAGCATTTACGGGATAACCCATCATAGTTGTTAATTCGGAAGCTATTACGTTATCACGCTTAGCTGCTGCATTTTCCATAACATAGTTAACTTCTTCTGGTTTGTATTCTTTCTTGACCTTTACCATTTCCCTAACTCCTTATACCTAATAAATTCTTTTTAGTAAAAACACCTATATAATATTGTATACGGGATTTTTACAAAAAGTTTCTTAAAGAAGAAAAAAATAATGAATTTACCATCTGGAATAACTGAAAACGATTTTTTACAAGTAATGGGGGCAATAACAAATTCCGTTAAGGATTCATATTCTTTTGGATATTATGACAGTGCGGATATTTCCCAAGAATGCTATATTTTTGCTATAGAAGCCCTACCAAAATATAATTGTGAAAGAGGATCTTTGTTTACATTTTTAAATACACATATAAAGAATCGCTTATTAAATTTACGGAGAAATAAATTAATAAGGGTCCAATTACCATGTTTAGACTGTCATATATGTGTAACCGAAGAAGAAAGAAATAAGTGTAAAAAATATCTTAAATGGAAGCGGAGAAATGAACTTAAAAAAAACCTAATGGAATCTTTTGAATTAACAGATACAAATATTGATAATAAAGATCAAGATAGTTTATCGTTATTGCTAAATACGGAATTAATGTGTATAATTGATAGGAATCTTCCTATTAATTTGCGGAGTGATTATAGAAGAATTTTAGAAGGTAGTAAAATTTCTAAAAAAAGAAAAATGGCGGTTGTGAATATAATTATAAATATTTTAAGGAATAATCAATATGGCGGTGAATAAAGAACATCAAAAATATATTCTAGATAATTTGGATAAAATACCGGACGAACAAATAGCAAAAAATATTGGGAAAAGTCTTGAAGATATAAAACTAGTAAGAATTCGTCAACCTGTTTTAAAAACATATAATGACACAGATTCTCTTGAACAATTACACGCAAAACATTATTGGAAAGAAGTAAAAAAAATACTTTTGTCGGACGAAGTTGAATATTTTGAAAAAGAGTGGCTTCAACTAATGGCACAATTTTCTAATGCAGAAATTGTATATACAGATGAAATTCAAATTAAAGATTTGATAATGACGGAAATTTTCCTTATTAGAAATTTAAATAAAAGAAGAGATATAATTGCGGACCAAGTTATTTTAAGTAGAAATTTACACGAGGAAGAAAAAGTTGACAGTGAGCAACGCGATGACGCCCAAATAGCTATTTTAAGGCGGGAAATTTCCTCAATGGAGGTTGCCCTACAATCCCTTGATAAAAATCAACAGGGTTATGAGGGAAGAAAAGACACGTTATTGAAGTCGTTGAAGGCTACTAGAGAAGCCCGATTAAAACAAATAGAAGATCGGGGAAAAAACTTTTTTGGTCTAATTAAATACTTAAATGATAGGGAAAATCGGGAAAAAGAAGGTCGATGGATGGATTTAATGGGAAAGTCAACGGACAAATCTTACGAAGAACTTACGCAAAGTGTTCAATACGAAGATGGTTCTATAGATTGTCCAATATTAGATCCAGAAATGATTTCTAAAGAAACAGAGGAAAATAAGGAATAAAAAATGGAAAAACAAAAAACAGCTTTAATCACAGGAATTACTGGACAAGATGGTAGTTTTTTGGCAGAACAGCTTTTAGAAAAAGATTACAAGGTCATAGGTTTAATTCGTAGGTCAAGTACAAACAACACCACTAATATTTCTTCCCTATTAAATGATAAAAACTTAGTATTAGTACACGGTGATCTTACAGATTACATCTCTATTAATAGGATATTTAGGGAAAATAAGATTGACGAATGTTATAATATGGCGGCACAGTCCCACGTTTTTATTTCTTTTAATCAACCACAATATACTACCGAAGTTAACTATTTAGGTGTAATGAATATATTAGATAATATACAAAGATATTCACCATGGACTAAGCTTTATCATGCCAGTAGTTCGGAAATGTTTGGAAATAATTGTTCTGAAACCATTTCCAATATTAAATATCAGGATGAAAATACCCCATTTTCTCCACAATCCCCATATGGAATTAGTAAAGTAGCGGCTCATCATTTATGTCAGTTATATAGGAAAACTTATGGATTATTTATTTGTTGTGGAATACTTTTTAATCACGAATCAATACCAGCACATAGTCCAATTTTAATTAAAAAAGATAATTTAATAGATATCATACCAATTGAAGATGTATTTAAATCAGAACATCATCGTTATGAAGGAATTTTGGATAAATATAAAAATATTGAAATTTGGGATGGTAATATTTGGACAAAAGTAGTTAGCGGTACAGCGTATAAAGATGATACAAAATCATTAATAGGAATTCAAACAAGAAGATCTTTTTATGAAGCAACTAAAGAACATATTGCTTTTGATAAAGACGAAAATGAAATAGAAACACAAAACTGGAAAATTGGAAATATAGTAAGTGATACAAAATTTCCTATTAATAATAGTAATGTAGAATTAGATGAAATTTTAGCAAAATTTATAGGATATCTTGTTGGAGACGGATATATTTCAGAAGACGGTAAAATAAGAATAACTGGAAATAATTTAGAACAATTACATGAAATTATTAAATTAGTAAGTATTCCATATTGTTGGACTTATAGAGAATATAAGTCTAATGGAGGTTTTAAGAAAAAGAAACAGGTTTATAATATTGATTTAAATAACGATGGAAATTTTGGTAAATGGATTAGATCTAATATTTATACAAAATCTAAATTTAAAAAAGTTCCGCAGTTTATTTTAAATTCTTCTATTAAAATACAAAAAGCGTTCTTTGATGGGTATTATTTAGCTAATGGTAGACAAGCTGGTCACGAACGATATTATTATAAGGGTTTTACAACTAATTCAGCAGTATTATCAATGGGTATTAATTTCTTATTTAATAATATATTTAAGTGTGATAAAATTAAAACAAAGATGGATTTTAAGAATAATAAAAGATATTATTATACTCAATTTGGTAATCCTTTATTTTTAGGAAATAAAAGCAAAGAACAAAATGAAATTATTAAAATTACAAAATTAAATAATGACAGTGGGTGGTTTTATGATTTACAAACCGAATCTCAAAAATTTGTAGTTGGTCCAAATATTTTTAAAATACATAATAGCCCTCATCGTTCAGAAAATTTTGTTACCCGTAAAATTACAAAATATGTTGCTAATTTAGCTATTAATAAAAGATCTGAAAAATTACATTTAGGAAATTTAGATGCTAGTAGAGATTGGGGTTATAGTCCTGCGTATATGGAAGTTATCCAAATTATGATGAATCAACTTCAAGCCGACGATTATGTTATTGGCAGTGGAGAAACTCATACAGTTAAAGAATTTTGTAAAAAGGCTTTTGCTTATATAGGTAGAAATTATAAAGATTATGTTAAAATTGACGCCAAACTATTTAGACCCGCAGAAGTTAATTATCTTTGTGCCAATACTAGTAAAGCACAATTAAAATTAGGATGGAAATACAACTTAACATTCGATGAATTAATAAAAAAAATGATAGAGTACGATATAGAGAAATTAAAAAATAATGGGTAAATATTTAATCTTAAAGGATACTCGCGAGAAAGAGAAAAAGGGATGGATTTTTAAAACCGACAGATCTTGTGCGGGCACCGAAGTACAAAAATTAGATACTGGCGATTATACTATTGCTGGTTTTGAAAATATTTTATGTATTGAAAGAAAAGGAAGTGTTAGTGAGTTCGCACGTAATATAGTAGAAAAAAGATTTGAAAAAGAATTAGACCGTATGGATGAATTTCCCTATTCATATATTCTTTTAGAATTTACCGAAGAAGACATTAATAATTTTCCAAAAGGATGTGGAATTCCTCGTAGAGTTCAAAAATATGTTAGAATTAAACCAAAATTTATTTATTATAGAATAAAAGAAATAATGGAGCAACATAAAGTAAAAATTATCTTGTGTGGAGATAATGGAAAACAAATAGCACAAGAAATTTTTGATTTTGTATTAAACGATGTTAAATCTAGATAAATATAATTTTAAATTCAAAAAAGATATTCAACAAATAGTAGACGAAGCTTATCTTGGTCTTGGCGATACCTCCTTATTAAAAATTAATAATGTGCTATTAAATGAGGCACAATATGACTATGATGATCCGGTAGTAGAGTTTTTAAATATAATGAGGAAGCCAGAAAATTTTCATGCTACTTGTAGGTGGCTTTTTGGTGTAGATATTGTTCCCTTTCAAAATGTAATTCTAAGATTATTATGGAAATATAAATTTCCCATGTTACTTGGTTCTCGTGGTTGTTCTAAAAGTTTTATGTTGGGATTATATTGTCTTCTTAGGGCTACTTTACATCAAGGATGTAAGATTGTTATTTGTGGAGCTTCTTTTAGACAGTCTAAATTCGTATTTGAATATATGGAGGCAATATATAAAAAATATCACGTTTTCCAATCTATTGTTGGTGGTAGTAAATTTGAGGGTCCAAAGAGAGATATTGATAAGTGGACTTTTTACATTGGGAATAGTGAAGTAATCGCATGTCCGCTTGGCGATGGCTGCGTAAGTCCTTTCACTGCAACGACTTACGACGATAGATTTTCAACCATAGTTGATCGTAGTAATTTAACACAAAAGATATGGAGTAATGGTGAATTTAGAGAAATTTCTAATTTTCTAGACAACGGAATAAAACCAACAAAGATTGTTAAGACTAAAAAGGGTTATTATTTTGAGGCTACTTATAATCATAGAATGAAAATTTGTCGAGACAGAGAAATATTTTGGATTCGTACAGACGAAATGAAAATTGGAGATAGAATACTAATTGACCGATCAGAACGATGGCATAATGGTAATTTTGATTGTACTGATGATCAAGCTTATGCTTTAGGTTCTATGATAGGCGATGGATGTTGGACAGATAAATATAAATTAGGATATGCAGTACATACTGATGATAGTTATCATTTTATTCCATATTTAAATAGCATTGGTGAATGGAAAAATTCAATTACTGATAAACAACATTGGCATTTATATGGTTATAAAAACATACAAAAATGGATAGACTTTTGGAAACTTCAACCTCAATGTTATGGTATTAATAAACAGTTACCTCCTAATATATTAACAGCTAACAAAGAAAGAATGACAGCGTGTCTACAATCTTTATTTGATACAGATGGAACATTACAAGTAGGTCATGCCAAAGGAGGTACTTCTATTTGTGTTAGTTTTACTAATACAAGTAAAGTTTTAGTAGAACAAATTCACTATATACTTTTACACTACGGAATTATTTCTACTGTTAGTTCAAGAGATAGAAATGAAAAATGGAATAGAGCATATGAACTTTTTATTAGCGGGCAAGATGTAATAAAATTTGCTAAACAAATAGGTTTTAGATTAAAAAGAAAACAGGATATTTTACAAGATGCTGTTAATCAAAAAATTCTAGTAAGTTCTATGGATGATAATATTCCAGATATAAAATCTGAAATGATACGAATAAAATCCAACTTTAAAGCACTAGAATATAATTATGGTTTATGTATATCTAAAATTAAAAGCAAAAAGAATATTACTTTTGACTTTGCTCAAAAATTTTTAAATCAATATAGTCATATTCAAGATCCTTTTATTGAACAATTAAAAACTTTAATAAATCCAAATATTTACTATGATGTGATTACTTCTATAGAAGATAGCGAATCGTCAACATATGATATAGAGATTCCAGAAAATCATGAATATTGTGCTAACGGATTTTTTTCTCATAATTCTACCATTAGAGGTATGCGTGCTAACTACATCATAGCAGACGAATTTCAAAGTATTCCAAGAGATATTTTCGAGGTAGTTGTAAAAGGATTCGGTGCGGTTAGTGAAAGTCCATCTGAACGTGTTAAACATTATTCAAAAATACAATCATTAAAAGATTTATCTAAATTAGAAGAATATAAAGATTTAAATTTGATGGAACTTGCCGATACCGTTAAAGAAGATAGCGGTTTTGGAAATCAAACTATTTTAAGTGGAACGGCATATTATACATTTAATCATTTATATCAATACTGGAAAAAATATAAGGGAATAGTTACTTCCGCTGGAGATAGACGAATATTAGAAGAAATATTTCAAGGTGAAGTTCCTATTAATTTTAATTGGAAAGATTATTGTGTAATAAGAATTCCTTATACAAAAGTTCCAAGCGGATTTCTTGATGAAGATCAAATAGCTCAAGCTAAAGCTACAGTTGATAGATCAACTTTTATGATGGAATACGGGGCAGTATTTCCTAATGATAGTGAGGGTTTCTTTAAACGAACACTGTTAGAAAAAGCTACGTGTAAACCGCCAATTATGTTACCGTCTGGTCCTGTAGAGTTTTCTTCTACTTTATGTGGTAGTCCAAATAAAACTTATGTAATAGGAATTGATCCGGCATCTGAAAAAGATAATTTTGCTATTATTGTTTTAGAAATACAACCAGATCATAGAAGAATTGTTTATTCGTGGACTGTGAGTAGAGCTAAGATGCGGGAAAAATTATTAAAAGCCGGTAAAAGTGTTCAAACGGGATTTTATACATATTGTGCTAATAAAATACGTGAACTATGCAAGAAGTTTCCAACTACACATATTGGAATTGATAGTCAAGGTGGTGGTATAGCTGTTATGGAGGCTTTGAGAGAAACAGAAGGATTAGAAAAAGGTGAACTTCCCATTCTTCCTTATGTAAAACAAGGTGACGATGACCCGTTTTGGTGGGAAGCTCCAGACAAACCAACTGACGGTGAACCTGGATTACATCATTTACATTTAGTTAATTTTGCCAGTGCTGAATTTACCGGAAAAGCTAATCATGGTATGAGAATGGATTTTGAAAATCAAGTTCTTATTTTCCCGTTTTTTGATTCTCTTACGTTAGGTGAGTCTTACAAGGATGATAAAATAACTAATAGAGATTCTGATACTTTAGAAGATTGTGTGTTAGAAATAGAAGAATTGAAAAACGAATTAACAACAATTGTTATCACCGAAACAACAACCGGTAGAGATCATTGGGATACACCTGGAATTAAATTACCTGGAGGTAAAAAAGGACGTGTAAGAAAAGATAGATATTCTGCCTTATTAATAGCTAATATGATTGCTCGTCATATTGGTAATACTATCAATGTACCAGAATACAAAGTTGCTGGTGGATATATTGGTGATCCTAAATTAAAAAATTGTACTAGTAAGACAATGTATGTTGGACCAGATAATTTAGTAAGCAAAATGACAGGAAGTTATGGGGCTGGAGTTTATAGGGGAAGATAAGAAGAGTTTGGTGTATTTTATATTGTCCTCTTTATTTAATTAGCAATTCAATTATAAGGGCAAACAATGCCATTACAAGATAAAGAAAAAAGTCCGGTGTTGGGTTTTATTACTTGGAATCCTAATAATGCTGTAAGTGTTGAAAAAGCACAATTAGCTGCCGCAAAAGCTTTAGATGAATGTCAATTAGTTTCCAGGGCGGATCAATACACCAGAGAATTCCAAAATATATTACCAAATATATCTATTAGAGATGGATATTCTAGAAATGATTACGAATACTTTCGTAGAAATGAAAGAGTTCCGCAGAAACAAAAAGAAATAATTAGATATTGTATGGAGGCTGCTAGAAAAATTGGTTTGGTACGCAATGTTGTTGATTTAATGTCAGATTTTGCTACACAAGGAATGGAATTAGTTCATCCAAACAAACAAATTCAAAAATTTTATCGTGGTTGGTGGGAAACAGTAAAGGGCAAAGATCGTTCTGAAAGAATAGCTAGTTTATTAGTTAGGGCTGGAAATGTTGTTGCAAAAAGAGTTGTAGCAAAAATTAGTGAAAAAAATGAAAAATTTTTAAGATCTTTGGCTTCTGAAGATTTAGAATCTTTCCCAGAATTACCCAAAATTGATAGAAGAACAATTCCTATTCGTTATGATTTTATAAACCCTTTGTCTGTGGAAAAATCCGGTGGTGAATTGTCTCAATTTATCGGAAAATCTATTTATGCTATTAAAGTTCCGCTATCAGTAAAAAACAAAGTATTAACACCATCTAATGAACTAGAAAAAGAATTAGTAAAATTTATACCGGATTATTTATATAAGGAAATTAAATCTGGTAATGAATATTTTGTTCCAGATCAAAATAAATTAAAGGTTTGTCATTATAAGAAAGATGATTGGCAAGATTGGGCTGACCCAATGATTTATGCTATTTATGACGATCTTTTAATGTTAGAAAAAATGAAACTTGCTGATTTAGCCGCGTTAGATGGAGCTATTTCTCAAATTCGTATTTGGAAATTAGGAGACTTAGAACGCGGATTATTTCCAACTGATAAGGCTATTTCAAAATTAGTTGAAATACTAATGTCTAATCCTGGTGGTGGTGCTTTTGATTTAATTTGGGGACCAGATTTAACTGTAGAAGAATATAAAACAAATGTTCATCAATTTTTAGGTGGATCAAAATATGAACCTGTACTTAATAATATATATGCTGGACTTGGCATCCCTCCCACCCTTACCGGAAGTGCTAACGCTGGCGGTTTTACAAATAATTACATTAGTTTAAAAACTCTTATTAAACGCTTAGAATATATTAGAGATATTATACTTGATTTTTGGAAAATGGAAATTGAATTAATAAGACAGTCGATGGGTTTTAGATTTGGTGCTGAAATAAAATTTGATAGAATGGTTTTATCAGACGAAGCCGCTGAAAAGAAATTATTAATGGATATGGCGGATCGTTTACATATTTCAACAGAAACATTACGAGAAAGATTTGGGGAATCAGACGAACTTGAAACTTTGAGATTAAGGCGTGAAGCCAGAGAACGCGAAAGCGGTACACGTACTCCTATTGGTGGTCCATATCTTAGTGCTGAAAAACAATTTGATTTAGCAAAGATAGCACTACAGAGAACTTTAATTACTCCAAACGAAGCCGGTTTAGATGTTCCAGAAAAATATAAAAAAGCCCCGTTCTTACAACAATTAGATATACAAAAAAATAAAGTCAAAGATTCTCCTATTAGTGATGAGAATAAAGGCGTTTCAGGACAGGGTAGACCAAAAAATTCTAAAGATACCGAAAAAAGAAAACAAAAAGACGTTAAAATTAGAACTTCTGCAAGTGACATAGATATTAATATTGATAATATTAGTAAATTTATGGTTCATATGACTTGGGCAAAAGAAGCTCAACAAATTATTTCTGATATTATTACCCCGTCGTTTTTAGAGCAATTTGGTAAGAAAAATTTAAGAAGTTTAAGCAACGAAGAGTTTTCTATTGTTGAAAATATTAAATTTATGATATTAGCTAATACTCAACCGTTATCAGAAATTGGTGTATCTCAAATTAAGGATGTTGTAGATAATCCTAATTCTATAATTCCACCTATTTATTCTAAGTTATATGATACTATGATCAAGGTAACAAAAAAAGAAAAGGGTAGTGAATTAACAGTAGATGAAACTCGTAATCTTCAAGCTTCTATTTATGCAATTTTAAATAGTATAGAATAATAAATGTATAAAATACCAACATATAAAAATGAAAATAAAATTTCTGATATTGTTTCTATTGGTAGCTCTCGTTTAGAATGTAAACTTCTTACTGATATAAATGAAAAAACTAAAGATTTTATTAATAACCAAGCAATAGCGAATTTAAAACTTAGCTGTGGAAGTTTAGATTTTGATTTATTTACAGTTTATAGTTTATTAGTTTCTACGGGTTGGAATGGTAATACAGACGTATTTTTAAAAGACGAAATTTATAATTCTTATTATACCCCTATTAATAAACCGTTTAATGTAGAACACATTCCAAATAAAATTATTGGACATATGACAAACACTTGTTTGGTTGACGATGAATATAATCCTATTGATATGAGTTTAGCTATTGATGAGATATCAGATAAGCTACATATTTTAAATAGTTCTGTGATTTATAGACATATTGGTAGTAGAGATCCAAAATGGGAACAACAAGTTGCCAATTGGATTAAAGAAATCAAAAATGGTGATTGGTTTGTTTCTATGGAGGTTTTATTTAAGAATTTTGATTATTCTTTAATAGATTCTAATGGCGTTGAAGAAATTATTCAGCGAAATTCTGAAACTTCTCATATGTCGCATTCATTAGTATTTTATGGTGGAAATAGTATATATAATGGTAAAAGAATAGGTAGAGTTTTAAGAAATATAACATTTTCTGGTATGGGACTTGTTAGAAAGCCTGCTAATAAAGAAAGTGTAATTTCTAGTGATCCTGGTGTATTTAATAATATATTCGCTTCTATTAATAAGGAGAGTGATGAAATAATGACTCAAGAACAAATTACAAAGTTAGAAACCGAATTAGCTGAAACAAAAGCTAAGTTGGTTGAGACCGAAGGACAACTTAATACTGCAAGGGCTAGCGAAGCCGAATTAGTTACATTAAAGACTGAAATTCTGACAATTAAAGATACTTTAAACATTAAGGATGCTTCAATTGCTGAATTAACTGTAAAAGTTAAGTCGTTAGAGACAGCAAAAGCTGACGTTGATAATCAATTAGTAAAATCTCAAGAAGAATTAAACGCTATGAAAGCACAAGCATTAAAAGAAACTCGATTAAATGCTTTACGTGCATCTGCCGATTTTGCTGATGACGAATTAACTGCCATATTAGAACAATATATGTCATTTAGCGACGAACAATTTAATGCAGTTATTAATACTTTAGCTAAAAAGTGTAAAAAAGAAGTGGCTAATGTCAACGTAGAAATTGATAAAGTTGGTGAAGCTGCTACTACTGCTACAGTTTTGGAAAATATTGAAGTAGAAAATGATCCGAAACTTGCAAATGATGGTGTAAATAATGAAGAGATTGAACAAGCAAAAGCACATTTATCTGGATTTCTAGGTAATTTGATAAATCAGAAGACTAAAAAATAATAAAGGAGAGACTTTACAATGGGTTTAAAAGGTGATCGCCAAGAAACTTCTTATGATGTTTCATTTTTCATGAACGAGGTAGCCGAAAGGGGTGGCGTTGTTACAATGTCAACTGCTGGTAGTGGTTCTGCCTTAGATCAAGCTGCCGCATTAGTAACTTATGCAGCCGCTCCATCAGGAAAAGTAGCCGTTGGTTTACTTTTAGCTGATATGGTTGATATTGACCAAACTAAATATCATGTAAACTTCCATAAAAACGAAGTTCAAAAGGGTGGAAAAGTTCCACTTTTAACTGAAGGATGGGTTGTTACAGATATGATTTATCCTGGAGTAACACCAACCGCTGGTATTACTGCTTATTTAGCTCATAGTGGCTTGTTAGCTATTACTGATGTAATTGGTTCCAATATAAAAGTTGGTCGTTTTTATTCAACTAAAGACGAAGACGGCTTTGCAAAAGTTTATGTAAAGCTACCACAGGTTTAAAAATTTAATTATTTAATATAAAAGGAGAGATAATAATATGGCAGATGAAAAATTTTTCAGCAAGCCAACTGCGGAAGAGACAGCTTTACTAAAACGTACTGGTAGTGCTGATAGAGAAGTTGCTACTGCTGCTGCACGCGAACTTGCTATAGCTATTCAAGGTCCACTTCGTCAAGGTATTATGTGTGGAGATATTACTAATGGTATTTTCGAGCAAATTGTACTACAACCTGGTGCCGCTCCTGAATATCCACTTGATTTACTAGCTCCTGGTACTGAAAAAGATTATGTTGCTTATACAATTCCTAAAATTGGTCGTATTCCAGAACGTAATGTTGAAGGTGACTATGTAACCGTTCCAACATACGAAATTGGTAATTCTATTAATTGGGCTTTACGTTATGCCAGAGACGCACGTTGGGATATTGTAGGTCGTAGTTTACAAGTTTTCCGTGCTGGTTTCGTAAAGAAAATTAATGATGATGCTTGGCATACTCTATTAGCAGCCGCATTAGATCGTAATATTATAGTTTACGACGGTGATGCTACTGCTGGTCAGTTTACCAAAAGACTCGTTTCGTTAATGAAAACCGTTATGCGTCGAAACGGCGGTGGAAATTCAACGTCAGCAAATCGTGGTAAATTAACCGATCTATATATGTCACCAGAAAGTATGGAAGATATTCGAGATTGGAAAGTAGATCAAGTAGATGAAATTACCCGTAATCAGATCTTTAACGCTCCAGACGGAAGTTTAAGCAGGATTTTCGGAGTAACAATTCATGATATTGATGAACTTGGTGAAGATCAAGAATATCAGAATTTTTATACTAACCAATTATCTGGTGCGGTTGCAAGTGGCGACCTAGAAATTGTTGTTGGTTTAGATTTAAGTAAACCTAATTGTTTCGTAATGCCTATTCGTGAAGACGTTCAAGTTTTTGAAGATGACGGCTTACACCGTTCTCGTCAAAATGGTGTTTATGGATGGACAGAGCGAGGCGTTGGAGTATTATCAAATACTCAGTGTCTACTTGGATCATTATAATCTTTTAATTTTCATAATTAAATAAATTAAGCCCCATTAAGAGCAATCTTGTGGGGCTTTTTCTTTATATTATATTTGGTGTATAATTTAGTGGCTATAATTATTTTTAATTATCAAGAGACTATATAAATATGTCTAGTTTAAGTGGATATAAATCAATAGTAGATATTTTAACGCCATATCCAACTGAATCTGGAGGTAGGGCTTTAAATGACAACTTTGTAAATATAGCGGATCTTTTATCTGTTATTAATAATATTAGTGGTATACCTATTGTAGGTCAACCAATTTATGGAAATGTTTTAGCATATGACGGTATTAATTGGGTTCCTTCCGGTGTAGTGTCATCCAGTTCTGGAACAACAACAACGTCTATTAGAAGTATTCCATTTTTTCCTAGTGATGCAGAAATGCCACTATCTAACTATGCTAGTTATGATTCAATAGGTGGTAATTACGCTATTAAATTTTTAGCTAATAGATATGAACAAGTTGGTTTTTCTAACACTGTTCCTGTGGATTTTACAAATATATTAAACGGTAAAGTATCTGTAAATTATTATTTAGCTGAAACCGGAATTTTTAGCGGTGGAGTAAATTGGCAAGTATATTTTGATGGTTTTTCAGATCATAGTTCTACATCTGGAGATACTACAAGTTTTACTACAAATTATAATGGTCAAGATGGATATTTACATACAGGCAGTGGAATAGTAGATTCTGGATTGCATGTTTTACAACCAGAATATCATTTTAAAATGAATTTGGGTTGCAGTAGCACCAGGGATGTATATTTACTTTCAACGATATTAAAATTTTTCTAATTAAATTATGTCAATAAAACAAAGCGGTGTATTAGATATATCTGAATCATTTAATTTGCCAACTACTGGCTCTTTAAGTTTATGGGTAATTCCATTAGATGATAATTCAATTTATAATCCATCTGGATTGATTTGCGAATTTAATGATGGGTCTTCTAAACTAATACTGGGTAATAGTGGTGATAATTATTATATTACAGCTAATATAAACGGTGTTCCTTCTTCTATTTATTTTCCTGATAGTGGTGGATTATCTCATTGTTCATTATATTGGAATAACGATAGTCAAACTGGGATTTTTTATCTAAATAATACACAAAATATTATTAATAATTTTACTGTTCCTAGTAGTATTATTCCTACAGGACATTTTTATCCCACTTCTGGATTATCTGAGGTTGGATTGTGGTCTACAGATATATCGGCACATCAACAAGAATTATATAATCAATTTAATAATACGCATTTTAATCCTTCTAATTTAGAGTTATATTATCCTTTAGGCGGATTATATGGAAATAATTTAAATGATTATTCTAAAAACAAAAAGAATTTATATTCTAATACACAATTATGTTGTGATATATATATATTAGAAATTAGCGGTGTTGATACTACGTCAGATTATAATAACAGTTGTAGTGGAAGTGAGTGTTTAGATTATACATGTAATTCTTTAAATGGAACTTTTATTGTAACACCACCATTAGGGTCTAGTAGTACTGGTTTATATTACGTTGATTTAAGTTATATACCTACAGATATTGCACTTTTAGCGTTAGATTTATCAGATGGTACAACTTGTATACCGGGTTGTTGCTCATCATGTTCTGTTAATGGGGCGGATAAAATATATTATTTACCAATTACAAGATCGACGGGGTTTTGTGATATTGCAGACAGTACTAATTATTTAATTGGTAGTGTGGTATGGGTGGATGGTTTCAGTGTTGAACATAATAATAATTTATATTTAAATTTTAGTGATTATCAAATAGATCCAATTTCATTAAGAATTGAGTTTAATATTACTGTTGATCCAAGTGAAATTTTTGGTACAACATATAGTGTTCCAAGTTTTACTACGTGCGATCAATTATATGGTGGTGTTAGTGCTGTTGGTGGTGGTAGTACTGGAAGTGTATTAATTTTTCCAACAAATCCAACAGCATCAATTATAAAAGGTTATAGTTATTATAGACTTGTATTTAATTCTATGGGTGTATTATTAAGAATAGAATTGTTAACTTTTGAACCTTCTAGTATAGATATTGAAAACTATGCTATGATTCTTAAATACACCGAAGTTATTTGGGAAAATCTTTTGGAAATTTGTGGTAGTAACGGAGATTTTATTACTTATAATGAGACATTTAATGGTGTGCCGTGTTCTAGGTTTAATTTTTCTCAAATAGCATGTAGTGGCAATAATAATACGATGTGGTTAGACAAACATATTCCTCCTTTATTAAAATATAGTTCATAGTGTAAGGATAATAAATAATGAGTTATAGTAATTATTTAGAAGCAAAACTTTTGGATTCTGCTTTTGGAGGCGTACCTTTTATTCCATCTGGTATTTTATGGATAGCGTTAAGTAATACTGATGTTGGAGAAGATGGTAGTACAATTACGGAACCACCATTTGCTTCTGGTTATAGTAGAGCTTTTATTACTAATGATAAAAGTAATTGGAGTAGTGCGGAGGTTGGAAGTGGATTTTTATATAATGTTGTTCCAATCACATTTCCATCTGCTAGCGGTGATTGGGGCACTATTTCATATTTTGGTGTTTTCGATCAGCAAACTAGCGGAAATTTATATGGGGCTGGTAATATAAATCGTCCCAAATTTGTTTATTCTGGAGATACTCCAATATTTGCTTCTGGACATTTATATATGTATATGGATTAGTAAAATATGGCTTGGTCTAATGGGTATAATCAACGTAGACAGATTACTATAAATCATGATAGGGTCTATGGTTCAGATCATAGTAATTTTCCTATATATATATCTAAAAGTGCAAATTCACTAAAGGGTATTGAATATGGTGGAGATGTTATTAATCCTAGTGGATATGATATAATTTTTACTTCAGATGAAAATGGATCTTCTTTATTAAAATGGGAAGTGGAAAAATATATTGTTCAAAGTGGAGAAATTATTGCCCATATAAGTGATAATATTTCACAATCCACAGACACAACACTTTATATGTTTTATGGTAAAAATGGAATTAGTAATTTTCAAGGGGATAATACATCTGTTTGGAATAGTTATGTTGGCGTTTGGCATTTAAACGAATCTCCAAGTGGGAATGTTGGGGATTTTAAGGATTCTACTGTTAACTCTTATAATTCTATTAATACAGACACTTTACCATCACAAACAAGCGGTAAAATATCGGCATGTACTTTATATCCAGGATATAAATTTTTACAATTTAATACTGGTGCTGTTGGCGGCACAGGATTAAGTATTGATGCTTGGTTTTATATTACAGATTTTTCTAACGATAGAGCTTTTTGTAGTCAAAGACCAAATAATTGGCAGCTTACAGAATATAGTTATAATCAAATACAATTTTCTATATGGACAAATGAAGGGCAAATAGCTTACACACCATCTACTGTTTTACCACTTAATTCATGGTTTCATTTTTGTGTTACATACGATGGTTCTAAAATATTAATGTTTTTAAATGGTGTAAATATATTAGAACAAAGTGAAAGTCGTAGCATTCTTACTAGCGATATACCTACATATGTTGGTTTTGATAGTTATGGTGGATATTTTTATGGTAATATTGATGAATTTAGACTGTCAAATTATCCTAAAACTTCTGGTTGGCTTATAACACAATATTATAATCAAGTTTATCCATCGGATTTTGTTACTATGGGGGAATTAGATAATAATAGTAGTAGCACACCTATTATAATTATAGAGGAAGATTAATAAATGAAAGATATTGTTACTAAATCAAATGTCGCTAATTATATTTGCGAATTTTCTTGGAGGAATTCATTAACTGGTGGTCTTAAAACAGATATTACATATACTGCCGTTAGTGGTTATTATATTCGTCAAGGTGGATCTGGAGTTACTATTCCTATTACTAGTACAATAGAAGCTAATCCTTATAACGGGTCAGCAACAAGTGGTGCTTTTTGTGAGACATCAATTAAAGGAATTTATCAATTTCACGTTCCTAATAGTTGTTGTATGACTGGTGTTAATAATGTAAAGATTCTTTTAGTTTCTTCTGGTGTCATAGATAAAGAAATCAATTTATCACTAATAGATAGTGATTTAAGAGATAATAATAGATTAGGACTTACTTCCCTTCCTATTTATTCTCCTGGTTCTGTTTCTGGATTAACTATGAATCCAGCTAGTGGTAATTTACAAGTTGATTTACGAAATATAAATGGAAAATCAATAGCTGGAACAACTAACCAAATAGCAGATTCTTTTATTACACAATATAATATTCCTAGTCCAGTATTTACTAACGCTAGTGTTAATCAAAAAGGGGATTCTTTTTCTAGATTAGGTGTTCCTGTTAGTGTAAATATTTCATCCGATATTACAGATTTTAAAAATATTGTAACTAGTGGTGTTATGATAGCGTCTAGCGGTTTAGATAATATTCCAATTACTTCTCCAGAAGGTATTGCTTCAACATTTAGAGAAATGCTTGTTCAAACATGGAGAAGGTTCTTTAAAAAAGCAACTATGACTTCTTCAGAGTTAAAAACGTATGCTGATAATGATACCGATGTATTAACAACACAATCTTTATCAGATAATGGCACTACACAAATACAGGGACCATCTTCATAATAATGAGATTATTTAGTGTCCCTAATAATTCAGTAGACAAATACGATAGATCAAGTTGGCTTAGTGCCCCATTTGATTTATCATATTTTTTAATTACATATCCTGTTGATAGAAATTTTGAAATAAATATTGAAAATATAAAAAATATATCTTTTACCAATATTTTAAATTGTTCAAACCAAATTGCAATTTTACACTTGGTAATAATAGAAATTGAGAATACACTTAAAATTTTATCTGAACAAGTTAATGATATAGAAAATCTAAATAGAGTAATTAATATTGGGATTTTAGATCAAGATTTTATATCTAACATTTCATATTCTTCTTCTCCTATTAATTTTGATACTTTAGTAAAAAAAATGAATATATTGACTGTAAATTTAGAATATTTGGGCAACAATCTTATTAGATTAAACAAAACATTAAATATAGAATATATATCTTATTTATCTACTATATCTATTTTGAATTTGGGAATGTCGTCAGCATTCATTTTATCTTCTATTTTAGATATAGAAAGTAGTAAGCAAATATTATTAAATAAAATAATAAATATAGAAAATTTATTGTTTGCTAATAAATATTATACATTAAGTATAGATAATCAACTGTTAAATCTAGCTAATTTTTCTCTTAATCCAGAATTTCTTAAAGAATATTTTATAGAAAATATACTAGATACTAGTAATATAACTAATTATTCACGTATTTTTATAAATTCTTTAGACTGGCTTTCTGATATTAATATTGGTGTATCATTAGATAATGAGTTTATATTAGGTATTCGCCAAAATAATATTATTCCAATGTGTTGGGGCGGGATAGAAAATTCATTGGATAAAATATGGGTTTTGGATTCTAGACAAAGAATTTGGATATATGATATTAGAAGTAAAATATGGAAATTAAATAATAGAAGTAGAACGTGGGGATTATAAAAAATGAGCATAGTTTCAACAGATATTAAAATATATGGTGCTGCTAATATTGCAGAAGACGACGTTTCTATTCACGGAGGGGCTATTGACACTACCGTTAAATATGTATTTGACGATAGTACATTAACTAACACCTTAAATGATAAAGTAAGTGTCTCTGGTAGTTTAGCTGATGATACTACACAAGTAATTACTATTACGGGTCGCAATACCGGTGGTTCTATTATATCGGAAAATATTAATGTTAACGGTCTCACAAGTGTAGATGGAAACTCTACTTTTGAGAGATTATTAAAAATATCAATTGATGCTGTTCATAATGGAAGTATTAATATTTTAAAGCAAACTGGCGGAACATTAATTTCTAGTATAGAAAGTGGTGTTTTATCAGTTAGACGCCCATTTTATAATGTTTCTTCAGATGTTACAGACGGAGAATCTCGTGATTTTTATGAAAAACTATTTATTAAAAATACCAATACTGTTAATTCCCTATTAAATGCTACTATTGCTGAGTCTGGAGATCCAACAGGATATATTACTTTTGATTTAGAGGATGCTGTTAATGACAACAATTCAGTAGCTTCACGATTAAATACTGCACCAACTAATATGTTAGGAACTTTTACGAGTGCAACCAAAAATGTTCCTGGAACTGATTTGCCTGCTGGTTCTGGTATTGGTATTTGGTTAAAGATGACATTGCCTGCTGGGGCGGTTGCTGGAAAATCTACTTATACTATTGGTGCGGCTGGAAGTACAACTTAATAATGTCTATTACATCAAATACATTAATAGAAAAAAGACCAATAGAAAAATTATTTGTTGGTTTTGACTTTACTCCGTGGATTGTTGATGAATCAACTATTAGCAATCCTATATTAACATATAATAGTGGAGATTTAATAATATCTAATATTAATACTAATGGTAGCTTTGTTGATTTTTTTGTAGAATCTGGTGTATCTGGTAAAAATTATAGAATAGAAATTAGTGTTGTATCTACTAGTGGAGAAATATTAGCAGCTAATGGTATTTTACAAGTAAGGGATCAATAATATGGCTTGGACAGATGAAGCAATTCCATTATTACGTGGAATGATAGGTGATACAGAAACCCCAGTAGAGTATTCAGATAATCGTCTTATTGATATGTTATATTATGCCGCATTTTTAGTTTCACAAAGAGTTGATTTTGAATATGATTATAGTATTACTGTATCTACATTAGTTATTACTCCAGATCCAACAACAGATGTGTCATTTTTGGCATTAGTGTGTTTAAAAACAAAACAAATGATTTATCAAAGTGAATATAAAACAGCGTCACTAAAAGCATATAGTATAAAAGACGGTCCATCTTCAATAGATGGGCGTTCAGTAGCAGAAGCCAAAAAGAAATTGTTTGATGATGCTAAAAAAGAATATGACGATGCAGAATTTCAATATCAAGCCGGAAATTATACTGTTGGAGAAGCAATAGTAAGCCCATTCAGAACAACTTATTCAGATATATAGGATAAAAATAAAATGTATGAAGATGTAATAGAAATTATAAATAATGGTAAAGATGTTAACAGTCGTGCTGGTATAACAAGTTTATGTAAAGATAGTTATGGCGATTTTTTCCATTTAGATAGTCCACTAACTATTCCAAATTCTAGTATAGTTCATTATGTAGAAGAAAGATATACATACAGATTTCCATTTAATTCAGGGACGCATGTTTATTAATGTCTGGCAAATTTCTAAGTCGTGGTGATTTTACTTATCCATCTTCGTTAATAGATGATTATGAGTGGATAGTAGATTCATTTATTGATGGTAGTCTTGGGGCAAATTGCCTATTAATTTATCCATCAAATTATAACGAATGTACAAATTGTCATTTAGATATAACAACTGGAAGATCTAATAATATTTATAAAGTTGGTGGTTCTACACCATTTGAAAACCACACCTTATGTCCTGTTTGTAATGGAGAAGGTAGATTAACTATTAATGTTACCGATAGTATTAATCTACGAGTTTATACTAATCCTAAAGATTGGCAAAAAACTGGTTTTAATATTAATTATCCAGAAGGTTCAGCACAAATAATAGGATATTGGACTGATTTTCCCAAAATACAGCGTGCAAAATTTATTATGATAAATTCTGATTTGTCTGGTTTTAAAGAATTTAAATATATTATAGCTAGCGAATCTTTGCCGTGGGGTTTAAGGGGAGATAGATATTTTGCTATGATGATTAAGCGTACAGGAGGAGATTAACTTGAAGTTTGGTTTTACCGTTACCAGTCAGAAGATTCAGTTTAGAGATTTTGTATTACAATCTTTAAAAGAAGAACTTACTGGCAAGTTGGGGACTATAAAAGATAAATTCAAGTTTATTGCTATTTCTATTATTGGAGAAGCAATTAGAAATTCTGAAACATATTCGTCAATTACTAATGGTATTTTGATGTACCAGTTAGGATTAACTTATCCTGCCGATAGAATAGAAAAAATAATAGAAACGTGGATTAACAATATAGATTGCAGAGTAGTAAAAAGATTAAGTAAGACAAAAGAAGGATTAAATTTTGAATTAGAATTAAATGCTATACAAGCTGATTTTTCAGACGTTTTAGATTTACCACAAAGTAGATATAAATCTTTTAATTCTAAAGGGATAGTTACTGAAATACCGTGGTTACAATGGTTATTATTAGAGGGTGATAGAATCATTGTAGCTAATTTTAAAGTTGAATATAAAACTAGTCCATTTTCTAGAACAGAAGAGGCTTTAATGGTAAAGACAGATATGCAAGGGTGGAAAGTTCCATCTGAATATTCTGGTACGATATCGTACAACTTTGTTACTAAGGCAGTGGATGATTTTAAAAATAAACTTCAAGACGCTTTATTATTAGAAGTTCAGAAAGCAATATAATGAGTTATCCAGATTATACAAAACTTAAAGGTATTACTCAAATAAATAAGGATTTTGTTACAAATAACTTATTATATGGAATTATAGATTTTTATAATTGGGGGCTTTTAGAGATTGGCGGATTTCAAAATATTACAAAAAATCCGTCTACTTCTGGAATTTACGGTGGAAATAAAGCTAGATTACATCCAGTTGAAGATGAAAGATATTCAGATGGTTGTGTGTGGGAAGGTTTTAGAACAAACTGGGTTTGGGAAACTGGTTTAGATTATAGTGTACAACCAATAAGGGTTTCTGGAGTTTGGGTTAGCAATATCTTTTATGATATATCTACTTCTGGATCTTATTCTCATTATGTAGATTATCCAAACGGTAGAATAATTTTTAATACAGCTATTTCAACAACAAAAATTGTAGAAGCCTCATTTTCTCCAAGGAATGTTTACATATTACCGTCAGAAGATAATATAATTAGATCTTTATTATTCGATAGTCATAGAGTTGATAGAAGTGATTATTTAACTTTTGGGTCTGGAAATTGGAACGGTATGAAATTTCAATTACCAGTTGTTGGTGTGGAAGTGTCAAAATCAACAACATTATCTCCATATCAAATAGGTGGTGGTCAAAATTGGTTTCAAGATGTTTTGTTTTATATTGTGGCGGATAATCCTAATGATAGAAATAATTTAAAAGATATATTTACAAGTCAAAATGATCGTCAAATTTTTATACCAAATCGTTCTATTATTAAAGAAAGTCCAAACTATCCACTAAGTTTAAATTATAAAGGTAGTCCGGTTCCATCCGCTTTACAATATCCAGATTTAATTGACGAAAACAGTGGATATAGGTGGGGTGGAGTTTATTTTAGTGATACACGGGCTCAAGATTTAGAATTACAAAATCCTAATTTATTTGGTGTCGTTGTTCGCACAAAAATACAAATTATTTTAGAAAATATATAAAGGGTGTATATTGGTGTAGGATAGTTAAATACTATATTAAGTACAAATAAAGGAGAATAACAGTGGGTGCTAATAAACGTGTATTTTATGCTATAGAAAAGGCTGGTATTGCACCATTAGGTAGTACCACATATACAAGTATTCGAGGTTTACAAACAATTGGATTAAATACTACATTTAATCTAGAACAAGTGATGGAGTTTGGACAAGCAACAATTTATGAAAATGTTGAAGGTATTCCTAATGTGGAAGCAACATTAAATAAAGTGTTAGACGGGTTTTGCCCAATGTATTTACTAGCTACTCAATCTGCTCAAGCAGCCAATTTGTTAGCTAGGGCAAATGCTTCTGCTTGTTCATTTGTTATTGGTATTTATAGTGACCAGCAATTAGCGGCTTCTGGTAGCGTATTAACCGCTGTTACATGTTCTGGTATGTATGTTTCATCTGCTTCTTACAAAGTTGGAGTTGATGGTAATGCTACAGAAGATATAACTTTAGTTGGAAACAATAAACTATGGTCTGGTAGTAATCCAACTATTAATGATACTGCTGGTGGTGCAGGCACTATCTTAACTGGTGATGATAGTCCATTGTCTATTACCGGGTCTGGCGGTGTTAATAGACGAGAAGATGTTTTAATTGGCTCACTTGGATCTATTTTCCCATCAGAAATTCCAGGAATTAGTTCTAGTGGATATTTAATTATAAATAGTGATGGTAGTTTACCAACACATTTACGAAGTATTTCTGTAACTGCTAATTTAGGTCGAGAAGATATATTTGAATTAGGTCGTAAGGGTAATTATTATCGTTATGTTAAAATTCCTGCCGAAGTTACTTCTGAAATAGGCGTATTATCTTCATCTGGCGATATGATTTCGGCACTTGAAGAAGGTGCGTATTCAGAAGGTGGTAGTTGCGGTCGTTACAATCTAACAAATCAGCGTATTGTTCTAAAAATGTGTGAAGGTTTAATTGTAGACGCTGGAGATAAAAACAAATTACAATCTGTTAATTGGAATGGTGGTGGTACTGATGGTTCAAACCAAGAATTAGTTTATAGTTATAGAAACTTTAACGATTTTATTGTTTATCATCCACAAGATCCAAACGCTGGAACTTCAACATTTCAATATCCTGGAGATTAATAATATTGGTGTAAATAAGAGTGAGGGGAATTTTCCTCTCACTCTTTTTTTTATAGGATTATTAGGATGAAAAAAGATAAGGATTATACATATCTGATATTTCGTATTTTATCTGGTAAAATTCCCGTACAATATAATTCTCAACAATTTTATATTGTTCAACCAGATTTTTCTCAATTAGCTCATTCAGAGTTAATATATCAAGAGTCATTATCTAAATCTTCTTTATTGGGTTGTTTAACTTATGAACAAATGTTGGACGAATTACTATATAATGATATATGGACTCCTCAATATCAAAAAGAATTAGATGATATCCCTCAAACTATTAGTGATATACAGATTGAATTATATAACGCATATGTTTCTTTTAGAAAACAGGATATTATTAGGAAAAAATTAGAAAATCTTAGAAAAAGAGCTACTGTTTTAAACGAAATATTAAACACACATTTTGTTTATACCGCTGAAGCCATAGCTAATTCAGAGCGTTTAAAGATGAATATTTATTATGGATTAAGAGATATAAACAATGAAAAAATAAATATTTCTTTTCCCCTTATTAATGATTCTTTTTTAAATAATGTTACGCATCAATATATTAATTCCAGGGTTGATAGTTTAGAATTAAGGGAAATTAGTAAAAGTCAAACTTGGAAATTAAAATGGTTAAATTATAAAGCTATATCTTCCTTTCCTATTAATACTAGTTTAATGACCGACGAACAAGAATTATTAGTTATGTGGTCAAGATATTATGATAATATTTTAGAAAGTACAGAAGTTCCGCCATCAGTTGTTATAGCAGACAATGATATGCTTGATGGATGGGCTACTTTACAAATGAAAAAGAATGAAAAGGAAAAATCTCAAATTGGAACAAACACCAACGCTAAAGAAGTATTTATAGTGGCTGATACAAAAGAAGACGCTCAAAGAATTCATTCTATGAACGATTCATATGCTGATATGATAAGAAAACAAAAATTAGCACTTGTTGCTAAAAAAGGCAGTATAGAAGATCAACATTTACCAGATTCTAGAAGGGAAATTATTTCTCAAGCAATGGAAAATGAAAGGAAAAAGATGAGTAATGGATAAATTAAACGACGTACAACTTGTTAAAATGCAAAAACAAATTAGAGAAGCTAATCAACAAAAGTATTTAGAAGCTTGTAGGAAAAGATTAGATACTATTATTTCCACAAAAATAAAAACTACTTTTATTGGTTCTATTGATGTGTTTGAAAAAGTTTTTGGTTTTTTATGGGGACAGGGAAAAAATGTAGAAGAATTATCAAAAGATGAATTAAAATTTTATCAGCTATTTCAAAAAGCTAGAACAGATATACTTAATTTAGGTAATACTCAATTAAGAGGAGCTAAAACGGAAATTGCTAATCAAACAATTAGTTGGAATAGATATCACACAGAATTTAAAGTTATAGGAAAACAGGAGAATTAATTATTATGAATCATATAAAGAAAGTTTTTAAAACTAAAATTGATGACAAAGAAGTAGAATTAGCTGTAAAAAGTCCAGACAGAGGAATTGCACAGGAAGCACAATTTCATTTTGGAAAAGTGTTTTCGCAAGCATTAAAAAATGGTGCTATTCTTAAAACTCGTCTTGAAGATTATATGAAAGAACAAGGTGTTTGGAATAAAGAAAAACAAAAAGTATTAGATAAATGTAATAGAGATATTTCTGACGGATCGTTAAAATTACAAAGAGGCGGAATTAAATTAAGTGAAGCTAAAAAAATAGCTCTTGAAATTCGTGACGCAAGAAATAAGCGTTTAGAAGTTTTATCTGAAAGAATGGTGTTAGAAGCAAATACTGCTGAAGGTCAAGCAACTAACTCAAGATTTAACTTTATGGTATCTAAATGTTTGGTGTATAATGATTCTGGAAACCCTGTTTTTAAAGATTTTGACGAGTTTTTAGAACATATTACTGATGATTGTGTTGTTAAAGCATGTGAATTATTATCTTCTATTCTTTGGAATTTAGATGAAAATTTTGATAGAGATTTACCAGAAAATAAATTTTTATTAGAATGGAAATTTATTGATAGTGAATTACGACTAATTAATAAAGATGGTCATTTAGTAGATTATGATGGTCGCCTTATTAATAAAGACGGAAGATTTGTTAATGAAAAAGAAGAACTAATAGATATTAATGGGAATTTAATAACCGAAGAAGGTAATTTAGTTATAGATAGTAAGCCATTTTTAGATGATGATGGGAAACCAATAAAATCATCTAAATAATGTATAGATAGTTAAAACGGATAGGTTAAACCGGATAGAGTAAATGTTTATTCTGATGGTTTAACCTTTTTTTATACTTAAAGGTAAAAAATGGCAAAAGAATTTGTATTAACAACTAGACTTAGACTTTTAGGTCCAGAAACAGCACAAATTGATTCTGTTTTAAATACTATTACTGATAGAATTCGTGCTAAAACAGTAAGTTTAGGTGTTGTTATTGATCCTAATTCTATCGCTATGGTTTCACAGTTAAATAGTCAATTAAAAGCTACTGTTGGAACTATGAATCAATTGAAATCTACTGGTTCTACAGTATCAAATTCTTTTAGTACTATTAGTAATGCTGTTAATCAAACTACTGTTGCAACAAAAAAAGCTACTAGTTCTCAAAACGAATTTAATAGTTCAATGGAGCAATTTGGACATTTATCAGCGTTGGCTATTCGTAGAAACCTTGCTTTTACAATTACTGCTTTTGCCGTATATGGAGTTGGTCGATCATTACATACTGCTGTTGGCGAAGCTATTATGTTTGATAGAGAAATGGTTAAATTAAGACAATTATCAAGTGAAAGCGATGTCGTTTTAAAAGGGGTGGAAAGTACTATTTCTCAATTATCTATGTCATTAGGAGTGTCTTCTAATGCCCTTATTAAAACTAGTAATACATTAATTCAGGCTGGTTATAGTGTTGGTGATACTAAAGTAATGATGGACGCATTAGCAAAAACCACTCTTGCTCCAACATTCGGAGATATTAAAAACACAACCGAAGGATTAATTGCTATTTTACATCAATTTAATTTAAAAGCATATCAATCAGAACAAATTTTAGGTTCTATTAATAAAGTTGCTGCTGATTATGCTATGGAATCTTCTGACGTTATTGAAGCCGCTAAAAGATCTGGTAGTATTTTTTCTTCTTTGGGGGGGAATTTTAATGAGTTCATTGGTATTTTGACAGCGGTTAGACAAACAACTCGTTTAACTGCTGAAACTATTGCCACTGGTATGAATACGATATTTGCTAGAATGCAACGTCCGGCAACTCTTAGAATGCTTGAAGAATTGGGTATTAAATTACAGGATGTAAACGCCGCTGGTCAAAAAATGTTTGTTGGACCAATGGAATCTATCCGAAGAATTAGTGATGGATTAAAAAACATTGATCCTAGAACAGAATTATATTCTAAAGTTATAGACGAACTTGGAGGAATTCGTCAATTAAAAGTTGTTATTCCTATGATTAGACAAAGAGTATTAGCCGAAGAAGCTATGCAAAAATCTATGGATGGAACTAGTAGTTTGTCAAAAGACGTAGTTGAATCCCAAAAAGCATTAAGTATTCAATTTGATAAAGTTAAAGAAAAATTCTTAGATATGACACGAACATTTGTTGAAGGGGGAACTTTTCGTAGTTTAGCTACCGGTGCTATGACTTTTGCAAGGGCTTTAATTGATGTGGCTAATGCTTTACAAACAATAGCTCCACTATTAGCTGTTTTAGGTGGGGTTTCATTAGTTAATTCTGGTTTTAAATTTATGGGAGGACAAGGATTTTTAAGAACTTTTACAGGCAAAAAAGCCGCTACTGGCGGTATGATTCCTGGAACCGGAGATACCGATACTGTTCCTGCCTTATTAACTCCTGGTGAATTTGTAATAAGAAAGTCTGCTGTTAAGGCTATTGGCAGGGGTCCACTAGAACAGTTAAATAGGTATGCAAGTGGTGGTATAGTTACAGGCGGAAGATATAATTATGGTGTTAAAGATCCTGATTTTATTGTCGATTCTTCTGGAATTATACAAAAAATTAATTTACCAACCATAATTTCTCAGCCAAAGGTTTCTACTGATAGTTTAATTAATAAAAAAAGATATAATAATAATCAAGATATTATAAATAGAGATATAGCTATACGTTCTCAGATTAATAGTATTTCTAGAACTATATCAATGATGAATAATACAAAAATGTCTAAGAGAGATTTAGACAGATATGTAGTAGAAAGTGGTCAAGCCAGTGATTATATTACGTCTAGTGGGAAAAGCGATTATAGTAAATCTTCTGGGTGGTTTGGTGGATTAAAAAGATTAGCCATTGAAGAAGAACAAAGAAAATATGGAGATTTTAGTAATTCTCCTTATTTATCTAATACTCCACAAGCTCAAACTAGACAAAGACGTGGATTTTTTAATAGTATGGGCTTACGTTTAAAGCAGTTTGGACGCAATATGAATTTTGTTGGTGGAAATGTTCCTACAATTAATACTTCTGGAGGTGTCTCACAATCTATAGGTGGTGGTAATGGAACATCATTATCTGGTGGTGGTTTTAGTGGCGGTCGTGCTATGATGGTTGGTTTAGGTTTATCTATGCTATCATCTGTTGGAACCGCTAATATTTCTAACGAGAACCCTAGAGCTAAAGGTGCTTTTGCCGGTCTTTCTACTGGCTTAGCAACCACTGGAAGTATCGCTATGATGAGTGGAGGAAATCCAATTATTTTAATTGGTGCTGCACTTGCTGGATTAGCTCATGGTGTTTATGCTTATACTCGTTCTATTAAAGAAAGTAATGACGAATTAAAAAGAGTAGATATAGAAAAAAGTTTTATAAATTTAACAAAACATTTAGAGAGTTTTCAAAAAAGTGGCAAATGGACTTCTGAAGGTGGAGAGTCATTAAACACTGCTGTTAATAAGGTACAACAAAGAATATCTGAGTATCAATTAAAGTTTTCTGATAAAACTATTGATAAACAAGCTGTCCTTGCAAGATATGGTGCTGGTTCTGATTTTATGGGTGCTGCTGTTCCAAAAGGTAATTTTTTAATGTCTGGAGATATAGAAGAATTAACAAAAAAATATCAAGAAAATAAAGATCAGTTTACTAAAAATGGAACACTAGATATTGTTAATTCAGATATTGAAAGAAGAATTGCTAGTGGTAGTATTAAAAACATTAAAGATTTAGGGAATTTAAAAGACGTAGGAGGTGCATATAAAGAAATATTTTTAACCAAACATATGACTGCGGAACAACGTGCTGGTGCTGAAGGGCTTAAATCTCAGGGTTTAAATGCAGATATTATATACAACGAAGTTTTTCTAAATCAAAAAAAACTTATAGATTTTCAAGTCCAATATACTCAAGCAGTAATTAAAGCTAATAACGCTGTAGAGTATTCAATAACACGTATTAATAATTTAGCAGATTCTTTTTCATATATTACTGAACAAGCTGAATATTTTGATAATAGATTAGAGCGACTTTCTGATGTAATGTCCACTTCTACAAAAACTTACAAAGTAGATACTTATGGATCTTCAACATTAAAATATCCTAATATTAATCCTGCTGGTGCTGCCAGTATGGCTAATACTTTATTGGGTGGCGGTCAAATAGCATCTATTGGACAACAAGCAACTTTAATAAAGGGTATATTACCTGGAATTATAGAACAATTAGGAAAAGAAAATAAGATACAGGGAGCGGAAGGTGCTGCTAATACTGGTAGTGAATTATTTAATCGTTTATATGTAGAATTAGAAAGAGTACTTCCAGGTCAAAGTATTAATAGAGATTTACTTACAACGGTTACTAATAATATTGAAAAATCTATTTCTTCGGGTCGCCAATCTGATTTTGGTGCATTAACTCATAATCCACAAGAATTAGCTAAAAGGGGTACTGAAGGCGTTATAGATAGTTTTAATGAATCCTTATTAAAATTAGCTAATCAAATTGAAAAAGCCCAATCAAAATATATGGAAATTCTAAATGAAGGAAATAAAATACGTGATAAAATTACGGAACAAAGAGAAGTTACTTTACAAAAAGGGTTTGGGTTTACTGCTGAAAATCGTAAAACTGGATATGAATTAGGATTAATAAATTCTCAGTTTGTGACACCAAACGAAGCCAGAAGTAACTTTGCTATTACTCAGCAAAATTTGGGTGTAAAACCAGGACAAGAAAATAATGTTAATTATATAACTAGTAGGATGAATGCTTTATCAGAATCTACATCACAATTAGACCTTGCTTTTAGATCAATACAATATGATCCTAAAAATATTGGTGAAGCTGAAAAATTAGCACAGCAAATTAACAATAATAATGCTGTTATGGCTGATTTTAATAAAGCCCTATTAAATTGTGCAAATAGTACTGAGGTTTTATCTACAATTCAAGGAAGATTAGGAGAATTAGAAAAAGCTAGAAGTGCTGCCTTTGGAGTGTGGATGGGTAAATTAGGTATGACTAGATCAGAAAGAATTAAAGCTGAAAGAGAAGATGAAGTTAGAAACCGAGTTTTTAAAGAAGGAATTAATCCTGAAAGTTTAAGTATTAGAGAACAAAATATGTTGTCAAGATCTTTAGGTAGAACTGGAGGATTATTAAATAATACTAATCCTCAATGGACTAATGAACAAGCGATGAAGTCTATGTTTAATAGAACTAATCAATTACCTCAAGAACAAACAAACTTATATGGGCAGAAAAAAAATGCAGAATCAGATATTATTAATGCTAACAAAGCTATTGAAGGAAGATATGGAAAAGCATATATAGAATACAATCAAATGCTAAAAGCTAGATCTGGATTTATTCAACAGAATTTGCAATCACAACAGGCAACATTTAATATCGCGGAGTTTAATGTGGGTGTAGGTAATTTTTCTTCTGCTGTAAACAATTTTGTTACTAAAGGGGATGAAATTGCAACCAAGTTAGCTTCTGCAAAAGATATGAATGTAACCGCAACACACAAAATAGAAGTTAATGTTTTAGGTCTTGCTGGAATTAGTGACGTTATGCAAAAGATTGCAACCGATGCGGTTAATAAGGCACTTGGAATGAAGAACAAGGCATTAAATCAAGATAAACCTGCGTCTATGGTGAGTTAATATGGCTATTAGAAGTTGGTCAAATTTTACTGTAGATGAATTTGGTAGTTTTACAACTACTGAATGGGATGGTTTTTTACTAGATCCAACAAGTGGTGTTTATGATGGATACGAAGGATATGTTTATGGGACCGGATATATTGAAGGAGATTTTTATACATCTAAATTATTAAGCGGAAATATTGCTGGAACTGGATATTTTAGTTCCGATATTTCTTTAGATAAAAATTTTGGCGGTGTTTGTTCTGGAGAGGTATTTTTTGAATCTTTTATGGAAATTAATAGGCAATTTGAGGGAAATATTAGTGGGTATTTGAATATTTTAGGTAATTTCAAATTATCTGATAGTGGCAGTTTAGCATTAACGACATATTGTGTTATGGAACAATATGATTATATATCATTATATATTAATTCTAATCCTTTAATTGCCGATAATCAAATTCCATTATTTTTATGTAATTATAATTCATATAATAATCTTGACCTTATAATTAAAGGCGATGGAGATATTCAGGGATCTATACCATTTGATGATTATATAACATTATTTATTGGAAATAACCATTTAATCAATAATTCATTTTCCCTATTTATAAAATCATATATAGAATCTACAACGGGAAATTTAGATATGTTTATAAAATCAGCAAATGTTGTAAGTAGTGGGTTGGATTTATTAATAGGTTCTTCATCAGATGAAATAAACTACAATTTATCATTATTTTGTTATGGATATTAATTATGACAGTTATATATGATGGCAAAAAAATAATTCCAGCACCATTAGTAGATATTAGTAAAGAATATACTAAATCTAACGATGGAACTATTATTGGTGCTAATTTTACTATTACGCTAAATGGTAAATTGTTTCCATGCAAAGGTTCTCCAAAAATAGACGGAACCTTTTATGACGGTGCTGGATATCCAGCCGACGAAACTACGTCAGACACTTTTCAAGCTTTGATGCAAAAAACAGACGCTTTACGTCGTCTATTTAGTAATCACGGTAGGGCTTTAGAATTTCAATCTTACTATGGTAGTAATCCAATAAAATGTTATCCAAAAATTAAAGATATAAAATTTCCAGAAGGACAATGGGTAAATGTGTTACCTTATACAGTTACTTTTGAAGCTCCGTTTGTTTATGGTGCATTAATAGGAGATAGTGAAGATTTAGGAAAATCAGAATTTTTTGGTTTAAATGGAATTAAGCTTTTATTATTAGATGCTAGTGAAGACTGGAGTATTGAAGAAAACGAAGCAATATATGATATTGCAACGAGACATCCGACTTATAAAGTTTCCCATAGTATTAAAGCTGTAGGAAAAGACGCTTTTGATGGAAGTGGAAGTTTAGGTAAAGGATGGCAACACGCCAAATTATGGGTTGATTCTAAGTTAGGATTAAATAATACTGATTTAAGTTACAATGATTTAAATATGCCGATTTGTTATAATGGTTTTAATCACATTAGAGTAAATTCTTTAGATAAATTTGGTGGTTCTTATACTGTTAATGAGGCGTGGATATTAGCAAGCGGTGGGGCTACTGAAGACTTTAGTGTCTCACTTAAAAAATCCACAGAAAATAATCTAAATGTTGTTACTGTTGATGGTTCTATTAACGGTTTAGAACAAAGGTCTTTGGATTATTCTAATATTTTATGTACTAAATGGGGCAACGCTTTATCAAGATGGAATATATTATATGGTAGCGGTTTAAGTAATACAATTTACAATAGGGCTTTAACATATGTTGGATTGACGTGGCTTAATCCAGAACCTTTAAATACAACAATTGGAAAAAATCCAACAATAGGAACCATAAGTTATTCTTTTGAATATAATGATAGACCATCCAGGTTTATTACAAATTCATTAGCCGAAAGTATTCAAATACACAATACTTATCCAGCCAATGTTTATGCTAAAATTCCCGTACTTGGTAGGGTTGCTGGTCCAGTATTACAAGATATTGGAAGTATAACAGAAAGAAGAAGGTCAATTTCTATTGAAGTTGTTATGCCAATTTATAGTGGTACTTTGCCAAATACTGTTGTTGGTATGACGGAAATGATTAATGCTGCACCCACAGGACAAATCAATATTTTAATACAAGCCTGTTATGATGGATTAAAAAATACATATGCCCAGGTTTTTAAAGATGAAGATAGCGATGATTGGAATCCTTTTAATGGACATTATACTAGAAATACTGCTTGGACGTATCAATAATACAATGGAAAATAATATATAATGCCTACACTAGACTCTACTATAATTGGACCTTTTACACACACATTATTTTTAGGTGCTAGTATTACTAAGTTTTCAGCCAACATTGGTTGGAATAGTAGTCCTAGTGAGGTTACTATTGAATTGGTAGAAGATACTAAGCCTGGAATTAAAACATATTATAATGGTTATGGAAATTCTTGCGTTCACAGTGGACCAGACAGATTTAATCCCCCCGCTTTAGGTTCGCCGGTATATTTTAAATTTGGTGTTTTTGAATTTATGGGGATTTTACAAAACTGGCAAGAAAGAGATGGGTCGGACGGAAAACTCTATACAGTAAAAATAAATAGTCCACACGATATATTAGAGGGGACACATATACTATTAGACGCTTATAGCGGTCCCGTTTATAATATTCCTAACATTATTAATGTTTTTGGATATCTAGAAAGTTCTGGTACTTATTTAAGTCCAACAAAACCAATTAATGTTGATGATGAAGTTGAAGCAATAGTTGGATATGAAATCTCTACAGGTTTTGGTGGTGCTAGAAAAAATTCTGTTGGAATTCCTTGGATAAATATTAGAGACTCTTTATCTAACATTATCAACAATATGACTTTTGGAGATATTCAAAAAAGTAGTTGGAATATATCTAAAAGAGAAGATAATAAATATGGAAGTTGTTTAGCTTTACGTGACCATACATATATTTTTGACGTTACTTCATTACCAGTTTTAGATAATTCCCTAAGATTTAGTGAAGAATCTCTAACATTATTAGATTTAATTACCAAAGTATGTGAATATTGTGGGGCAGACTTTTTTGTTGAATTGGTTTTAGTTGCAAATCCGACTATGACAGGGGCGATTTATAGAACATCTAATACAATTGATGATAATCCTTATCCAGAAGGGTCTGTGTATTGGGCTAATTATTTTGCGGGGCACATTCCAACCGACGGTGTTTTAAAATTTGTTAAAGTATTTCCTGTTACTAGATTAGACCAACCAGCACCCGCTCAATTATTAGATTCAAGCATAGGCTCTCCCGTCACGCTAAGGCTAGACAATCTAGGGGCTATTACCTCTGCTATTAATAAATATGCTATACCAATGTCTAATCGTAATCGCGGATTAGAATTTAGAAACGAAACCACAAATTGTTTTCTTGTTGGAGATTATAGAGAAGATATATGGCAAGTATTTTGTGATAGCGGTGTTGAAGTTGGTATTCCTACTGGTATTATTACTGTTTTAAATGGAGTACAAATTAGTGGTGTTAGATCATATCGTAATGGCAATATATATGACGATGCCATTTTTCCATATTGGGGGAAAAACGATGATGGTGTACCAAATTATTCTGAAAAGTTAGCAAGTGAGCATGTAGTCACCTTAGATTTAAAAGGTAAGTTTGATGAACGCCTGACTGTTAAAATATTACAATATTGTGATAATGGCTTATATATGTTAGGTGCATCAGAAATGTCAGCTTTATTAACTGGAAGTAAGGATGTATGGGAGGCTATTGTACAAGGGAAAAATTATCCATATTCAACACAACAAAAATTATACATTGGAGAAAAAGACAATGATGGAAATGTCATAAGTAAGGGTATTGGATATATTAATGCTTTTGGTGCAAATGAATGGTTTGGAAAAACATTGTGGTTAAAAAATGGTAAAGGTAAACCTTATTATGTTCATATGACAAATAATGAATCTGCTTATAATGCTGGCTTAATTTCTGCCGGTGGCATAAGTGAAGATTTTGTTAGTATGGAAGATACAATATTTGAATATTTAAAAAGTATTGTCAGTACATATTATGGTAAAAAATTTATGGTAAAACTACCAAGTGATGCTTGTGGTATAGTGTTAAGTGATGAACCATTTTCTATTAAAACTAACTATGATGTTATTGATTCTGCATGGACTAATTTTGATACAGTTTTAGGATTAAATAATAACGAATTACCATTGTCTATTTTTAAGAATGAAGAAGATGGTAAAATACAATGTTTTGTACATGTTCAAGCACCTACTGGTTCTGTAGATTTAAGTATGTTGAGCAAAGAAGATTATTATTTAAGAACTGGTGGTGATGGATATATAAAAGCAGATGTTGAAGAAATAGTTTTTATAGATATTAGTGGAATGAATTATCCTAGAGCGGTAATATCATTACCACAACCAATTTTCCCATTTGATATTTTTCTACAAAAAAATACAATAACTGGTGATGTGTACGTTAAACGAGACTGGAGAAGTGCTGCAAGTGATGAATTAGGTGTTAGTTTAATATTTGGTCCGGGGCAAGATACTGCTAATACTTATCCATTTATGCCATTTCCTTTAACTCCTAATGCTGTAGCGTTGCCATTAAGAAATAATATGGCTTGTTATGGTCCGTGGTATGCTAATAATGGTAATATTGGAGCTATAGGCAAAACTGAATTTATAAGAGATACTAATTTAGTTCCATGGAATTTTGGAAGTGACGAATTAATGAATGTTGCTGGACAAACACAGGTATCATCTAGAATAATGCAACATCAACTTTCAGAAGTTGGCGGATTTACTATGCCTGGTGCTCCAATTATTAGTTTAGGAAGAACTATTATTAATAATGGTCCACAAGTAACCAATTTAGATGTTTCTGTTGGTAGTGACGGTGTTCAAACTACTTATCAAATGAGAACATTTACACCTAACTATGGTAGTTTTGCTAAAGCTAAATTAGATCAAATGTCTAAAGTTGGTAAGGATAATTCAAAATATTCTAGAATGTTACAACAAGCACGTTATGATGAAATTGTTAATAGGAAGAATGTTAATGTTGCGGGAATTAGTGTTTGGAGTAAATCAGATAGGTTTTCTAGGTCATCTTCAAGTAATTTTCTTACCGCCTCTGCTGAAAAAGCATATATTCCTAATGGGTCATACTATAATAACGAAGGAGTATATGTTGAAGGTGTTGGATTAGTTGATTGGACAACATTTAATGGTAGTGGTGAATTAGTTGAAACTAGTGGAGTTTCTAATGTTGTTGTACAGACAGATTTGAGAAAGGGAATTCCAGATTTATGTGGTCACGATAATAATATGTATTTAAAGAAGGCTGGAATTGAACAGATTGGGTTGTTTAGACCGTACACAACACTTTCTGGTTCCCTATCTAATATGGCTGAAATGCCTATTTCAACAGTAGTGGAAGGTAGTATCAGCGGGTGGTGTCCAGATGGTACTTATACAGATACAACAAATAATAATATTTCCCATTTTGGTATTCCTCCTCTTTATTCTGGTTATTTTCCACCTATTTGTGCTACTACCCTTAATCCATTTTTAGTTCCAGTTTCAGGAAAAACTCGTGGGGGATGGCAATTAACTTCTGGAGTTGATGCTGCCGGTCATGATATAGACTATGTTGTTAGAGATAGCGGTTTTCCATCTGATTTAGCTATTCTTCCTACTAATGATTATAGTCAATATGATTGGTATAGGGCTGTTGGATTTAAATTACCAATGGTTTTAGTAGGTTGGGGATATGATATTGATGGGCGTCCTGTTCCTAATGCTAAAGTAGATGCTTCCGGAAGAGGAATGACACAATATTTTGAAGATGATTGGTTAAGAAAACCACAAAATTGGAAGGCTGGTCCATTAGATGTAAGATGGGATCAAGAAAGGGGTGTTTGGGCACCACCACAATTACAAACCATGGTAAGAATTCAATGTACTCAAGATTATAATGATTCTAGGGAAACTTTTAGAGCAGAAATGCAAAATATTCCTAGTGGTTATGCTTATGATAAAGATGGAAATAGATTACAATATCCTTGGATTGAAGTTTACAACCCATGGAAACAAGCTATTTGTAGCGGAATGGTTGGGTGGGCATATTATAATCCAAACTTAGACATTGCTAGTAATGGATATAAATTATCTAAACACCAAAAATATGAATTAGTCAAAATTGAATCTCCTATTGCTACTCTTTATACTACTGGTGGTGGTAGTGGTACAATATATTCATTAACAATGTCTCCACCAAATGCTAGTGTAGATTTATCTAGATGGCACACCGTCAAAATATTGAATGCCCCAGATGTTAGTGGTTATTATATTACAGCACAATTAACAAGTATATTAGCAGATATTAATCCAAGTTTAAGTGGACACTTAGTTTTTGTTCCAACCGATTTTCCAACTCCTATTGAAGGGGCAAGAATGATTTCTGCTTTAGAAGCTAGGTTTGATAGAACCGGAGATATAAGAACAATTAGAAATTCTTTAAATGTTGCTGTTGGATTTAAAGTTAATATTCAATGGAATGGTAATGAGTGGATTACTGTTAATACTGAAGGTTACAACACCCCAATATTAGGATTATAATGACTACTGCTAGTGGATATCATCGTTTTGATTCTTCATTAACAGGACTATTAACTATTTATAGTCTTGGTGATAATGATCCAATTTATAAAAACGATTTGTGGTTTCAGTGTAATGGAATACCTTTGATGGATTCTTTTGATTTTCCAAGCGGATTTAATTATACTAATCCGTCAACTGGATTATGGAGGGTTGATTCTGGAGATTGGAAAGTTGTAAAACCTGGAAGTGGTGACGGTGATGGAGTTTTAAGAACCAGTGATGCTGGAGCTAGTATTTCTTTTTATAATAATTATCCTAGTCCCGGTTGTTTTTTTGGAACATGTGTTATTAGTTATGTAGACAATGATTTACCAACTAATGGAAGTAGTAGTTATGAAAGAACACTATTTAGTATTAATAATTTAGATTGTAAATTATTAGGACACGATTTATATGCACAATATATAAATAAAAATAATAGTAATATATTAGAAGACCCAGAAGATGAGTCTACTTTGGTTGCAGCGTTGATTTCTAGAGATACTGGTGCTGCCATTGGTGTTGGTTTAGGATATTTAAGCCAAGGAATACTTTTAGAGTATCAACAATGGAATAGCGAAAGATCTTTTTTGACTATACGTACTATATCTGAATCACATTACTTTACTAATAATGTTAATTCATATAAAGAACCAGTACAAGAAAATTTTAATTTTGTAATTGGAGATGGCTTTGTTCATCCTAGTGGATATTTTACTATTAAAGAAATAAAATATACAAAGCCTGCATATAATGGACAAAAATATAACCCAATATTTAATGATGGTTCTACATATAGTATACATAATTCTTATAGTGATAGTAAAATATATCGACCGATTAATTATAAAATTGGACCAAATTATGGATTATTAGACAGTGGAAATAATATATCTGCTATTGAAGTTACTTTAGGCGGTTTTTCAGATGTTACTAATCCACACCCTGGATTAAAAGGGTTTTTTACTCACGGTGATTGGACGATAGTACCAACAATTATGGGAAATAGTACTGGACAATGTATAAAATTCGGTGAAGAAGAAGAACTTTCTGTAAGAATAGATCCTGTTTGTTCAATTAGCGGTGGAGTTGGTGCAGGAGGATTTTATTTTAATGGGACAGAGGGGGAAATGTCTTCCCACACTTATTCAGAAATACCTGGATGGCTTCCGTGTACTGGCATATATATGAATGTGAATTATATACAATCTGCTGTAGCGTTCGTTCTTAATTCAGATGGCACAGTAAAAAATGTTACCTTGCCGGTTTCAGGAGATATCGTTAGAGTTACACTAGTTTCCAGTGGGGATTGTTATTATAGTCACGGCGTATTATTAGATAGTGATACTAAAGAACAACTTACTTCAGTAGATGAATTGTTGATTGGAATGGTTGTTGTTCGCCCTGGTCGTGGTGGATGTACGGAAGAATGGGTTTTAGATTGTTATAATCCACCAGCTTATCCACACAAACTGGTTAGAAAAAACTGTTGTAATCCTGTCGCTACTGGTAGGTGTGATGATGACTTATGTAACTATGGTTTTCCTGGAAGTATTGCGTATTATTCTTATTTTGGTAGTTATTTAGGAACACCTATTACTGATAGTATATACGCTTTTCCCGGATTAGCTGCTCAAGTTAATGGTACTCATATAGTTCCATTTAGTGGTTATAGTGTTGGTATATCTAGTTTATTAATAGCTAGCGGTCAATCCGACAATCAATTTTGTTGTATTCCTAATAATAGTTGTGTTGATCAACATATATATTTACACGTTTACTTACAAAATAATGTATCAAGTGCTACTGCAAATGTAAATACAGGAAGTATCTCAAGAAATATAGATGTCATATTAGATGCTACAAATACAGATTTGTCTTTTTTTGACAATTCAATTTTTACTAATGTAAGTTTTTTTAAAACGTATAGTAGGACTGGACCATATTTAGAATTAACTGATAGTTCAAGAAATTCACCTGTTTATTTTACATTTGATGGTACTTCTGTTTCAATTCCATCTTTTAGATATATAACACCATCTAAAGAGGTAGAATTTCCCGCAGCAACAATTGAAATTCCATCTGGTGTTTTTGGATATAACAATATTCGATTTCAAATTTTTGGTATGGTAGATAAAGCAGAAGATGATTTTGGTATAATAAAGGGATTTTATACATCATTTTATAGTGAGGGTGGGCTTATGCCACCCAGTTCTTTAGTTCGTTTGGTTTCATTTGAACCAGATAGTTATGAAGCATTGTATGAAGAAACTGGTGGATATTTAGAGTGTTATCCAGATCCTTTGGTATCAGACGCTCTTTATACATCCCAATATATTGATGGATATGCTCATGGAACTTTTAGAGTTGGAACACCATATACTACTTTATCTAATGATAAATTGTCTATTTATGTTAGCGGATTAAAATATTATGACAAAAATAATATTTGGCATAAAAATTTGCCAACATGGTATGATATTCCAGTTAATCTAGCTACTGGTATTCATAAGGTTTATATGAATGAAGACAATGAATTTACAACGGGTTCAACTAATTCATATAATTTAAGTGTTGATAATAGTAGTTTCAACACTGAAGATCATATTGCTATTTGTGATTTAGTAATAAATGATAGAATAACTAATGTAAGTGGATTATGTATTACACTACAACCATATCAAGATAAATTAAATTATAGATTTTTGAGTCCTATAGACGCCGCTAGATTCATAGTATTTAGTGGTTGTGGCATTCAGGATATATATTCTACACACACATATTCTTCAAATAGCAATTATCCTTATAATTTATTATATGAAAGTATTTCTGGAATTCCTATTACAGTATGGACTGGTTCCGGTAATAATGATAGTGTAAAATATTTTAATAGTTCGGTTTGGGATATTTCATACAATATAAGATCAACTGGTACATATTTTCATTGTGGATATAGAAAAAGATTATTAAATTATGATGGATCAATTAATAACACGTATGATTATTATGATACTAATTTAGTTAACGACCCAGCATCAAAAAGTATTATAGGTTTTCCTATTGCAACATGTTATTTATCTAACGGTAATTTAAATGTTATTGATGACAGAGAACAGTGTAGTAATATTGAAATTTTTGGTATTCAATCTGGATTTCCAGATTGGGGTAATTTTAATCAAGTCTATAAAGATACATATCAAGGCGGTTATAGTAGATACTACGAATGGAATTTATTAGACATTTCATGTATTAGAAATTCTGGAGATATGGAATTTATTGTTGACTATTCTAAACCAAGAACTGTTTCTGCTAATAAACGAGCTTCTCCATCTTATTATGATTATTGGGTTGAAAACAAAAAATATACAGAGTGTGATTTACCTAAAAAATTTACTATGCCAATACAAACTGGAGTTTATTCAATATACTATAATAATAGTGGAATAATGAATTTAATTTTTGGAGAAAATATTCCTCCGTCTAGTTTATCAATGATTAAATTTGAATTTGTTAGAGAACGTAGTTCGTATCCTAGTTTAATTTATAATAATGATGCGTTTTATCCTTACATAGGATATTCTATTACTAATGAATATCAACCATTAGATAATTCTACTTTTAATAATTTACAATTGCGTAAAAAATATAATGCGGCGGCAGTAAGTCCTGGTGTAAGTCCAAATCGTTTTTTCCAATATTTACAAGGAACAAATCCAACATGTCAAGTGACGATAGTTCAAAATTAATACCAGATTGTATGGAACAGGTTGGTATTAATCAATATAAATGTAAGAAATTAGGTTTTGTTATTCAGACTAATACTTTGCCTATTCACTGTACACTGTGCGGTTCGGTAAAAATGCCTAGTGTGTTAGATATGGCTAAAAATGCTACTAAAGCCGCCGTTAATTTTGTTAAAGATGGATTTAAAAGAGTCACAGAAGAACAATACAAAGAAAGAATTGAACAGTGTAATAAAAACGAATGCGGTCAATTTGTAAATGGAAGGTGTGCTAAATGTGGGTGTTTTCTTACTTTAAAAGCTTGGGCACATAGCGAAGAATGCCCTTTAGGGTTTTGGAAAAAATTAGAGAATTAAAAGATGGTGTATATGTTATTGGAAGATATAATATAAATAGGAGATTAAAAATATAATGACCGCACAAGTTAATTTTTACGCTAATCCAAATTCAGATTCTTTTAATTTAAAAATTAGTGGGTCTGGACTAGGTTTTTATGGAAATGCTGGTTTTGGTGCTGCTGTAGCGGTTGGTTCTTGGAATGAAAGGACATATATTACCGATCCTAACGGTGTTGTGCAGGGTGCAGAAGCCCAAAATGTTAAATGGGTGCATCCAAACAGTGGAGTATTAGGGCAGACCGGAAGCGGAATTTCCCTTCTTAATATTCCCAATTATCAATCAACCCTAGAAATAAGATTTACTAATGATGCCGCTGTACAAGTTGAAAATGCAACCGTTTATATCTATGATAGATATAATATAGCAAACCCCGCTTCTGGGGTGACGTGTAAAGTGGCAGAAATACTACATCCCTCAATATTGCAAACGGATGTAGGTTCGGGGGATTCTAGTTGGATTACATCAACTTTGGATGGTGCGGTTGTTCCCATTTCGTTAGCTAATTCTCCTGGTGTTAGTGGGTTTTATGCCGGAAGTGGAAATAGTTCTACAGAATCTAGTCTTGAGCATTCTTGGTATTGTGCAATTTCTTGTAGTCCAGACAGTGTAGGATCTAAAACTAATTTTGGTTTATATTTTAGTTGCGAATATTTATAATAAGTCTTTTAAGTTGTTATTACCACGTTTTGGTATAACTGTTAATATTTCTTCGTTGGTTAGATTAGATTTTTTTATTATACGATAATATAAAGTATGATAATTTTTAATTTTGCATCTTATATCTCTAGTCCATTCAGCAACAGTTTTAGTATCTCCAAAAGCTGTTATTAATTTATTATTATTTTTATTATTTGCTTGTATATAAGTATCTACAAGTCTACAATTAGATGGTTCATAATTACCATTATTATCTATACGATCAATTGTTAAATTCTTATTAAAATTATTTTGTATTGCCCATTCATAAAAATTTTGAAAACTATCTTTCCATTCTTTACAAACTATAATATTTTTATACGTTCTACTTCTTAGTGTTGATGGTTTATTACATCTATTATTCATTTCACGCCATCTTTGATATAACATTGTCCTATATGGCATTTTATTTCTAGGTTTACTTCCTATCCTTTTCCCGCTTTCTATTCTTAAACATCCACAACTTTTCGTTTGACTTGTTCTAATATTTCTATATAAAACTTTTATTTTATTTCCACACGCACAATTACAAAACACAAAATAAACACTTCCAGTTCTTTTATTAATATGTATTAATTCATAAGATTCTATCGTTAGTCTTTCAAAAATTTCTCCAATTTTTGGTATATATTTACGTTTCACTACTCATTTACTCCCTTTTCTTTATTCCATTTTAACCAACCTTTATTATTTAACCATTTTGTCTTTCCATCTTCACCTTCCTCCCTACGTTTGGGGAATAATGTATCGCCCTTTTTGTGGCATCCAAAAGATAATCGAGCACCACATTTTTGGCAAACTAATTCGTAGAATTTATCCTCATCCTTATTTTCACGTACTACAAATTTTATGTCATTAGACTTACATTTATCACAACACTTTTCGCCAAAAACCTCTTGTGCTTCTGCTAAAGCCTTAAAAACATCCTTTTGATTTCTTTCTTCAATTTCAATTAATAGCTCTGGACGTACACGAAATGATATTTTCATTTTAATTCTTCCTTCTTAAAAAATCTTGTTTAGTAAATTTACCGCTCGCGTATCTTTCTGATAACTTCTCAAAATTTCTTTGTTTAACTTCTTCAATATTAATACAATATGTGTGACAAACATATAGTAATGCCACTAGAACTTTTGATAATTGATATTTTAGTGTTTCAACACATAAATCTTTTCCGTGATATAAATGTTTTTTAATAGTTTCGCAAACTTTACCAATATTAATAACTAATTGTTTTGTTGCTATAGTTGGTTGAAGTAAATTTTTATCAAATAACACATTATCATCTATGTCAAATAAATCGTTGATTTGTATTTCTAATACTACACATCCAAAAGTAATATACCACAATACATCCCCCAACTCCTTTATTAACTTATCCTTATCATAAAATGTTAATACTTCAAATACTTCTCCAACCTCTCCAGCTAAGCCAAGTCCTAATGTAGATAACTTAGACTGTTCATCTTTAAGAGATAATGGGGAAATTAGATTTTTAACGAAATTTTGATAATCTATATCGTTGATGTACGCCATGATGCGTCATAATCTCCTAATGTGGCATGTTTTTCACGTATTTTTTGTTGTATTTCATTTAAATATTTAATTAATTTAAAAGATACTGAACTAGGAACTTTTTCAATATTATCATACTTAGTTTTTCCAATATTAATTAGATCAATTACACTTACATTACATCGTTGGCACATTATATCTAAAAGATTAGCCTGTTCCTCCGTTATTAATTCATCTATTTCTAAATTTTCATTATGAACTGTTTCAGCTTTATTTTTTTCAATAACGGATTTATCAACAATTTCTTCTGCCGCAACAACCTTGTGAAGTCTAAGAATTTTACGTAAAGCCCTAGCTTCCGCTCGGGTTTCCGCTGTTGCCGTTTGATGCAAGCTAAATGGCGACTCTACGTTATATTCTCCACAATCCGCCGAAGCGTCTTCCGATATAGAGTTAATTTCTCTACAATTAAATAGGGAAATTCCATCATTGACGTGGAAAACTATGGTGACTGAAACAGTGGCAATTCCATGTTTATCTTTAGGGGCTTGAATTATGTGGGTGGATTTTCTAATAATTGGACCTATTAAATACTCGGCAATTCGTCGTAAACCGTCGCGAGTTGGATTATCTCCAAACTTATCATTATCGCCTAAAAGTGATAATACATAGTCGCTCCATTCTTTATCATATACTTTTGGAGTTTGTATTTCTTCAGATACTTCTCTATCAGATTTTTCATCCTCGTCTGGTGTTACTACAAAATCATCATCTAACATATTTAATTTACCTTTCTTTATATTTCAATTTCTATTAATCGTTTTTCTAATGGTGGAAAATTTGAAAATATATCTTTTAACATTGTTAATACTTTTTGTGATATCATTTTCATTCTAATTTTTGATATTGATTTGGTGACTTGCTTAACTCTAATAATGACAAATCCGGCAGATAATATTAGACCGTTTTTATCCATATCCGCCCTAATAGTTTTTTGTAAAGCTTCTTCCCCCCAAATTGGTAAAAAATGAGAGGGACCATCTATTTCAATTATAGTTAAGTGTTCTGGTAAAAATAGATCTAAATGAAGTTTGTGATTTGCTATCAAATTATCTTTATGATATTCTACATTTATTTTTTCATTTGTCAAGTATTTATAAATATATTTTTCTAACTTTGATCCTTCTTTAGAACTTCTGTGTATACCTTCTGTAGATGCTTTGTTAAATTTTTCCTTTTCCGTTTCAGATCTATTATTCCAATTTTCTCTTGCTGTTTCCGACTTTTTTTTCTTATCTTCTTTCGACATATTATTCCACTTATTTACTAATTTAATAGCAATCTTATCTTTAATTTCTTGACTTCGTTTTTTACCTTCTGTTGGATGTTTAGCTCTACCACTTTGAATTGCTATTTCGTGGGCATCAGATTTATTTCTAGGAATTACTCCATTAGCAATAGCTATTCTACGTATAGCATTTGGAAATGTTCCTAGCTCATCAGCTATACTCTTAAAGCTTCTTTTTTTATTAACATATTGTTCTACTACGTATATAGAGTCTATCATAATGATATCACTTTTTGTAATGTTTTTATATCAAATTCTGGAACTATTCCAGCTACTTTATTGTTGAAATTGTTCTCTATTAATTTTGCGTGATTTTCACATCTTGCAATAATTTTTATATCTTTATTATTATATACCTTATTATATATATCAAAAATTCTTTGTTGACCTCTTAACCATTCAACATCCCAAACATAGAAGAATTTTTTAGACGGTCCTGGAAATTCAATTAATTTCAAAGTCGTATTAATATCTGTAGAAATAGTAATACCATGTTGTGCCCAAGCTTCAAATATTTGGAACATTGGGAAAATAGGTGGAATTAGAAATCTTGTTATATTTTCATAGAATATAATTACATCTAAATTTGATTGTCTTGTTGACAAAGATCTAGTTAGAGAATATGTGAATTGATCTGGTCCAAGATAATTTACTAATATGTTTAGTTGTTGTTGCATAATATTTCGTCTATTGCTTTCTCTATAGCTTGTTGACTATTTAAATAGGGAATAAAATATGGATGTTTGATTAATATATTTGGATTATCTCCAGAAAAATTTGTTCCCGTCCATAACTTTTCTTTTTTAATATCACATTTTTCCATTACTATATCGGCTATTTTGTCTATACTAATATTATCTTTTGGAGCTATATCGGCTGTTGTTGAGAAGTTTAGTTTTTCTATTGAATAAATTATATTATCAATTACATCATCTACGTGTATATATGGCTTTATACTTCCAGGTTTATTTCCTAGTATTGGAAATGTTGGATTTTTATTTTGTGCTTTAATTATAAAATCTTTTAATACCCCATGAGTTAAACCCGTTCCAACCATTGCACAAAAGCGTAGATTGATATTAATTAGTCGTTTTTGATAAGCATATACATTTAATATTTTTTCCCCAGCTAATTTACTAGCTCCATATAAAGATGTTGGTTCTTCTTTTAGTGCGGGTTTACCATCAGCACACGTATCACCATATACAACTATACTTGAAAGAAAAATAAACTTACAGCCCTTCGGACAATAATGGGCTAAATAATGGGTTCCGCAGATATTGATATGGGAAAAATCTGTCCATCTATTTTCATCTATATTTGGACTTGATAAAGCTGCTGTATGAATAATTACATCTGGTTTAAATTGTTTAAAAAGACCAATTACACTAGGCATATAAGAGATGTCACAAGTCGATTTAATAACTTTATTATAAACAACTTCGTTGTTTTGTGTAGCTGTATCTATTGCATATATTTCAGATATATTATTTTGTTGATCTAATTTTTTAAGTAGATGTTTTCCTAGAAATCCACCACTTCCTATAACCATTATTTTAGTCATGTATGATCCTCGATTACTTGAAGTACAACTAGACCAATCCCTATTTCTCCCATTACTACTGGTATCATATATCTAATATCTGTAATTCCACATATAGCCCCTGATAAACAAACTAATACTGTTCCAATTATATTATACATAATATTTTCCTATTTAATTTTTCTTTTTCCGCACTTAGAACATCTTTGAATAAATGATCCTTCGCGAATAAGAATGTGAGTTGGTGGTGGCGGTTTTTTACCATTACTTTCTTGTGATGTCATAGGTTTTTTATAATATTCACAATCGCATGGAATATTTTGATTATCTTTTGATTTTTTACTCTCTGTCATTTTAGTTTACTTTGGCTTTTGTTAAATACCAATCTATAGTTTTCTTTAAGCCATCTTCCAGTGAAGTTTTAGCTTCAAATCCTAATACTCTTTTTGCCTTATCACTATTCATAGATTTACGCATTTGCCCATCCGTCTTAGTTGTATCCCAAACAATTTTCCCATTATATCCAACAATTTCACATACTTTATATACTAATTGTGCAATACTAGTTTCTTCATCGGTAGTAATATTAATAAGTAATTCATCTGTATTGCTCTCTATTAATTTCAAAATTGATAAAGCAGCATCTTCAACATAGGTAAATTGACGTGTTGGTTTTCCAGTTCCTAAAAAAGTAATTTCGGACAAATTGTTTTGTTTTGCATCAACAACTCTTTTGATAGTCGCCATTACCACTTTAGTTTTATCCATATCAAAACTATCATAAGGACCATACATGTTATTTATAATTGGACATAAGAATTTTATATTTGGAAATTGCTTATTAAGTGCCATTGAATAAATAATAGCATTTCTTTTTTGCATTCCGAAATAGAAAATACTTTTATTTGGTGGACCTTTAAATATAGATTCTTCTCTAATATCTTCATTAATATCGGGATATGCACAAGAAGAAATTGTGCTAATTACTTTTTCAACACTTTGGATTTGAGAAGCCGAACTTAATAAATTTAATGTCATCAACGTGTTATCGTGAAAAATTTTATCACAATTATTTTGATTCCAAATAATACCACCACTAAAAGCTGCTGCGTTAACAATAATGTCTGGAAGTTCTGATGATAATAAACTATCCACTTCTGTTTTATTTAATAGATTACATCTTCTTCTAGTCATACAACTTAAACGGTGTTGTGTTGTATTTTTAATAACATTTTTAATATGTTCTGCAAAAAATCCGCCATTTCCTAAAAGTAATATATGTTTTTTCATTATAACTCCCACCTTGAAGGTTTTTCTAATTGACTATGTTCTATATAACTATATCCAGATTTTTGTGTAACAATAGAGGGATAAATTGCATAACATTTGTGAGTTTGATGAATAAACTTATTACAAACTTCATCCATTGGTCCTATAGGTCCATATTCTAACATCAAGTCAAAAATTCTATTATGAATTAAAACACAATGAAACCCCGCACTTCCATTAACTTGTCTAACATAATTATTCGCCATAGGCGAACTGGTATTTTTATGATATGCCCCAAAATAAATCATATCCCATTTACTTTGTAAAAGAAAAGATTCGGCTTCTTCAAGTATTTCATCAAAGTCATTTTCTATAAATGCGTCGTCCTCAACTATTAGTAGATTTTTTCTTTTTTCTAATAGGGCTTGTTCAATCATTTTTTTGTGGCATAAATAAGCGTTATAAGCATTAGGATATTTACGCCAAGACGTTAATTCTTTTGTTGTGAATTTTGTTATTGGGGGACTTTCTATTAAATCTATGTGATTATAGTCTAAATCAATATTTTTACCATTTCCAGCAATAAATGGAATTAAGTTAATTCCCTTATTAATAAAAGATAATTGTGTTGTACTTATCCATTCAATATAACGTTTATCTAATATTAAACACTGTGCTTTATCTATTTGTTCAATTAATTTAGACATTTTTAAATTTGTACTCCACTTCTCTATGTGAACTCCATACTTGCTTACATTGAGTTAAAATATAATCTAAATCTATAACTTCGTTGTTAAGATATTTATCATTTAATTCTTTTAATGAATAAGGAAATTGTGTACCTGAGATCATAGGGGGATCTTGAACACAATTCGAGGGAATGTTAAAGAGAACACTATCGGGAAATGATGCCATCATTGGTTTACTTGTAAGGTGGCGAATTATCATTGATAGTTCACCTTCCCACTGACGTAGACAAGTAAATTGTTTATGTGTGGATATTTTATATAACTCTTTAGCGTGGTATATATGCCCATCTAGAGAGGGGTTGTATCCGAAATTTTGAAATTGATTTCTGACTTTCCAATTCCATTTTATCATTTTTATTTTATTTAATGATAATTGTTTTATCATTTCATCATCATTGATTAATGAAGGTTGTAATTCTCCAGTCATATAATTTTGGACTATCGTATTAACACCAAGACGAAAACTAAAACAAAATACGTCATCTGTAAAATATTTTTCAATTTCTGATGAAGAAACATTAATAGGGCGGTAAAATAGACAATCATCAGTTAATCCACATATTAATTTTGTATTACATTCTAATATTCCTAAAAGAAAATCGGAATAAAACTCTTTTTCTTTTTGCCAAGTGATTTTAGAACAAAATGGTATTTTTTTGTTGTTAATTAGTTTTTCATACCCTCTTTCATATTCTTCATTAGAGGCTTTATAGATTATTTTAATTTCATTAAATAAATGTGGGCAAAAACGAGAAATACTTTGGAAAAGTAAATCTAGTTGTTGAGCACGGTCTTTAGATAATATTAGGGTGTTTATCATATTTTACTCGTATTGATGTCTTATATTTAAAATTTTACTTGCCTTTAACAATTCTTCAATTCCTTCTTCAATACTATATTGACACTTAAAACCTTCACTATTCAACCTTTGATGCGAAACAGAATAATCACGACAATCCAAATCTTTAGAAAATTCTGCATAATTTACAACACAATCTGTTTTCTTAGCAATATATTCTGCAACTTGTCTCTTCGACCAATTTAAATTATCATCACCACAATTATATAAATTATATCTTAAAGTATCTATATGTTCTAATCCCCAAATAATACTTCTACAAAAATCTTTAATATGGATAAATGTTCGTTTAGCATCTGGTTCAAAAATTACTAAACAGCGTTCACTTACAGCACGATATACTAAATCGTTAATAAGGAGATTAACCCGCATAGATGGACTGACACCAAAACAAGTTGCAAAACGGTAGGATAAAACATTTGGTTGGTTGGTTAAAGTTACTATGTGTTCTGCTTCTAGCTTGTGTCTTCCATATAATGATTGTGGATTTGTTTGACTTTCTTCCGTACAAATTTCTTCTAATTTTCCATAAACACTTCCCGTAGAAGCAAAAAATAATGGAATGCTATAACTAATTAAATTACGAGCTTCTAAAATATTTTTGGTCCCATTAACTGTTACATCATAAGAAAGCGACGGTTGTTTTTTACAGGCTGGAAAACCCACTATACCAGCTAAATTAACTACACAATCACAATCTTTAATATTATCACGACAAACTTGTAAATCACAAACACTACCATTCACAAACTCAAAATTAACATTATTAATAATGCTTAGTAATGCATCACATTGACCTTTATGGAAATTATCAACACACTTAACAGCATATCCACGATCTAAATATTGGCGGCATAAAACATTTCCGATATAGCCACCACCACCAAAAATTACTACCTTTCGCATATTATTTTCCCCTATTAACCTATTGATTTAACTCTAAATAATGTTTGTATGTGAGGAGGTTGACCAACTTTATACAATTGCTTCGCAACCACATTATATTTCTCCATCATTTCTTTATGTGCTTTACTTTCACCAGCTTCAAATTCTTTATGTTCGGTCATCGTACCCCCCCAATCGTCGTACCCAATTAGGGTGCCAGGTATTACAAGTTTATTTCTAAACATAAAGTCTAGCGACAATATAGCGGAGCTATAAATATCTCCATCAATATCTATATAGGACGCTGGTTTCATGTTATATCGACTGACAAGTTCGTCAACTAATACTGCGTCCCAAAATCCAGGAATTAAACAAATATTTGAATGTAATGGTGATAATCTTTCTTCAACATATCTTATAGCTTTTTCTTTAGTACAATTTAAAGTTTTAGCAGCACTACAAAAACCAACCTTCCATTCATCCCTATTAAGTTTATCAAGCTTTTCTTCTGGAATACCTTCAAATGAGTCAAAACCGAATATTTTACGAATTGGAATTGCCACAGAATCTAAATCTTTAATTAGAAATTCTATAGATCCACCGGTAAAAACTCCAAACTCGTAAATATCACCGTTTGGCTCTATGTAGTGTTTGACGATACTTCTCCAACTCATGCTTCGCAATCCTTTTTATAAAAATTATTGTAATTCTGTAAACATTTTAACGTATTGTTGTGGTGGCTCTATTGGATAAATAGTTAATAATATACTTCTTTTTATTAAAAGTTTATCATAATATTCTTTTACTTCTTTTTCTTCTTTTGTATCACGACATATTTTTTTATTTAATAATTCTATTGTTAATCTTTCGGTTGTATTTGGACTTAATTTATAAATACCTACAAGGTAAGATACTTGATTCATATCATTTGGTTTTTCCCTATTTGGTATTTTAACCACTTTATTAATAGAAGGATAAGATAATACTAATATTTCATGATCTATTAACTCTTGGTTAATATTTATTTTAAAAAATTCTACATTTCTTGGTTTATAATTATGTGTGCATATTTTAACAGTATAGTTAATTCCAACCCTAGAATTATATTTATCACTAAAATCATCAACTCCCCATTCATTTACTTTTCCAGGAAGAATTCTAGAAGTTGCGGTGGGAGCCCAATCATCTAAGTGTAATGACGGCAAATTATTTCCACAGTGTTTCTTGTTGTATTTTTCTGGATCAATTTTAAACATTTCCTTATTAATTTTTTCACCAATTATTGGTAATTCCCAATCTTTATCTGGTCTTTTTATTGGTTTAATATTAATATATTCTTTTTTACTTTGGCGAATTATTTCTAAACGTATAATCTCACTTCGTTGAATTTCATCAATAATATTTAATACTGTTTTAACAGGCTTATCATTTACGGTTAAAATTATATCACCTATTAATAATCCGCTTTGTTGTGCCGGTTGTCCTTTTACCAAATCGCAAACAATTAATTCCGCATTCTTTTCTTTAGTATAAATACGCAAGTCATCACTAACTGGCAAAAATCCTGCACCGATCCATTTATCTCCAGCTAATGTTAATGCAGAAAGTAAAATAAAACTAATTGTTAATATAATTTTCTTAAACATTTAAAATATCCTATTTATATTTTTACAACAGCATGACATTTTCGACAAATAATATCCGAATTTTCCTCATTCATCAATTTAACAATCCATTGATAGTTAATATTAGAATGTATATCTTCCCATCTTTCTTCTAATAAATTTCCCAGTTTATTTTCTAGTGAATAGTCCATACAACAAAGATAAACATCACCATTCGGTAAAACAATATTATTGTCTAGTTTTTGAAGATTGGAAACTGAACATCCTATTTTTCCCTTAACATAGTTACTATTAATATCATTTAAATTTCCAGCCCTACTATGAGGATTATGTATCGTTGTTCCAACGACGTTTGTAGGACCAAGAGCCATCAACTTGTGTGGAATTCGATATTGTTTGAACAAACTGTATTTTTCTTTCCACTTACTGTAATTGTAAACAAAATATTTATCGTCTGGGGCATGTATTACACAATCAACCAATTGTCTTTTAGATAATTTTTTATAATCATCTTCGTTACTTCCAATTAATGTTGTATATAAACAAGTTGGATAGCCAGAGTCAATACTATATAATATAAGGTCGATAGCATGTTGGTTGAGAAAAATTTCACAAAATCCGGAAAACAAAATCATTACATTTTTGGGTACATGATTAAGAATTATTTTAAAGTCTTCTAATGATAAAGTTTTTTTACTATCACTATAGGTAGAGATTAATTTTAATTGAGGGCAACATTTGCACCAATTTGAACATCCAATTTTTCCGGTAATTTCTAGTGCTGGTTGGGACATGATAAACTTTCTAAAGTTTTTACAATGTATTCCATTCTAGCTTTCTCAGTATGCCATTGCAAGCAATAATTGAAATTATCTTCCGCTTTTTCTTTACAAAATTGTGGTTCATATAAATATTGTCTAAGTCTTTCTTCTAATTCTAACTCATTACCAACTGTATACTGAATTACATTTGAGAGCGGTTTTAAATAGGGAACAAATAGTTTGTCAACGAAAACCAGACAGCCATTAGCAATAGCTTCCCACAATCTTGAATCACCTTCCCATTGTGTTGGATTGCATGTAACAACAATTTTGGTCTTTTTAAGAAAACTTAAATATTTGGAATCAAAATAAGTATTTTCTTTTTTGCTTCTTGTTTCATTACTGACCGGTCCAATATGACAATGATAACCTTCCTTATTTAGTTTTTGGAAAATATTATAACAGGCGTTTATTACCCACTTTCGATTTGCACAAGTATCTCTTAGATAACATCCAACATCAATAATTCTTTTTTGATTAGATTGATATTGAAATTCTTTCATTATTGAATACCAAAAGGGAAACATATTTTTTGGTCTATCAATAGGGTATTTTTCTTTAACAATAAAAGACATATTTTTAGGAAAAACCCAACTTCGTTTAAAATAAGCGAAGTATTTATCATATAAAATATAGTCGGGTTCATCAGTCCAATCAATAATGACCAGCTTCGCTGGATCATAGCGAGAAATTATTTCCGAACTTTTTATCCCGTTAAAATGGGGTACATAAGAATGAATTATGAAATCGGCTTCGTCTGGATTGTCAACAATTTTAACTTCATTTATTAATCTAAGCCCCCTGTTAACAATCTCTGTACCACGAGGACAACACCAAAAATAATTAAATCCTTTATCTGGATACGGGACTATAAATATATTCATTTTTTTGATTCTTCTTCTAATTGTTCTAATGCTTTACCTATAGCTTCTTCGCGTTCTTCTTCTGTGGTTGGGGTAAATGCCATACTAACAACTTTATTTAATGCCTTTTTTGTTTTTTCCCCAAGCGTTTGAAACCAACAAGAAGCACACGTTCCACGTTTAGCTTCAGAAACAGAAAGTAGTAATTTTCCACATTCACAAATATTCCACACTTCTATTGTTTCTTTTTTTCTTTCTATACTCATTATTTTCTCCTAAAACATAACATGTGTGATATATCTTTACAGTCTTCTCGTATACAAATTTTCCCAAAAGGATTAATAAATTCTTCAAATCCATATTGTTTAAATTTATTTATCCACCAATGTTTATTTTGAATAGTTCTGTGTCCGTGCATTGGTAAAAAAGAAATTTGGTGAATTGCTAATCCGTTATTGGATAAATTTCTAGACATATAATAAATTGTTCTATTTACTTCTTCTTCTTTTAAGTGTTCAAACATTTCTGATGATAATATTACGTCAAAGTATACACGTTCCATTCTATAATAAAATTCATACGCTTGAGAAATATCCATTACAAAAAAATTATTTGGATACCAATTCCATCCAACTTGTTTAATACTGGTTGTATATTCTCTTGTTATATCTACTCCGATACCTATATGTCTATCTTTTATAATATCACAAATTAATCCACCATTTCCACATCCTAAATCTAATATTGTAAGTCTTTTATCAACAGGAAACAAAGAGTATAAAATTTCTAAAAATGGTTTATTCTTTATTATAGTTATAATATTGTTTGGTGGAGGTGGAAAAAATTTATATTGTGGAGTATTATACAAACTATTAGAAATAAGAGTTTTAAGTAAAACTATATCATTCATTATGAAACTATATTGTGTTTAACCAACAATCTATATAATTGTTTGTCAATAGTATTGTCTTTAGCCCACTGTTTTTGTGATTTTAAAATTGTTAAATATAATTTCTTTTCTTCTTTTAATATCTTAGCCAACTTTAATATTTTCTCAAAATCTCCATATTCATAATTCGGAATTATATGTAGTGGAAAAAGTTCTTTAACATTTGGGTGATTATCATATATTAATAGGGAGTTTAAGATGGGACCAATCCAATCCCTAAAGCCTTTCATAGTCCCCTCTTTTGTTAATTCCGGTCTATTGTGAGAAGTAGTACCAAGAGTAAACCAACTAGATATATACTTTCTATATATTTTTTCTAGATTTCCATCATTATGTCCTGTTCCACCACCTTGACTAAAAGTATATCCATTATCTTTGATATATTTTATCATGTTGTTTCTATAAGACCCAACATTACTTATAGAACAGGGATGATAAACTCCAATAAAATCATTGTCTTTAATTGAGAAATCAAGTGGACCAGCTAAGACCATTAATTCATCTATTAATTTGTCTGAAATTGTCCACATCCACAAATCATTTTTTATTCCCTTTTCATCAAACCAAAACCTACAATTAGAATTTAATTCAAGTGTTAATTCTATTTCTTCTTTTTGATCTGGTAATTGTAAAGGAAGGTTGTTTTTAATATAATACATTGTGTCGCAACACAACGTAATAAATTTAGCGTTTGGAAACCATTTGCGTAAATCTTTAGCGGTTAATCCAGCATGTTGAGGATAACCAATTTCAAATATAAATAATACATCATTACTTTCATCCCTATTAATTTTTCTTAATTTCATATCGGAAAAAGAAATAGTATGAACTGCACAATCTTTAATATATTTAGATAGTCCTTCTATTCCATAGTTTACACTTACTACTTCAAAAGGAACATCAAAATCCGTAACAGTGTAAATTTTCAATTAAAATCCCTTTCCTAATATTTTCATGTATGAGGCACCATTAGATGATAAAGAAATATCATTGCCGAAACATTCTAATACGGCTTGTCTTACTCCACCAGAACTACTATAATCATGCCCAAATATATAGGAGTTTTCTTTCATTTTTGGTAAAAATGCCCTAATTTCATTTACTGTGTGGGGATAACAATGATCACCGTCTAAAAATAAAATATCTATTGAACTGTTACCAAACTGTTCGGCAAACTTTGTTGATTCTCCAATTAATGGTTTAACTATACGATCTACTCCAGCTTTTTGTAAGTTTTTAATAAATTCGTCAAAATATTCAGAATAACAATTAGCTTGTTGTTTTGACTCTGGAGAAATATTTTCACATAACCAATTATCTATTCCATGAATTTTAACATCTATTCCCAACTCCTTTATTAATTGTCCTACTAAACTAATAGTACCACCAACCCAACAACCAACCTCAACATATGTCATACCATTAGTCATACGACGAACAGTATTTTCTAAAAATTCTCTTCGAGTTTCAATATCAACCAATGTTGGAATTTCAATCATATAATTATTTCCTTATTAATTTTTTATCTTTATATTATATTTCTGCTTACAAATTTCTATATAGAGTTGTGATATTTTTTTATGATCTGGTTTATCTCTCAATTTTGAGTTTGTATACAAATTATTTAACCGCAAGTCTAAATTTTCCGCCACCTTTTCAATATCTTCATATTTCCATTCACCCCTTAGAATACCTTTTAATTCTTCTGCATCTGGTCGTTTAACAATTACTTTACCATCACGTAATATTTCTTCTGACATTCTTATTAAACGAACTAAGTGCATAGCATGTTTAACATCATATCCATATTTTCTTTCTAGTTCTTTTCTAAAAGGATTTCGTTCTTTATCCCATTTTTGATAGGATGACCATATTTGTAATGCAGAAGCGTATTGTTTTTCTTGTAATACTTGTTCTTTAATATTATCAGAAACAAATTCTATAGGCAAACTATGTATAATATTTTGATGTTCTTTTGATATTTTACTATTTTCAGATAAACCAAAATCTTTACGACTCGGTTTACACTTTGGTGGATTTAATAGATATCCACGATGAATACGAATTCTTTTTAATTGTTGAATTGCATATCCTGAAAATGTCCATCGTGCTTTTTTAGATAAAAACAAATGCCTATTTTCTTTAATTTTTTCCCATTCTGGTTTACAAATATCAATTAAATCATCAATATATAAGAATTCTATAATGTTTGGATTACAGTCTGCGGCTAATTTTAAAAATTTCCTTAATTCATGTAATTCTTCGTCACCTTCAGTAGAATGTACCGTTTCAACCGACAAAGATAAATCTCCGCGATCTGATTGTAATGCTGACTCAATACAATTTTTACACCCTGTTAAATCAGCATTATTAATACAATCTAGTGCAGAATGTAAATTTTGTTTTATTGTTCCGTGTCCGATGAAACTTGTTTTAAATAAATCAAACGCATAATTTAAAGGGGCAATAAACACACCTCTTATATCAATATCGCTATTTGGTCTATTGGTTCCGTATTGATGAGAACCGGAAGTAAATTTAAAAATACAATTATCAAGTGCTTCTTTGTAATTCATTGAGTTTTTCCAAATCTTTATAATAAATACATTTTTTTAATCCTATAAATAGCTTCTTTATAGGGTCTTTTAGAAGTGGCTCTATTTTTGAAAATTCCACAATAGCTTTTACCACTCCTATATTATACATCATATTTTCTAAATAGACAAGTATAACCAGTTGTTTATTTTGATTGTTTTTTAATAATGTGTCTTTGCCGCCACAAATATCTTTATTAGCGTTTTGAAACGTCCAACTATAGTCTTTACAAAAATCTAAAGTTTTTTTATTACAAGATTTAACGTGGATATCAATATTATCATATTGTAAATCACATTTCCACTTTTTAGCTTTTCCTTTTCTAATTTCTAAATCTGGCTCTAGTAGGGGTAAACCATATTGAAATAAAGCTTGTGCTGCTATAAACTCGGCTTTTTTACCTAAAAATATATCGTTAAAAATTTTCTCCTTTTGGGCATTTCTGTGTTTTTCATAATATTCAGCGGATTGATTTTTCCCGCTCATTGCTTTCACAAATTCTTCACATTTACTATTTATTTTATCATTTTCTTCTTTACTAAAAGTTATAATAATATCATTTATGTATAATATATTCATTTTTTTCCATATATTCATGTAATTTACAGGATACATGTATTTCATTTATTTTTGCCCATGAATACATAGATTTTACTTCTGGACAAATATCATAAGAAAGTACCCATTGTGATTTTAATTGGCTCAATATTTGAGATAACTTTTTATGATTATCTGGTGTTAAATTTATTTGATATATTTTTTTTTGATTAATGTGTGGAGGGTCTAAATAAACAACGTCGTTTTCTTTTACATTTTTTAAAACATCCTCGAAAGATAGATTGGTAATTATTACGTTTTTATTTCTTAATGTTTTTTTAATTTTTCTTAATTTACTAAATACTCTATGTGGATTCCAAATCATATTGATTTTATACATAGAATTTTGTCTTTTTCCACCTTGTGGAGAAGTCATATATTCACCATAACCTTTATACGACCATCTATGTACGGCTATTTTTTGAAAACCAATATCAACTATTTCTTTGGTTGATGTTGGCATTCTTTTTAAATCTAATATGTTGTTTCTATATTTATAAAATAATTGAGGTGATGGTTTAACTACGTATAACATTTTTTGTAAATCTGATAAATGTTCAATAATAGCCTTCCACATACAAGTGACTGCTATATTTTTATCATTTATCCAGATATTATTTACTTTTATGCCATTGTTTTTATATCTTTTATCTAAATACTTTAATCCAACAGCTAAACTTCCAGCAAACGGTTCCACATATGTTGTGTTATCGTAAACGGGAAACTTATTTACATATGGCATTATTGTTTTGTAAAGATAAAATTTACTGCCTGGATATCTTATAAGTGTCATTTTTCAATATAATCCATTAACTCCGAAACTCTATTTTTATAAGTATGCTTTCTCATAACTACCGAATATGCTTTATTTATATATTCTTCGCGTTTTTCTGGATTTTTTAAGAAATAGTCAATTAAACCAAAGAAATCTTGCGGGTCTTTTACCATTAACAATTCATTGTTTGTAAAAATATCTTTTTCTAGGCTTTCAACATAATCAGAAATACAAAAACCCTTACAAGCTATAATATTAAATATACGTGGGACAACATCAAATCCATACTTATTAGAATGTGGTTCGTGAATATTTGGGCATATAGTGGAAGAACATATTAGATTTCTTATATTTTCATCTGAAGCAAAACCTAAATATTGAGGAACTGACCAATGTTGATTTCCAAAAATTTTAATCTTATATTTTCCAATTGGATAACAAAGCGGAACAATATACTTGTCTAAATTTTGTGCTTTATATTCCCAATAACCACCAATAAAAACAATATCACTTAATAATTCTTTATTAATAGGAACTTGATAATATACATTAGTGTCTACGGCAGGCAAAAAACCCCAAATTTTATATCCCAATTCTTTCCAGCCACCAATAACATAATCTTTACGATTTTCATGACAATAATTAAATAAAACTATTCTATCTTTATTTTCTATTTGATCTACCAAGTTTTTTTCTTGGTCTGTTGCTATTAAAATTGGATATTTTTCTTTATCATATTCTGATAAAAATTCTTTACTATCTATACCAACTTTTAAAACAACCTTAATATCTTTATTATTATTTAAACATTTAATAATAGATCTGTCAAGGTTATACCCTTGCCCGATAAATACGTCTGGTTTTACTTGATTAAAAACATCAAAAGCACAGTTTTGATCTTTATCCCAAAAACCAAACTGATTTTCCCTTTCTACTATAGCACTACCTAAACCCTGATAGATATAATGAGACGCCATTTTTTCATGTTGGCATATAAATTTCATTTAGTTAATTACTCCAGAAATTTTTTCAATATCTTTTGGTGTATCTATTTCAACTATTTTCATTCCGGTGGGTTCTTCTGCAACAATATTACCACCTTTTTCTATTACCTTATTTAGTATTTCATATCCATATAAATTGCTATAGTCTGAATTCATTACCATTTGTTCAAATAAGAATAATTCTTTGTTTTGTAAAGAAACAATTTGTCCCCACTTGTTTGGTATATCATAAGCCAAACTTAAAACTTTATTGTCATTGTAAATTATTCCAACTGTATCTGTGTTTAATCTTTTATGGGTGTCTATTATTGTTTTTGATTCATTGACGGAAACAATATTGTTGATAGTTTCCCTATTAAAAACCAAATCTCCATATATAATAATTACGTTATCTCTTACGGATGAATATAGTCCTAACGCTATACTATATACTACATTAGTATTTTCATATTGATTATTTAATACAAATCTAACAGGATATTTTCTTTTTAATAATTTATAAATTTTATCAGCGTAAAATCCAATAGTAATAATAATTTCTGCATTAGGATATAATTCAAGAATTAATCTAATTTGTCGTTCTATGAGTGTTTCGTTTGTATTTGAAATATCTATAAGAGCTTTAGCACCAACATATTTCATTCTTTTTCCTGCTCCAGCCGCAGGAATAATTACAGATATTTTTTCATTATGTATGTTATATATGGATTTAGCTGGTACTGTATAACTATTCATTATTAGTTAGTTGTCCTGATAATTTTTGTCGAATTCTATTCCAATTTTTATTCCACACAGCCTTGTCAACCGTAAAAGAAGAATTAAAGCCTGTAACTGTATAAATATGTAGTGGTTCTGGAATATGAATTGCTATAAATTGTCCAGTAATTCTTAACCACAAATCCCAATCTTCACAAGTTCTCATTTCTTCATCATACAAACCTACAGCTTGAAGAGCTTTTTTATTAATGATAGATGCACTTGGAATAATATCTTCTTGTTCTAATCTCAACCTATTAAAAGGTTCTCTAAGTTCTAAAATAGTTTTTCCACTTCTCGAATCATTAATTAGCACATCATTATATACTATACCAATATGAGTTAAATCTGTCTTCATCATTTCTACACAATAACTAAGTTTATTAGGTAGAAAACGATCATCTGCGTCTAAAATAGCAAATATGTCTGTAATTTCAAATGTGGTTTTAATTGCTTTGTTTCTAGCTGCCGATGGACCCATTGGTTTATCATTATTTAAAATCATAACTGATAAATTGCCAAAAGTTCCAATAATAATATCTCTGTTTTCTTCTTCTATTTTAATAAGAGATTTAATTATTTCTAAAGAATTATCTGTAGATCCATCATTAACAATAACGGCAGACTTAAAAGGATATGTCTGTGTTTGTACTGACTCAAGACATTCTTTAATCATATTACCGTGATTATGACAAGCAATTACAACGGTAACTTTTATGTCATTAATACTTTTAGTGGTATTTTTTGTGATTGTTTGTTGCATTCTTTTTCCATAAATTTAATGTTGTTATTACATAATTTAAACATTACTTTTTGTGCTATAAGAATATAATTTAAATCACCAGATAATAACAATATCTTCATTAAGTCATTAATATAGAAATTAATATTACTGATCAAATTATGATTAAGATATATTCCAGCATTTATAAAAATAAAATATTGACCATTTAACCTGTTTGTGATTAAGGATAAACAGTCCTTTCTATCTAGATTTTCTTCTATTATTATTTCTAAAGTCCACTTATTTGTAAAATTAATATTAGCTATTGTTTGAATTTCACTAGGTTTAATGTTAGCTTTATTATTAATAATAATTACTTTATTAGCAGTAATTTCAGAATAATTTATTGAAGATATTGTTTTCTCTAAATCATATTTAGTGTTTTTACTATCTAAATATACAATTACGTCGCATTTTAATTTTGTTTCTTCTTTTAATTTTTCTAAAATTTTATCAGAATATAATTTAGCCCATTCTTTAGTTCTATGGCAAACGCATGTTTTAGATTTAATAACAAAAAATTCTTTTTCATTATCATAAGCTTCTAAAATTTCTATATTTGCTTTGCGAAATTTGCTTAGTTTATCTAAGTTGCAATCTATTTGCGTATTTTTATCGTATTCCGCAAAACAACAATCTTTACAGGATGTATCCATTTTCTTTTCCTCTATATTCATCTAAAAATTCTAATGCTTCAGTCCAATAACCAAAGGTATAAAACCATTGAAAGTTGGTTAAATTATTTGTTGTTCCCAAATTTTTCATATTTTCTGAAAATTCATCTAATGCTGCTTTAGTTTCTTTAACAAACTCATCAATCGTTAATGGTCCATGTTCAAACCATTCTCTTGGTCCTGGTTTTCCCATTATATTCTTTGAGCCTCTACAATTACACTAGTATTATCAATCTTTTGTTTTAGTATTTTTAAGCCCTTAGATCTTAGAAATTCAATTATGGCAAACATTGACGGACACGAGGATTTATGAATAATTTCGTTTATAGAGAACAATCTCTTGTTTATTTCATCGTTATTTATTCGCCCACTACTATATTCATTTAATAGGATGTTGATATCATCTTCTATTATTATAATTTTCCCCCCAATACTCAACTTAGCCAACCACTTATCAATTACTGAATATAACATAGTATAAGGAAAACATGGTAGAATATCCTCTATTAATATTTCTTCCGCTTCACCATTATCTACATATTTATCTAGATTTAATGGATCACATTGTTTTGTATTTGCGGTTTCTATCTTAACTAATGGAAGCAAATTAAGATAGTTGTCTAGAATTTTTGCTGAATTTGTTGTTAAATGAATTTTCATACTTTGTACTCCTTGTTATAATTTTTTATACCACAAACCGCACATATGTTTATTTTCAGTCTTACAAACAGGGCATTCTATAATTATATAATTATATTTATTATCACATAAGTTTGCTTCTTTTCCTTGAAATTCAAACTTTGTTCCACATGTTTCACATCGATGTTCAAATGTCATTTCTTCTCTATTCAACGCCTTTTTAATAATCTTCATTTTTTGGGAGTCCTATTATATTTTTTCCTCGTTGTATTGATTTTCCTAATATCCAAATATATCCTGGGTTATTTTTTATATGTTGATATATATTAATATATCCAAGCGTATATGTTTCTTCATTTTCGTTTGTTAATAAAATACAAAGATTTTCATTTTTTGTAATATTTAAAATTGTTATTTGACCTGGAGAATATTTTCCAAGTGTGTAAGGTTTACCGTCTTTTAAATAACGAATTAACAATGTATGATTCGTATCATTATATATACCACATTTTTGATATTCCACTGGATAATAAATATAAAATATGGTGGCGACCGCAATACATGACAAAATAGCTGGAGATATTTTCAACAAAGTTTTCATTTTCAAAATCCTTTATTTAAACAGATATACCAAAAACATAAATATAAGAATAATTTTTAACATTATTATTGTCGCAAAGTCAACTTCATCCATTTTACACATATTTATTTAATAACCAACTTTAGAAGGTTATCCCATTCTTTTGTAAATCTTTCTTTAGAAAAGTCCGTCAACATTGTTTTTCTAGCATTTTCTCCAAGATGTTTATACTTGTTTGGATTTTTTAGAATGTCTACTAACATTTCTCTTGCTTCTCCAGGTCTATCTGGATTAAATAACAAACCATTTTCACCGTGTTTAATTACTTCTGGCAACATACATGTATTTGTGCTAACTACTATATTTCCACACGCCATTGCTTCCAAAACCACTGTAGGTATTGGGGAAATTAGAGAAGTGTTTAAAAATATTAAAGATTCATTGTAGGAATCTCTTAATTCTTCAATGTTTTTTGCCGCTTTGGATAAACCAGGAGTATTACCTAATACCTTAAACGGCAACTGTTCTTTAGATTGTGGTCTAATAATATTTGCCCATAACTGGAAACCACAAGGAATATTTCTATTTATCCAATCATTACACACTGATAATATTTGCGGTTTTCTTTCTATGTTTGATGGTCGAAAAAAATCGCTGTCAACACAATGTTTTATAACTTTAGCATTTGTATTATCCCATCCCCATTCTTTCCTATTAAAATCCGATATAAATACTTGTTGCTTAATAACACTATCTAATTGTTCTCGATTTTTACGAAGTATATTTGGCGGAATTTTTTGTAATGGTAAAACGTGGAATAAATTAATAATGGGAATATTATATTGTTGTTTTAGTTGTACGCATAGATTTATATGGGCAATATTTTGACATAAGATAGCGTCAAAATCTATATGTTTTGGAAGTTCGTTGCTGGGTAATAGGTAGTGATTGGTTGGCACTTTTCCATATTCATGATTCCATGGTTTAATATTATCTTTACTGTGGAACATATAAAAATTAGCATTTATATTATCCATACCCCCCTGATAGCGTTCGTGGATCGCCATAGTGAGTATATTATATGCTTCGTCATCTTGTTTTGTGGTTTTGCGAAGTATTGTACTAACGTGTTTATTCATTAATTTTCCCTATATTTATCATATCATTTTTTATTAATATAGAAGTTTTTAGTGGTATATAAATAAAAATACCGAGATAAGCATTATTATATGTATTTTCATCAACAATCCATTTATTATAATTACCCAAATGGTCTATAACTAATATATATTGTGTTGGTTTATTTATTGTTATTTCGTTATTTATTATTTTAAAAGTATTTACTGTAGTATTAATTTTTATTTTTGATTTTACAAAACCTTCATTGAGATTATAATAATTAGAACAACCAATTAATAAAGATGTTAACAATAATAATATAAAATATTTCATTTTCTTTTTCCTATTTCATAAAATAAATTATCTTCAACATTTACTTTGTAATGTCTATATCCAACCAATTTGCTAGACTTAAATTCATGTATTTCAATTTCTTTTTGGTCTTGATAATTATTACAACCGACAGTTAATGAAAATGTCAACAATAAAAACATAAAATGCTTCATTGTGGTAATGAATCTCCAGTATTTTTCCTATGTTGTCGTCTACTTTTTTGAATATCTGGTATTTCACAAATTGTAGAATATATTTTAGCTACAACCCATCCGTCTACCCAACATCCATTTTCTGATTTAATTTTTAGTACAGTATTTAGTATAGCAAGTTTAGTTGGAATATAACAGGTTTGTGCAACTAAGCCAGATTGTAATCGTTGTTCTAATGTACACTGAGTATAAGTTTGCAACATTTTAAATCTCCGTTTTGTTATTTCTTATTACTTGTCCTCTTAATATATCTATAGCGTTTTTTGAACAATTTTTCCACGAATTTAACTGTTTCGACATTCTATCAATTACTGGTAATAGATCGCTCTGATTTGTAGCTATTGCACGTTCTTTGCAAACTTCTGGTGGAGTATCAACGATTAGATAATCCGCATTCGGATCAATATAAAGAAGTTCTTTAATATGTTCTAATAATGTGTTAGTTCCGTCTACTATTACATCAAATCCTCTATTTAATAGGGATTTAATCATAACTTTTTGAATTGCGTGAATAAAACCCTCAGTATTAATATTAAATCGTTCACCAGTAAGAGCTAGGCGAATATCGTCAGAACAAACAATTACCCTTGGCGATTCTGAAAATATTTTAGTTAAACCTTTTCTATTATATGTGGAATTATTTGCAATATCTATTTTATAGTTTATCCAATCATTACAAATAGTTGACTTACCACTTCTTGGTGGTCCAATAGCAATTATTAATTTTCCTTTATTCATAATATTTAATTTCAAGTCCTATATTCAACATTATTAGTTCCCAATAATACTTTTAATCTGTTTTGCAATTCTATTATTCTAGAACAATAAGTACAACATTTACTTTCTGATATATTTCCAACTACTAATCTACCATTACAGTAATGATTTTGTAAATCAAATAATTCGGCTTTTATTTTAGTTATTTCATCTATATTCATACTAATAAGTCTTTCATAATTTGTCCAACTTTCGCGTAAGCGAAATCATATCTACGATTAATACATGCTTCTCTTTTTTGTTGATATAACTCTTTATTTTCATAAGCTTGTCTCATTGCATTACGTAGCAAATTAATATCAATAGAAGCCCACTTTTCATTTCCGCAATATAGTTGAGGAAATTGTTGGGTCATTCCATAAACTGGCTCTAATTGATAATCTATTAACCAACCACAATCATTAGATTTAAAACCGTTTATTAAAAAATCGTATGGACCACCTATTCGTGTAGCAATAACAGGATTACCAAATCCCATACTATCAAAAGCTTCCAAGTTCCAACTTTCCCCATAAGAAGGGGAAACAAAACAATTACAAGATTGGTGCAAAGCACTTAATTGTTCTTCTGATAGAAACGCGGAAATTATTACTTCTCGACTTTTTTGATTTAACTTTAGATTTTTTCTTACATCGTTACAAAATTCCAACATGTTTTTTCCAGCTTGTTCTGGACTACATCCAGGTTGATTAATTTTTAACAATAAAGAAACTGGATCACTGATGTTAAATTCTAAATAGAAAGCTTCTACTAATGCTTTCAAGTTTTTCCTTGGTTGATTTTCTCCTATAAAATAAAATACGAATTTATCTTGTATTTCGGGAATTTTTAGTTTAGGATAAGTTTTTTCATACTTTGTTGTATCACACGGAATAGGAACAATTTTAATAGGAACTTTTACTTGGGATTTGATTGCGGCGTCTTTCATTTGATCACAAGTTACCCAGACTTCATCCATTAAGTTAAGGTGATACTGCCAATTAGAATTTCTAAAATGGTCGGTTTCTGAATAATAAATTCCAATATTCTTTTTGAAGTTCCCATTGTATTCCATTTGCCAGGGGAGAACGTGTTGAATTACAACATTACAATCTTTCTCTGATTGTTTTTCAAGCTCTAAAATTCTTTGTGGAACTTCTGCTTGAATATTGTTTAATTTAATAAAACGAGGAACTACGGAAATTCCTACGGAGTCTAAAGCTAGTATGTTATGAATACTAGAATTTCCCCAACCGGTCCCGTCTTTTCCGTTGCACACATAAAGTATTTTCATTTAATTTAATATGCTCTTTAAATTTGAATAAAGTGTATGAGGATTATTTTCCGATAAACCGCTCATTGATCCATCATTAATTTCAATTAATATCCATTTACCTTCTACGGTTTCTGCAACATCTAAAACAAAAAAGTTAGTATATTGAGATGCTATTTTAGCTATTTTTTGTGCAAATTCTATTGCTTTTGGTGAAATCTGATTAGGAATATATTCTGATATTGACCAGTAATATCCATATGAAAGTAAATGGTTTTTGTAAAAGAAAAATCTCCACTCGTTAGCAAAAGGTAATCCATTTAAACCAACTTCATATGTTAATAACGGATAATATTTACGATATAAAACTCCTTGAGTTGCTATTAGTTCATCATTCATTAATTCACAACCAATTTTTAAAGCATCAATTTTGGTTTTTGCAAACATATGAGTATTCCATCTATATTTGCGTGAATTAGTTTTTCCTTTAACTACAAATGGTCCATCATATTTACAATAACGAATTGTTTCATCATCCCATGTTTCTGGTGTGTATTCTTTAAGTACATTATAATATTCAAAATCAGCAATCCACTTGTGTTGTTTATATGAATTTAATAAATAGGCGAGATTTTTATCTAAATCATATACTAATTCTTTATAAAATGGTAAAGTAGAATATCTTCCTATTACTGTAGAGTGCCGTGGTATATCACTACGTTGGGTATATACATCAAAGTATTTTTGTGCTATTTCGTATTCGCCGTCATCAGCTAACGATTTTCTAAATAATATACAAGTGTTCATTTATCAAAACAACTTTTGGGTTTTACTATTTGTATATAGTTACATACTTTTGATAATTCTGTTTCATCTAAGTATTCATAACATCCATCTGTATCATTTTTATTACTTTTATAGTCTGTACATACCACATCAATACAATTTGTTCCAGCTTGTACAATTATATTTGGAAATATTGCTTTTCCATATTTTTTTGTAATTTCTTCTTGTTCTTCTATTATTTTTTGATCAAATGATACCGATATCCAATAACTTCTTTTAAAACAATCTCTTTGTTTCCAAAAACACAAATTATTTTTACATTGTTCTGTTAAGTGACACTGAAACTGAAACAATAAAGCCATTTTTACAACCTATTTATAATTCTTCGTTTATTTTTATTACTTTTGTTTTTAAATTAATATTTTCATCATCGTTTGAATATCATATTTTCTTTCCAAATAAATAGTAAACTTTAGTGGGATAAAACACCTTATTTAATCTTTCATTCTCTATTAATTGCCACTCCACATTCTTTTTGTGATACATTAATTCTTGAAAGTAATCATAGTTGTGAATAATATCTTCAAACGACGAAGAAAAACCAATTAAATACCTTTCAGCGTCAACTTTGTCAAAAATTTCATTACGTTCATCATAAGGCATTTCACTAATAGACCATGTTCCTATTAATAAATCTACTTTTGTAGTTTCTATCTTGGTGTGCCACTTGACTCTGTTATCTAACTTATGATAACCTAAGTAATATTTTGATATTTCGCAAACTTGTGGTAGATCTAAAATATGATATTGTCCTGGAATTCCAAGTTTACTTAAAATAATTCTAGCTAAATTTCCATATCCGGCACCTACTTCATAAATATCATAAATATCTTTAAATAAATCGCAATGTTTTATAAACTGATAAAGATGATAGGCATTATGAACGGTATTACCACTTGTAAACTCAAACTTTGGAAGTAGTAAGTGTTCTGGTAAAAATGTTGTTTCTAAAATTCTGTTATGCCAACCGTCTTTTTCTAACTCTTCAAGTTCTTCATAAACAAAAGATTGGGTTCCGGTAAACATGGTCATGTGAATAGAATTCCATTCTAGAAATCTTTCTATTCCATATGTATTTTTACAAATTTCTATATCGTTAGATATTGATTTCCAAAATTTATGCATTTTAAAATTCCTCCCTTTTCGCAAAACGAATAATAGGTTTAACTTCCTCTTGTATTAACCCACATCTTCTTTTTTCCCAATAATTAATTTTTTGTCGCATATCGTATAAGTGATTAAACAAGTCCTTCGGACTAAATGGTCTATAACGCGGCTGAGAGCCTAACATAGAATCTTCGTTAATGTAGTTGCCACCATGCACTATTTGAGAAGCCCCATAATTTAAGTCACGAATTAAACGTAGGGCAAAATAAGAATTAAGTTTTTCCGGTTGTCCTAATATGTTTATAATTGCCCATTCAACCAGTTTACTTGGTGGAAGATTTTGTGGTGGTTCTGTTACGGGATTAAAAATTTGAGGGGGAATATTCCATAAGTTTTTGTGTTGTGTTTTGTCAAAATATTTCATCCAACTATTAACTGTATAATCCCACAAATAATGTTTTTGAACACCAATTAAAGCTTCTCTTCCCTTTTTAGCTCTAAGGCTTGGTGGAAGATTACAGAATTTTGTTAGCTTATCAGCTAAATCTTTATTGTCCGGATAAGCTCTAAGTGTTCCTGTTTCTGCTTCTCTAAAAAATCTTTCTACTTTAATAGGGTAACCATTTAAATTTTTTACTATATCAGACATAGCAGAATAATCAACAGACATAATTGGAACGCTACAAGCACCAGCTTCTAATTGAGAAATTCCGCAGGCTTCGCAAATTGCGTATTGTACGTAAACATCCATCAAATTATATATTTCACATAGTACGTTTTCAGAAACTCCGTTTTGTGTACTTGGAAATCCAGCCGATAACTTTTTACATTTAGGACATAGTGTTTTACTATCTCTAAAAAAGTTAACATGAACGTGTTTACATTCAGAACATATATATGTTAGTAAAATATTATTTGCTATACCAGACTCTTTAATTAGCCGAGGAATGTTCCAGCCCATGTCTGGATATGAAGTGTGTAAATAGAGAAAACATTTATGTCTAATATTAGGATTTTGATCTAAAAATAACTTAAAGGCTTGAATTAGGTCTGGAAATAGTTTGCGTTTTTGATTACGCATAACTGTTCCAACTATAATAACATCACTTGGTAAATTATATTTCTTCCTTAATTCAATCTTGTTATTAATAGGGAAGAAAACCTTGTTATTTACACACGGGGAAGCAAGACCTTGAAAATTAATTTTATTTTCAGATTGTTTTCGTAATGTATCTTCACAAAATTGCGAATAACATAATATTCCATCGCAACCCATATACATATCAATCCAACTACTTTGTTGTGGGGCACTATCTACGGTAGGCATTAGAAGTAAATTAAAATATTTACGTAAATGAGATTCTGGCTCAAACGTCATCCATGCATCTCTTATATCACAAACAATATCAGGTTTCCAGTCTAATACAACTTCCTCGAACCGCCACGCCCCAAATTGGTTAATCGGATTACTGCCATATTCTTTTTCTTCAGCTTCATTAGTGGGAAAATTAGAATAAATAGTCCATGGAAATTGTTGAATTGCCGGATTATCGAATTTGTTATAACAAGCCAATTCTGCTATATGATATTTACCCGTACTATGTAGTCTACTTAATAATTCTCTACCATAAAGGGAATATCCAGTAAAAAGGTTTGAGGATTCATTAACAAATAATAATCTCTTTTTATTCTCTGGCATCAATCACAATCTCCCCATTTAAATTTTTGAAAGCTATTTTTCATTTCTTCATTGCACGGATGACATTTATGACAATGCCAATAGTTTGGTTTATATGGAATACCCCATTCTTTAGCTTGTTCTGGTCCCCATACAGTTGGGTAACATCTATATTTATAATGTATCCAACTACAAAACAACCATTTATATAAAAACTTAAACACTCTATTATAATTCCTTTATATTTACACGTTCTTGAATCCTATTATTTATTATATCAAAATATTCTTGTTCTTTTTCTATTAAAATATAATTGCGTTTTGTATTTATACATGCAATTGCTGTTGTTCCAGAACCAGCACAATTATCTAAAACTATGTCGTTTTCTTTTGTATATGTTTTTATCAAGTATTCAAATAAATCAACAGGTTTTTGATTTGGGTGATTTAATTTTTCTTTACTGCGATTAAAAACTGTTTTAAATGTTAATACATTGTTTGGATATTTTAATTTTTGATCTTCTCTATTAGGTGTTTTATTCCATTTCCTATTATCAATTTCTGTACATGTTGTATAAACTGATTTTTTTGAAAATCTTTTTAATTCTTCTTCTGTTCGTTCTGTCATTATTGGATAATATTGTGGAGTATTTTTATAAAATACACTAATAGTTTCTATAGATCTTAATGGTTGTTTTTTAGCTAACATTGTCCCGCTTGGTCTATTTTTATACCAATAAAAATCGTACTTGTAATTTTTGTTACTCAATCTTAAATAACTACTAAATTTTTCACTTCCAAATAATAAAATTACTGCGTTATTTTTACAAATTCTATTGTATTGTTTCCATAATTTATCTAATGGTATAATAATATCCCATTCGCATGACGTTATACCATAAGGTAAATCACATAATATTAAATCTATAGACTTATCGTCTATATCTTTCATTACCTCTAGACAATCTCCTTTATAGACATTGTTAATAAGAAGTGTCATGATGGAAACTCAAACTTTTCAACACGAAAACGTATAAGATTAAATTTACGCCCAGTTTCAACGTCTTCATAAAATTCATTGCGTGCCGACGCATTAGTAATAATAATGGTGTCGTTTTTACGAAAGTTATTAGCTACTACTTCTGCCGCAGTATCCCAAACTTCAAAATCTAAAAAGTTGGTCTGTGTTCCAGATTCACCAGAATTTTTCTTAAATTTTCGGGAAATTGCTAGACGAAAATTAACAACACTTGTTTCTGGTTCGCCATCAACACGCGGAACCTTCTTTAATTCTGGATCGTGTACAAATTTTCCAATAAAATGGCATGTATTCATAATTTTTGTTATTCCTTAAAAGTGTAAGTTTGAAAACATAAGTCGAACATCTCATAAACACCCTTTTCTTTAGCTTGTTTTTTTAATTTTTTCAAATCTATATTATTATCTTTTAAATATTCGTGGATTAAAAATTCTAAAGATTCTTTTTTGCCTCCTTCTTCTTTTGTTAATTGTGTTAATTTAGCAACTTGCTCAAAAAACGTATCAAAATCAACATCTTTGTTTTTATACATCCACACAATAAAATTTGGATTATAATATCTTATAAGACATTGTTTCATTATATATAGAAACAAAAATTCTTTTATAGCATAATTTTCTACAAAATACTCAATATCATTTATAATAACTTTTGAATTATAAATAGTGATTTTGATTGTTGTTTGTTGTAATTTTGGATATTCTAATTTCTCTGGTAGTTGTAATTCTACAGTATTGTGTTTTATTGTTGCTATAATTAAATATTCGTGCTCAATCAATAATTTTTTTATATTTGAAAACATTGTTTAATGATATATCCTTGTCTTCCTCTTGCTTTTTCTAATTGAATTAACGCCGTGTTTCCTGGATATAAAATAGCCTTCATTTCAACCCATTGGTTTGGAAAACATATAATATTCTCTATTGCTGATGTTCCGTCTGATATTACTAAAAACGCCATTTTTTGTCCATTTTTTGTTGTTATTTCTCTGGCGGCAAAAATCTCCACAGCAACTACAATATATCCACTTTTCCCATCCACTACTTCTTTACATGTACAAGTAGCTGATATTGAATTATTGCACCCATCAACTTTACTGCATGATATTGGGGCTCCTAAATATTCTTTCTCTGTCCACGAAATCCAATCTGGAGTATCATTTAGTAAATGTGGGGGGTTGTTAAGTGAAGAGACAAAAGACAACAGTTTCTCTTTACGCTTTATTATACAACCATTTTCAGAACAGTCAAGTATAGAATCTTTTAAATTTTTATCTTTGTGTTCTTGAATATATTTTTTCTCTTTTGGTGTTAATTTATTCCAAATATCAAACTCAAAGAGCATGATATTACGATTTAACAAGAAATAATCTAAAGCCCCAGATGAAATAAATGCGGTGTTTGGTCTAGACCCAATATTATCACTAAAGAATATTAAATAATCTAGCCATACCCAATCCTTTATTTTCTTCCCTATTAATATTTCCGCTTTAATTCGTGCTTCTATTATTTTATTTAAAGAAGATTCTCCAACATTTTTAAGATTTGAAATTCCAAATCTAATATATTTATTATCAACTATATGAATATTAAGTTTTTCAGATCTAAAATCTGGAACCATAACACTAATATCTTGTTGTTTAGCGTCTGTTACTAATTCAAATATTTCCTCGTGTGGTTTTTGTTTGGATTTGGCAAATTGTAAATAGGAACAGTAAAATTGTAGGGGAAAATGGGCTTTACAATAGGCGGAATAATAGGCGTCGATTGCATAACAAACGGCGTGACTTTTATTGAAGCTGTAACGCTGACTTTCTTGTATCCATCCAAATATTTCTTCAGCTTTTTTATCATCAACAATTCCTGTCTTTTTACATCCTTCTAAAAATTCAATCTTAACTTTTGCCATTACTTCTGGTAGCTTTTTTCCAATAGCTTTTCTGAGTGAATCCCCCTGTTCGAGGGAGAAGCCGGCAATCTCTTTAGCAATTAAAATGGCGTTCTCTTGATACACCATGATCTGATATGTATCTTTAAGAATAACATCTAAAGATGGATGTAAAGATTCAACTTTTTCAATACCATTTTTTCTATCACAATATCTAGCAGTCATGCTTTTAGGTGGACTACCAGAGAGGGATTTCAAACACCCCGGACGGAGGATACTAACTAAAGCTGCTAGGTGTTCTATGTTCTCTGGCTTCAACTTATTTGCCCACACTTTTCCTAATGGACTTTCAAGTTGGAAAACTCCCTTTGTTCTTCCGCTTGATAATAAATCCCATGTCTTTTTACATGTAAGTGGAATATTATCAAAATCCAATAGAATATGACCCTTTTCATCTAATTGAAATTCACAACCACAATCTAATAACTTTGTTGTCATATTATTTTAGTCAATTCAATTAAACATTGTTTGCATATATGTGTTCCAGTTTCATCATTTAGAAGCAAACACGGTTTTATTATATTTTTAAAAAATTCTTGATAAATTCTACTATATTCCTTATATTTTTCTTCTGTATAATCACCGACCCAATCGTTTTTGGTATAAATATGAGAAACAAGTTTGTTGAATTCTTTAGTGTATTTTGGATCATAACAAAAATCACAAATATCGTCTTCTACAATCAAATCATTTTTTATATTCATATTTTCAAATATCCTAAATTAATAAGGATTTTAATTCCAGTAGGAGTTATAAAATTCCATCCATTTACTTGTTTGACATATCGACATTTTACCAAATTGTTTCTTGCGGACTTTGAGATTAAATTTCCATCCCATGTGACTTTAGTTAATTGTATTAATTGTTCTATGTTATTTTTTAATATATATTCTGCTACTATTTGGTTTGCTAACTTTTTATTATCCATTATATTATTCCTTCCATTCTAAAGATGTTTTTCCGGTTTTGCTATCTACTACGTAATGCATAACATCATTATTAACCAAAAAATTATTAAAACCATGCATATCTGCCATTACAATAAAAAGAAACATTGTACAACACAAAAGAATTAAAGTAATAAATATTGAGAAACGAATTTTGTCATTAAAATATAAGCTGAGTAATGTTAAGTGAATTAAAAATAGAGACGTAATAGCAATACTCGCACATAACAAAGTCATTATTTTTCCTCCTTATTTCGTAGACAATTTTTAAATTGTAATCTTGCAGTTCCAGTTTCTTCTCGTGTTTTTGTGAGATACCTTGATGCTGTAAATAGTTTTACTAACATTTGATGACACATTTTACAATCAAAAAGTGCATCGTGTGAATTTTCTAGGGTCGCTGTACTCATTCCCATATATTCTAATACTATAGATAATTTTAATTTAGGTAATTCTGGATTATTTTCATTCCAATATAACATTAAATAATAAAGATCAAAGAAATTTACTTGATTAAATAATTTTTGTCTACCAGATTTAGCATCCCAAGGTCCAAATCTTTCACAGAACCTAGAAATTATAGGTAAATCAAACCCTAAAATATTATATCCAGACATTATTGGAGCAGTATATGTGGAATTACCACGATTATATTTCCCAACCCAAGCACAAAATTGTTGAAAAACAAGTTTGATATCAGGAGCATTGTCTAATATTTCATGATTAAGTTTATTTACAGCTAACGCTCCAGGTTCAACAGTGTCCCAATTTTCTGGTTTTATGTAAGAACAAAACCCATCTTTGATTTCTAAAGTTCTAGGATCTAACATTAAACCAGCTATCTGTAAAATTTGTGCTGTTGAAATGCTAGCACTCGAAGTTTCAATATCCACAATGCAAATATGATTGTAATTCACTTTTGATCTCCATTGTTTAATTTATCCATAGCGTCTGCAATTCTACGAAGTTGTTCAGAAGTAAAATATCCATCTAAACACGATATAGTTTTGTCTAATGAAAAATATTGTTGTTCTCTAATATCAGATAATTCTTCATTTAATTCTATATTATTTTCCATTTTGATTTCCTTATTCATAATTGTTAACCAATCTACAAACTTCATGTAATTTATCTAGTAATGATATACCAAGTATATCCAATTTTATTACTCCAAGTGCCTCCAAATCTTTAAATTCCATATCACATATTAAAGATTCGGTTCCCTTATCATAAGCCATAGGACAAAGTTCGTTTAACGGAATGTGAGAGATAGCTATTCCAGAAGCATGGCGGCTTTTATTACGTCTCGTTCCTTCTAAACGTATTGATTGGGAAAACTTTTTACACAAAGGTCCATCAAGTTCCCCATCTTCTCTAATAAAACACCATTGTTTTAATTCTTCTTTATGATTTTCTAGTGCCCATTGCACTATCGAGGCATCACCAGTTTCTTCACGCATTTCTTGTAATTGATCAATTATTTCAGCTTCGTCTGGAATATATTGACTTATTAAGTTCATTTCTTCAAACGATATTCCGCCATGTACCCTTAGCACATCTTTGATCGTTGAACGCCCTTGCATTCTACTAAACGTACTAATCTGTGCTACCTTATCTTTTCCAAACTTTTCTTTAATATAAGAAATAATATTATCTCTAAAGTCTGATTCAAAATCCATATCAATATCAGGTAAAGATATATTATCTTTTGTATTTCTTCCTTTATTGTAAAATCTTGAAAATAGTAAATTGTATTGTAATGGATCAGCTTTTGTAATACCAAGCAAATATAGTATTAATGATCCCCCAGCACTTCCACGCCCTACTCCAGTTAATTTATTATTTCTTCTTACATAGTTAATAATATCATAAACAATAAGAAAATAATCTTCTAATCCAACCTCTTTTAATATTTGGTATTCCTCATTAAATCTATCAACATATTCTTTAATAGGAATTCCAGTAGACTCAATTTTACTTTTAAGTTTTTTCCAACCCTCCCTACATAGTTTTCTTAAATACTCAATAGAAGAGGAACCATCGGGGGTAATATATTTGGGTAATTGGGGTTGGTTGGTAATGTCATATTCCTCACAAAGTTCGGAAATTTTAACAGTGTTATCTAATTCCTCTTTGGTGTGAATTAGTTGCATTTCTTCGTTAGAAGGAATATGGTAAGAATCAGATATAAAAAATTGTTTTAACGCAATATCTTCCCCATTTAATTGTTTTTTCTGCAATTCTTGAAAAGTTGTTTGTAAACTAGAACATAAAACCACCCTTTGATCTTCCGCATCTTCCCTACGGCAATAATGGGCATCTGGAGTAGCCACAAGTGGTATATTATATTTCCTCCCAATTCCCCTCATTATTTCCGCTATCTGTTTTGCTTTTGGATTCTTATCTTGGTCAATTAATTGGACTTCAAGGAAAAAGTTTTCCTTTCCAAATGTGTCCCACAAATCATTAATAAGAGATAGGCAATTAAGTTCGTAAGCATCCTTTAAAGTGTCATCATCGTTGAAAATCCTGGAAGTAAATAGGGAACCTAAATGTCCGCAAATAGCTATGATATTTCCCCTATTAATTTTCGCTATTTCCACTAGATTTAATCTTGGCTTATAATAGAAGTTTTCCGGCTTATTTGACGTGCTAACAATCTTTATTAAATCTTTCCAACCCTCTTTATTCTTCGCAAGAAGAACAATGTGTTGAAGTTTACGTTGTTGTTTTAACTTAGGATCTTCCTCACAACAATACGCTTCAATTCCCAAGATGGGTTTTATCTTAGCTTTTTTCATTTCCTTGAAGAAACTTACAGCACCAGAAATATTTCCATGGTCTGTTATGGCACACGAGGTCATTCCTAATTCTTTACAGCGTTTTGCAATATCTTTAGGTTTAGATATGCCATCCAACAAACTATAGGTAGTCCACACCACCCTTAAGTATGGACGTGAGTGGGTATATACAATGATTTATTCTCTACGTCCATAATTTTAGGTGGTCCTCCTTTCCAGCTACTAATGCTGCTAAAAATTTATAATATTGCATATCTAAATTTTTCCTTGATTGATTGACAGTTTTATGAACCCATTGTAGATTGTTTTCAACATATTCTAAATTATTATCTATGCGATCTAATGATGCTGTATTTATACATTTTATATATTCTTGAGAATTGTTTGGTAATATAATTTTTTGTCCTGTTATAGCACAACACCCATTTTGTTTTATAAATAATTCTAAAGCATATTCTTTATCAATTTCAAAATTAATTTTCCGTTTTTTAGCATTATATATAATATCTTTCCAAAAACTTTTATATATAATTAAATTATTGGTGTTAACACTATTTTGTTCTATTAGCGGATTTTGTATTAATTTACATAAATTGATAAAATCTTTTATTGATAATGAAGCTTTTATTTTGTTTATATCTTTATGTAACCACTGAACATTATCTAAAGAATATCCTAAAGAACTATCTTTTCTATCTAATGAAGCTGTTTTAAAATTTTGTTCTAATGATATTGGTAAATCACTTAAAGCACATTCATTATTTTGTTTTTCAAATAAATCCCAAGCTTCCTTTATAGTAATATTAAAATTTATATTTCTATTTTTAGCACAACATTTTATACTAGACCATAAATTTCCACTTATACCACCGTGCCCCTTCCATAAATGATTTTCTATGCCGTATTTATATGTACATTTACCACAAGATTTTACATTACCATTTTTTAATAAAGATACATGAACATTTCTTTTTTTGCCACATTCACATTCACACTCCCAAATTGTTGTACCATTTTTACTTTTACCAACTTTTTTTATTACAGTAAGTTTATTAAATTTTTGTCCAGCGACATCTAAAGCAGAACCAAAATCTATTCTAGGTATATTATATTTATCTATGTAATTATATATAGTGTGTACAGTAGCACCAACCATTTTAGCAATATAATATGGTCCCTTTTTATTTTTAGTATATTCTTCTTCTAAAAATTCTTTAGTTAATATTTTATCAAACTTCATTTGATTAATCTCCATGATAATGTAATGGTAATATTTACATATACACCACTACATTGGCATATAATTTATTCTCTACAAAAATTAACTAACTTTTCAAAATCCCAAAATACTTCTGACCAACAATCAGAAAAATTTTCCGTACATACTTCTTCCCACCAATACTTTTCTTTACAGTTTGGGCATTCTCCATATTCCCATTCTTTAGCTTCAAATTCCGTATTACAAAAAGGGCATATAATATCTATCATCATATTTTAATATATTTAGTATTTGGTTTTATATTTTTGTCGAAGACAACTATTGCTGATGGAAAAGGAGCGGGAACTTTTGATTGGGAAAATTTTAATCTCCCCTTAATAAATCTAATTTCCCCCTTAATACAATATTCGTGCCACCATTTAGTATCTACTCTAGCGGGAATTAGAAATACACAGACGGTTCCTTTTAGAGATTCTTTATATCCTTTTTGTATAAACTTCCCTATTAATCTTCCATATGGAGGATTACAAAATACTACTTTATATTTTGACCAATCTTGAATTAATGAGTTATCATCTTTGGTGTAAAAATTATCACATAAGTTGTTCTCTGTGGTTGCGGCTGCATCTAATTCAAAGCAAAATTCCGCGTGTAATATGTCAAAAATATGTGGTGGAGTTTCCCATTCATTTGATTTAGAACTTAATAATGAATTATTCATATTGTTGAAACTTTTTCTGCAACTTTAAGAACTGCTAATAATTTTTTGTCAAAATTCAAACTTCTAAACTTATATTTGTTTAAAAATTTTATAAGTAATTCTTCTGAATTTGTATAAAAATTTAGTTTATGTGGTGGTTCACCATTAATATATGATTTTCCTAATATTAAACTTTCTATAAAAGATGTTGAATTACCCATTATTGTTATATTACCTTTTGCATAATTCGGAATTACACCAACTGGAAATATTCTGTATTTTGGAGCATTATCATAATCATATAGAGTATGAATTAATATTGTTGCATCACAATCTTTTGTCCATTCTAAAACTTTAGATATTGTTTTATTTTCTTCTACAATATTTTTTCTTTGTTCTTTAAGTTTTAAGATTTCTTCATCAATTTCTTTAATTGTTTTCATTTTATTGTTTCTTCCTCTATTTTTACATTAGAAAACGATTGATAATATCCGCCATACCACATTAAATACCAATCTGATTCAAAAGTGTTTTGATTATATAAATATTTTGATACTATTTTATAAGCCATTTTATCAACACCTTCTTCAGTATATTTTTCATAATTTCTATGTTGTTTCCAATGTATTAATTCGTGAGTAATTGTATGTAAAACATATGGAATATTATCCCTAGCCGCAACAACTATGCATATTTTATGTTGTTTATTATAAGCACTTCCATGAGTAGTAAAAAATCCACCTATAGAATATTTGCGACAATCACGAAATTTTAATAATGGATATGTATGTTTACTTAGTGTCGCAGTGTTAACAAAATATAACCCTAAATCTCCCTTAATATTAAAATAAGATTCACAATATTTTAAAAATTTTCCTATTTTTCTTTGAAGTGTTATATCAACATATTTTTCTATATATACATTCACTTTTATGCCCCAGGGTTTTGATAATAACTTACACTATGACCTGATACTGTTTCTTCTTCAATTGTTTTTTCAATACCATCTTTCTTAATTTTTTCGTGTATTCTTTTACAATCCCCACTACGGGAGTAGCTACATACGGATTTACAAAACCAATGCTTTCCCCCACCTTTCAAAGTTGGATTTTTACAACCTTTAATATCCTCAAATGTTTTCTTCAACATCAACTTGGTGTCTCCAACATCATTATTACTTAAAGGTATCGTAAACGGTCCCCCATCATTACAATAAAATATTGTTGGGAAAAACTGCTTAACGTGTGGATATAATCTCATCATAGCCATATGGTAAATTCTAAGTTGTGGATCAACCATAAATTTATCAACAGTTTTTTCTTCACCTGTTGACCAACTTATTCTTCGTCCAGTTTTCCAATCTATTCCCTCATAAATCCCCTCTCTAACTTGCGTTATTAAGTCTATGGTTCCTTTTAGTCTTAGTTGTCCTAAATCATTCTCTCCATAGTCATATTGTGCCCATCTATCTTCTACTTCAAAGTTAAACGGTGCCTCCACTTCAACAATAACCCTTTTACGAGGATCAAATAAACCATTGTTAAAGTTAAGTGTTTTGTATACCCATTCTCCAATATTTTTTAAATCCGCATTTGTAAAAACATGGTCGGATTTATCTTTATAATGTATAAAAACTTCCCCTATAATTCTTCCTATTAATTCTGGATTGAACATTTCGGAAGCTTGTACTTTACCGCAAATATCATCATCATAAATAGATAGGTTGTTTTGTAGTGTTTTTTTGCATTGTGCGAGAATTTCTAAAACTTTATGGGTCATTGTGCCCAAAATAGCCTTGCGTCCAGTCTTTTGGGGGATGCCTAATACGTAATTAAGAGTATATTGCATTTCGCATAAATCAAAACAATTTAAACTAGAACTACGAATATAAGTAATTTTCATTTAGTTTTTGTACCATTCCCATTCTATTAATTTTTTCATAATAGCCTCACTCTGTTCAACAATCGTCATATTAGAGTTATCAATTATGGCATCGAATTTTGTTTGATCAAAGTTTGATGGATCTAATGCTGTTTCACTAATATGATTATCTTCAATTGGTTTTCTTAATAATTTTATGACTTTAGCACCAATCTCTTTAGATAATAATACTTCGTTGTCGAATCTACAATCTGTAATTATAGCTAACGCTGGATTATCGTCCTTAATTTTCTTTAAAGTAGCCAAAACCCAGCAATCACTATACATTTTACGACAAATGTTTGTTCCAAAGAATTGTAATAATTCGCGGGCAGATAAATATCCTGGTAAGTGTCCTGTTAATTTATCCGAAAATCTTGGTGGAACTTTAATTTCGGCGTCTACAATAGTAGGCATATCTTCCCACTTTAACTTCGTTAAAGAGTTTTTATCTTCATCAGACCCATAACATTGAGCATAGCTCAATCCAAACACATTAATACAAAACTTTTTAAGTTCGTCAGCATAACTATATGGTTTAATAAAAGGATATAAAGTTTCTTCGAGAAATTTTTGTTTAGTTGGAGATTGATCATCTAAATCTAAAACGCCAAATTTGTATTCAGATTCTCCTTTGTCGTTTTTAAATTCTGCTTTAACTACAATTTTTCCAAATTCATTTACATATGCATCGTAACCTAAATTACAAAGCTCATTTATGATTAATACGTTAGCTGCGGAATTTTTTCCAGAATTTTTACGACCAGAAAATACTAATATATGATTATTCATTATAAAATTTCTCCTTTAAACAACCTTTACATACTATTTTACCATCTACTCTAAATAAGTCATAATAACTATGTTTATCACATAAATTTTCATTTTTCTTTTGTGTAGCGTAATCAATTTCTTCACCAAAAACCCCTAATTCGGGATACCAAAAAGAAAATTCTTCTGGTAAATTAAATTCACAATAAAATCTTTCATCATATTCATATCCAGCATTCTTTGCTTTTTCTTTAATTTTTTTGGGATAATCATAACTAATTTCTATGAAATTTCCGAAGGAATGATTATTACATGTACTAACTACATAATAATCTTCTATGCGACAAATATAAGTATCAAAGTTGCACGTAGAGAAACAAACATTACTATTCGGATCTATTCCATCCACCTTGTCTTTGTCTATTTTCTCTATTAATTTATCGTCACTATCCCAACCACGGCAAGTAATCATGTGTTGTGCTAATTCAAACACGTCTTTGTATGCTGTAGTTGGTACTGTAAAACTTGTAGAAGACGAATTACTTACAAATCCTGTTCTTATTTTCATTTTGTAAAAACAAAAAACCTTTCATCTAAAAATTTGTTAATAGAAGGTTTAACAACATTATCCCAACTTAATCCACCTAGATCACATCCGGGTCTAGGAAGATAAATTCTATTCCACTCTAAAGCATTAGCTATAACAATTAATTGTTTTATTGATTTTATAATTAATTGGATATCAGAAGGATCTTTGAAGTGATACTTTGTAGGAAGACTTACCAAATTATCAAATTTGGAAAAACTATCCATAGCGTTTACTAAAACACAAGAGCTATTTTCACCATACCTATCTTTATTCTTTTGCACTCTGTATCCCCAATCTTCTGGAATATGTGGATATTTGAGAGCAAATGTTTTTGCAATTCCTGCCCCCATTACCAAATTTCCGTTAGGTTTTATTATAGTATTTGTAGTTATACATAAAGCATCTACATGAGAAACTTCATCTAATAAATCAAAAATATCTCCTCTCAACTCGTTCATTAGAACATTATCTCCTTAAAATAATTAAATATATACTCTATTAAATCTAGAAGTAAAAAAATACAATTTAAAATTAATGAGAGTGGAGATAATAGCCATATTACCATCATATCAGTTCTTACATCTCCAAATTGGAGTTCATAGTATGGATTATTTATTAATTGTGGCATTAATATATATTTAAGTATGAAATAATTTATAATATATGATATAATAATATAAATAATAAATATTGTTAAAATCATAATAATGGTATTATCCTTTCTTTCAAATATTCTGGCGTCATATCGCCCAGATCATTATATTTATCAAAATCTACGACCTTAATGTTATATTGTCGTTTCAATAGTTTATAAATGTTTTCATTTGCTTGTCTTCCAGCTTCGTCATTATCCATAATTAAAGTAATATAATTAATAGACAAAGTAAGAAGTAATAATCTTTGATTATCTGTTAGATTACTACCATATAAAGCTAAACAATTTGTTATCCCACATTCGACTAAACGCCATAAATTACCCGGAGATTCTACTAAGATAACTCTTCCAGTCTTTTTTATTTCTTCTTTTGCAAACCAGTAATTATATAGGCTGTCACCTATATTAAAATTTGGGGAATGATTCCATTTGTAATATTCTCTAGCGGGACTTGGACATAATACATTATGGTTGTGAAACAACCCGCACTTTTCACACTTTTCAAAAATACTTCTTCCCGTAAAACCTACAATAAATTTATACTCGTTATCATAAACAGGAACGACAATCCTATTCTTTTTATTATACAAGCCAACATCATATTTGTCTAGTATATCTTTAGAGTATCCTCTTTTAAAATAATATTCGGCTGGAATTTCTAATTTTTGACGTATAGAATATCTATTCCAACCGCTCGGTTTATCTTTAGGAATAACAGACAGCGAGTTATATTGTTTAAATAATTCGCGTTTTTTTAGCGTATTCTCGTCTGGAATACGAATATCATTAATGTTTTTAAATCCACAAAATTTGCAGAGCCAATTTACAGCTTCGCCAAACCCAACGTCTTGATTTTTTTCCTTTGACAAAACTCCTCTTACAAGTCCTATTAATGTTTTTTTATATTTATTTTCGCAATGATGCGTTCTACAATACCACAAACATTTCGGCTCACTTTCTGGATATAAATTAAATGCTGTTGAATTATCAGCACCGTCATGTATTGGGCAAGTTCCATATAGTAATTTCCCGTTTTTGTTGTAAACTATATTTAATTTAAACAATAACTCTTCTATATTATTTGCAGCTATTTCATTAAGTTCATTCAGACGAAATTGGTATATCTCCGTCGTCTTGTTCGTATTTTTTATCATTGTTTATTTTTTGTTGAGAATCTCTAATCATATATCTAGTTCGTCCTTCAATAATTTTTCCAAATTCTCCTTTCATTATTACATTTATGTAGTCACCATTAGCAATTCCTGATCCGTGACGACTTTTTAAAACCACCATTTTCTTATTACCCTCGGTTGGAGTATCCATAGCAATTTCGTCTGGTGATTTATCTTTAAAGATTGTAAAATTTGTAGTTAACCAAACAATTCTGTCAGAACCTGCAATTGCATCTGTCGCTTCTTTATCTATTCCATCTCTATTTAATTGAATAAATGATAATATGGGAATATCATGTTTAACAGTAAAATTATGTAAAGAAGTCATTAAAAATCCTAACATCTGGAATTCTGCTAAATTTCCGTTAAGATTTTCTGCACTCATTAATTTTAAATAATCATAAATAATAATACACGGTTTAGTTTTTCCATTATCATCAATTCCAACATATTTGCAAATCCATCTTCTCATTATTGACAAAATACTTTCAAAGCTTTTACCAGAAATATTCATATAATGAAAAGGAAGTTTTTTTAATTGTTCTTTTGCTTGTCTAATTTTCTTCTTATTAAATTCAGATCTTGAATATTTACCAGACTCTATATCATTAATAGTAATTTTCCCGCCATTTGAGAATACTAAGTTTGCTAATATTCTAGGGTAATGATCTAGTTCGTTCATTTCAGTGTCTAAGTATAATACAGGAATGTCATTTTTAGATATGTTAAGACCTATATTAATAGACTCAAAAGACTTTCCTTGTCCGGGGCGAGCCCCTATTAAGCTAACTGTTTTTCTCCTAAATCCTCCCCCTATAGCTATATCATACAAGGGGTAGCCTGAACTTATACCGATAATATTAGTCGGATTATTTTCTACATATTCAATCCACTCATCAATATTTTCCCCAAATAATTGCGGTTTTTCATCCTTGTTCGTAAGTAATAATTCTGTAAAATCTAATATACTATTTTCGGCAATTCCTAAGATTTGCTCTATACTTTCATTACCAGAGATATCAGCCAAACTTTTATTTGCTAGTGATAATTGTTTTCGTAGCAACCTTGTAATTTCAAGTTTGCGTATTTTTACAGCCCAAGTAGTTATATTAACCTGTAAAATATCGGTATTAATAATGGATTTTATATGTTGGGTTTCATCTTTTTTATTTAACAAATATCCGAACCCAAGATTGTTGATTACTGTATGAATAGAACTAATATCAGGCTTTTCTATTCCTTGTTCAAACAAACTTATTAAACATTTAAAAAATATCTTATTTGTTTCATCAGTAAAAGTTTTTTCTGTAATAAATTCTTGAACTTCGTAATAAGCATCTTGACCGTATTGGTATAATCCAGCTAAAACATTTCTTTCAGCCGCTAAATCGTAAAGATTGTCTTCTGACAAAACACTATCTCCTTTTAACTATACAATTATCACATTTAAAAGAGTTTTCACTTGGATCTGGATCGTATGTTGTTGCCAATACTGAAGAAACCTCCAAAGTTTTTCCACAAATCGAACATTCTACCTTTACAAGATTATTTGATCTATTACGCTCTCTTGGTGAAACATACATTTTAGCTAGTGTTTGATTGTTTTCTGTTAAATCATCTACTGCCTCAGTTCGATCGTCTGTAAATAATTGTGGGCGGATTTTATGTTTTATAAAAGGGGTTTTTCTAGCAATTTTCTTACCATCATAATCGTCATCATTTGATGATTCTTCTTTTTTAGTAGTGGCTATAAAATTAGCTTTTTCTTCACGTTTAATTTTAATATCTGGTTCTAAATCTAAATCTTTTAATATTTCTTCTTCGGTTTTTTCTTTTTCAATTATAGTTGGTTTTGGTGGTGAAATTTCTTCCCCGGTAATTGCAGTGTATATAAAACAAACCTTTTCCCAATTACCTTCTATAATTGCTTCTTTTAGTAAAACTGGTAACTTCATTATTTCTGGCTCCTTTTACTTCTTGATAATTCAATAAAAGTATCACTTTGTTTATTAATCATTCCTGGTAAATAACTTATAGATGCTAATTTAATATGTAGTTGTATAAGTAGATTGTCTATTTTTTTTGCATATTCATTTTCTGCTATAACTAAAGATTTTTTTTGTTCATAAGAAATAAATTTATCGTAACTACTTAACTTAGGACTTATTATCCTATTTAAAGATGCTTCTAAAAATAATATTTTACTATTTATCTTATTTATTTCTGTCTGTATAAATCTAGCTTCTCTACTTAATAGGACGGCAATATTAGCACATTCATCTGGTGGTAAACCCCTAATTTCCTCTATAGACGGACTTAACCATTTAGTTACGTCATTATCACTTTTTTCTTCAACCGGTAATCCTAATCTTTTTAAAAAATTAGTTGTTGACTCTACTAATTTATCTATTTTTAATTCAATATCATTGTTTTCCATTCATCATCCGTTTTATCAAAAGGTAACTCTATAAGTTTTAAATTATTGTTTTCACACCATTCTCTTTTTTGTTGGTCGTTTTGTTGTGCTCTTGCCCAACTTAATTTATCTTTAAAGAAAAAAGAATTAAAAGTATAGTGTTGGTCACCGTGAACTTCTATACATAATTTATGACGAATAATAACAAAATCAAAAAATAAGCCAATTTCTGGAATTGGAACTTCTTCTAATATCATATCTATAGGATATAATTCTTTTAGAAGTTTTCTAGCCCTAAGATGATATTGACTACGAACTCTAGTATCATTTAAAGATGGCTGATAACCAACAGGTGGAAAATTATATACTTTATTTCCTATTAATGATCTTACTTTCATGCAATTAACATACTCCTAATTTGATTATTCAACTTATCTGATAACTCTTTGTTTTCATCAAGAGCAATAACCAATTTTTCTAATCCTTGAAATTGTCCATCTATTCCATCAACCTTATACCAAGCTCCACTTTTCTTAATTAATCCAAGGTTTATTGATAAACTAGCAATCTCAGCAGATTCATCAATACCAATTCCATAGCGAATGTAAGACTGCATTTTACGACCGGGGGCTATAGTGTTCGTACTTTCCGACTCCCAGTAAGTAAGTTGTCCTATAGGATCTGTAGTAGCCGCTCCAGCCCTCCAATCTTCTACTTTTTTAGCTTTAAGTTTTACATCTACTGCATATGCAATTTTACGACCGCCACTTTCATTTAATGCAGCACCAAAACCAGAAGTGTTGGCAATTTGATGAGTAATACATATAACAATGTTCCTATTAACTGGAATTATATTAGAGGTTTTACGACAAAAAGAAGCCATTAATAAAGCAGAAGGATTACGACCAGTGTCTCCAATTTCAGATCCTAATTCTTTTTCAGGGCAAAGTTGAGATACACTATCAACGATTATAACCGATCCGGGTTCATCACGAATAATTTCTTCAGCTATTCTTAAGTATTCTTCTCCAGTAAGAATTTTCCCTAAAATTGACCCAATTACTTTTACTTTATCTGGTTGTAATTTTTTAATTCCCTTTAAATCTCTAGCTTTAAGTCTTCCTTCAATATTTAAGTAATATACGGTTCTTCCTAATTGTTGACAATTTGCAGAGAAGTGTAATGCAGAAACGGTGTTATGAGTAATAATAAAACTGTCTGTTAAATATAATCCTTTTGGATTATCTAATGCAATACATTGACATTCTTCGTCACCAACATACTCTATTTTCTCTATATATCTTTGTAGTGTTCTAATTTTATTTTTGTGTCTTATTTTTTTATAACTTGTTCTAAAAGGTATAATATCATTTTTAAATCTAATTCTTAATCTAAAAGATTTAAACGGTTTATTATTTTTATAAGTTATTCTAGGAACAATTCTACATAATCCGCCTAACGAATTTACTATTTCTTTTACGTCATTTGCTAGTTGTATAGAAACTGATGTATATGAAATGTTTCCATTTTTATCAATATCTCCATCTGTATCTAAAAGACCTTGTAATATAGATAATCTAGTGTAAACATTATTATATTTATATTCATTAGGGATAAATTTTGTGTGAGAATTACATCCCCATAATTTATATGCTTTTAATTTACGTATATAAGTATTATAATTACACTTATAAATACTATTTACAAGATAATGTTGATATCTAACACTTTTTGATGTATTAATAATATAATTTTCTTCTAAATTTTGTTTAAGACTTTCTATTAATTCTTTATCATCTGAAGTAATTTGTAAATGACCATTTGTTCCAGTAATACAGCCATTTCCTAAAATAACGCCAAGTAAATATGGATCTAAGGTAGTTGGTTGAGAATTAAAAAATACCGGATTCGGTAATTTTACAGACCATATATGTTGATCACAAAGTTTTACACCTTCGTTTAAAATCTCTTGTGTTGTTAAAATGTAATCTAAACGTGTTCTTTTCCAATTTCTTATTCTACATCTTGACACATTCCATAAATGATCCAAACAAGCTTCACAACTATCACCATCTGCAAAAGTAATCCTATATATTGGTTTTATACCCTGTTTATATATTGCTTTTACTATAGCAACTCCGCCATTTTCTGTACAAACTATATCCCCAATTTTAATATCACCCATTTTTTTAGGACCGTCTGGTGTCCAAATAATAGACGATAAATTTTGAGCTTTACCAGATTTTGGTGGTCCGGTCAGAATAACGAATGATCCTTCCATAATTCCCCCACCTAATCCAATATCCATAGCGGGACTGAAAGGAATTGTTATTCTTGGTTTATCAATAAAAACTTTACCATCATTAATTACATTTCCATATTTTTCTATAATATCTTCTAATACTGGCATTTAATCGTTATCCGCCTTACCAAATTCTGTTAAAATATTTAATTCACGTTCTTTTAATTGTTCTTTAGCTTTAGCTAATTCTTCTTCTAACTGTTTGATTCGCTTGTCTTTCTCATCTGAATTAGGAATTGGAGTCGAATCTAAATCTCCATTGCTCGCATAAAAAACATAAGCTAATTCTCTATTTAAATCGTCTTCTATCATATTTTTACCTTTCTTATAAATTTTTCAATTTTGATATTGATGTTTGTTTACCGAAAGATGGTCGTAAACTATCGCTTACTTTATCTTCTAAGTTATCAATAACAGGAAATTTAATAGTAGTGGAAATAGACTCTGCCATTATTATTTTATATTTTTCTAACAGTTTTTTAAAAGGTGGAAAACAAAAGGAAGTCATATTCCAAACCATTTTATCCTTTAAAGCTGCTAAAATAACATTAATTTCGTAGTTTTTTAACAATTTGTTGGCTTCTACAATATGACGGCGAAACAACTTGTTCCACTCGGGCAATTCCCAAAAATGGTCTGGTAAATCTTTCTTTTGCAACCTAGCTATTCTTACACATAATTTTTCAGTTAAATATTGGGCGGGAGAAATAAAACCTGCACCATATTGTGATGGAAAACCACTTTTTTCTGTATATTCTTTAGCCATTATTTATATAATTTTTTACTGTTTTTACTAATTTTAACATATTTGTCTAAAACTGTCTTTATTTCATTTGCACACTCACAACACAGATCGTCAAATTTTATATGTCCTGATATTCTTAATGATCCACCCAAATCAGAATAAAAATGTATTGATCCAAAACCGCTAAGTTTTTCAGAATCTACTTCTCTCAATTCTCTCATACAAATATCGCAAACTTTTACTTTTAATTCCATATTACGACTTCCTTATTAATTCAATAAGTTTATCTAAATTTTTATCTCTTATTTTATTACATGCTTCACACCCTTTACCATTATTACATTTTGGGGGTCTAACACCTTTATATTTTTTAGAATTTCCGCAATCTTTCATTTTTTTAATCTCCTTTATATTTTTCTAATTTAAACATCAAATGGTCTTGTTCCACTTAAAATAGCATTTCCACATGTAATACGTCCTTCGTCCTCTTCTTTAGAAGCAATAAATACTAAAACATCGTATCCAACACCTTTAAGCTTTTCTTCTATTTCTTTATAAGGAGTATAAGTTGTATAATCTCCGTGGGTTTTAATATTATTAGCTATTGCTTCTGGTGTTTTATGCATAGGTGTTAGTTTAATAATATAGTTTGACGGATCAAAATATGTAAGTAAAACTTTTGGGTTAATTTCGTAATTTGCTAAAGCAAAATTTAATGTCCACTTTCTACCTTTTGGTTGATCTAAATACCTCATAATCTCAGAAATTCCAAACAAACTAGTTGCTCTACCATTAAACATTGTTTCTCGTTCGCGTTCGTTTGTAGAATTAATACTTAATTGTAGTCCAGCATTTCCATGACATAATTTATTTTTAATAACATCGTTCCATTCCATAAGAAATTTTAATAAATTTTTATTTCTATATGGCATCATAGTTGAAATTACTGGATGTATATTATACCTAAAATTTAATTCTCCATATAATTGATATGTGGCATCTAAAACATTAAAATTCCAAGTTGGCTCACCCATTCTGGCATAGTGAATATTTAATCTTTTACTATAAGTTAATTCTGGGTGAAGTGATAAGCAAGTATATACTTGGTTTAATATATCATTGTATGTAGCGTTTCTACCACTACCAACTTTTGGTACAGAACAAAATTGGCATTGTTCCATACAACCATATTGGGTAGAAATAGTACACACAATTTTTTCTGTCAATGGTAATAATTGTTGATGTTTAACTTGATCTAGTTCTCTATTTACTCCCAAAAAATCTGCCTTAACATTAACATCTTTCCCGTAATCACCTAAAGAAAGACACTCAAGTTTTCCACATTCGCCTTCAACAATCAAAATATTCCCTGTTGGAACTTTAATATTTTCTAAAATTTGCATAATATAATTAACTCCTGTTAATAATAATAAAAGGTTCCTTGATTTCCTCAATTAATTTATTTTCCTTTTTCATTGGCTCTAATTCCGGTATAGAAAACCAAATACATTCTACAACCCCTTTATTTAAAATTCCTACAATATTACAATTCTTTGAACTATTCAAACTAGCAATTATACCATTTGCAAAATAATATCCTTCGGCTTTTTCTGGAAGATCAATAATATGACTTCTAAAACGAAGCTGCATATTGATAATTTTTAAACCACTTTCTTTAAGATATTTTTTTAATCTTATCCAAGCTGGTGGTTGATCATTATCTGAAAAATATATATTACCATCAGATAATTTAACAACAAAAACTACTGAATTTTCATATATATCAGAACTAACGCTTTGCTTTAGTTGTACAATCATTAAAATGTTTCTTTTGTGGCTGTTTGTGTTTTTTTAATTCTTCAGACAACGCACTAGCATTTTCGGTCATTATAGTAGCACCAGACTTTTTAATCATTAATTCTTCAGTTGTTGGCATTTTTGGTTCGTTAATAGGATGATCGTCAAGATATTTTTGTATAACATTTTTACTTATTGTTCCTATTTCTTCTGTTAATTGTTCTAAATTCATATTATTTCTATGTAATTCTATAAATGCTTCTTCAAATTTTGTAAGTTTATTACGCATCTTTTGTTTCCCTTTCAGCTATTAGTAAATGAGATTCATTTTTTGTTTCTAAAAATCTCATATATCTATTAAATGTTGTTTCTGCCACTTCTTTAAATGCCCAAAAACTTTTTCCTGTTTTTGACATATAATTCTTTAGCTTCCCACTATTATACATCCCCCACGGATTATATAAATGAAAATCTAGACTAAATATTAAATAATATTTGTTTTTTTTGTCTTTAATTTTTATTTTTTTTACTAAACAATTTTTATTGTTAATATCTATCTCTATAATTTTTGCTAATTTTTCGTCATAAGTATAGCCAATACCTTCTTGTGTTCCATCTAATAATTCTACTATTGTTTTATCAGTTTGTTTAATTTTTGATATACACATTTTATTTACCTGTAAAAATAGTTAATTCTTGTATCATCGTCATATTTGGTTCTTCTATTATGTTTGTATCCATGTTAATTATTTTAACTTTGTCAGTTCCACTAATATATACAACCCCATCTATTTCTTTTCTAAAAGATTGATCGTTACAAAACGGACACTTAAAAATTATTTTATTTTTTATTTTTGCGGTTGGTTGGGTAACAACTACAACACCTAGTTGTTGATGGCAAGAAGAACAAAAGATATCAATATCTCCGCACTCTTCAACTTTATATTTCATCACACACCCCTCTTATTTTCATTAACTTGTTTTTGATAGCAGAAGTAATAGCAACATCATTATCTGCGTCAACATTAATTGTAAATGATAGTTGTTCGGTTCCCAATGGAATAAAAGAATTTTGTGAACTGTTTGTTTCTTTTAAAGTTGTCGCATTAATAGAAAACATTATAGCGTATTTCATGGAACTATTCCAGTATCAATATATGTCTTTTGTTGTTCTTTAGTCATCTTGTTAATTTTTTTATCAAGCTTTTTTTGTTCATTTTCTTTTGGTAAAGTCCCCATTTTATCCATTTCTTCTGTATTTCTATGTGCTAAATGTCCTAATGTTTTAATATCTGATTTTCCAAGTCTTACTGCAACATACATAGGAACAGTTATTATTTTATGGAAATTTGTACTATTACATTTTGGACAAATAGTAATAACTGGGTCGCTCATACGTTGAGTAATATCAAAATGTTCTTTACAGTCATTGCACTCATATTCATAAATCATCTTCTATTTCCCCTATATTTATATCACATTCTTTTTGTATTTCTATTTGAAAACCAGATATTGTTATTTTTACTTTAAATTCTCTATTACAATGTTTACACTGTAATTTATTCCAACCACTATTGATATAATTATCATCCCATTTATACCCCCATTTACAATGAGGGCATTCAATCCTTAAATTTAATTGCATTTTGAAAATCCACATTGTTTACAAACAACACAGCCATTTTCCCTTACTAGTTTAGACTTACAGGTTTCACATAATTCTTCTACTTCTGTACCATCAGGAATATAATGTTTTAATGTTCTAGCAACACATTTTGCAAATCCCGTCATATCTCCACCGACCTTTTCTAATTGTTCAACAACCAAATTAATTTTAGCGTTGCTTCGCAACAATGTGGATACTAATCTCGTAATAGTATTTTCCGTATCAGAAGTAGATGCAGTAATAGGAGATAGTTCCGTTTCTTCTTTATCATCAAAAATTGCCTTGTAATAATCTTTACGTTTTCGGATTATTTTTCCTGTTTTAATTCTCTTATTTAGAAATCCGTTTTTGCCAGCAAAAACCTCATATGGTTTATCGTCTTTCTTTCCTACTAATACAAAATATGCTTGTCCCCTTACAATTACATGGTGAACATCGCAAGATAATTCTCGTGGTCTTTTTTCATCTATAGGTGTAGTTATTCTATTTAACACACCGTCTTTACTTTTATCTCTATATACTGTTATTCCTTTTAGTTTAGCTTTCCAGGCTTCTAAATAAATATCGCTTATTTCATCCTCTGTAATATTAGTAGGAACATTTAAAGTATTAGAAATTGAATGGTCTATATGTTGTTGTAAAGTTGCTTGAAGTTTAATTTTATCCTTCCAATTTATATCATTTGCACAACTACCATTCCACGGAGATTTTGTAATATCGGTTTCTCCAGTAATTTTCATCCATTCTATTAATTTTGGATGTAAAATGTTAAACTTCATCCAATTATCACCAACTTTATCTACATAATCAACTCTAAAATGTTCATCATTTGGATTTCCTTTTTTCATTCTTTCATAAGATAATTCAAATACTGGTTCAAAGCCAGAACTAGTTTTTGTTAAATTACTCATTGTTCCCGCTGGGCTTAACGTAAGACACATTATATTGCGTCTTCCATAGATTTTCATATCTTCTACTATATCACTTCCAACTATTAGTGTGCCATCACCAAAACAAAAACTTTCAGAAGATATTCTATTTATAAAATCGCTATCTTTCTCTTTTTCCCAACTCCAAATAGGAAATGATCCTAGTTCTTTAGCCATATCAACAGATGAACGATAACAACCAAACTTAATACAAGTTCCAATATCGTTAGCTATTTTAATAGAATCTGGACTACCATATCTAATATTTAATGCTGCAAATACGTCAGCTAAGCCTGTAAATCCAACCCCTGTTCTTCTACCTTTTTCACATACCTCTTTAATATTTTTCCACAAAGTAAGTTCGCGGAATTTTGTAAACTCATCTTCTGGATCTTCTTTAATTTTATTGATAATTCTATCAATACACTCTAGTTCTAAATCAATAAAATCGTCTATTAATCTTTGTGTAATTCTTGCGTGTTTATATAATAAATCATAATTAAATGAAGCATGATTAGTAAACGGATTTTGTACATAACTAAATAGGTTGAGTAATATTAGGCGACAGGAATCATTGGCTGATAAAGTTATCTCGCCACAATTACAAATATCAAAACCGTTACACTCAAAAGTATGTGATTTGTTATCTACAGTAATATCAAAAACTTCTTCTTCTCCGATATATTCTACTTTTTTAATTTTACAAGTAATTGCCGATTGTATACCAACGTCACCAATAAATATATCAGCATATTGACAGTTTTGTATTTCACGTTTTTTACCGTCAGATATAATGTTATGATTAGGCGTACAAACCAGACAAGAAGTATCTGTTGAGTATTTATATATCTTTTTAACACCCCTATTTATTTTATTAATTACCGTTGTCCACCCATCTTTTGACCAAATTTGTTCACCAATATTAATTTTATTTACCAATTTTGAATAACCGGTTCTATCTATTACATAACATTGTGTTCCACTAATACATGGGTTACACCCAATACTCTCGAATCCATCTTCAAAATAATATTTCCCAATATCTTCTTTAACTATATTATCCCAAAATAATAATCCAGGATCACCAACAGACCAAACGCTTTTAATTATTTCTTTCCATATTTTTTTAGCAGAAATTAAATTACTTATTTTTTTATATTTGTCTTTAATAGGAAATCTTTGTTCATAATTTTTGTCGTCAACTACAGCTTGTAAAAACTCGTCAGTTACCTTTAGGGAAATATTTGCTCCAACTACTCGTTTTTTATCCCTCTTAATTGTAATAAAGTCTAATGCTTGAGGATGATGTATATTTAAACTTAATAACATTGCTCCCCTACGCGAATTTTGTCCTACTTCTCGAATACTATTAGAGTATCTTTCAACAAAAGGAATAATTCCCGTACTTGTTCTAGCGGCGTTTTTAGTTGGACTATTATTAGGTCTTAATTTTGATATATCTATACCAACACCACCACCTCTTTTTGATATATTAACTAAATCTTCATCTGCTCGTAAAATTCCAGCATAGCTATCCTGGGGGGGGTGAAGAAAATAACAATTCGATAAAGTTACGTATTGTTCTTTGTTGCCACATCCGTATAAAATACGACCTTGTGGAACTATGTATTTAAAATGATCTAATAAACTATATATTTGATCTTTAGTTAGTGGATCTTTAAACTTATTTTTTTCTATTCTGTATAGTTCGTTAGCGATTCTATCAAACATTTGTGCTGGTGTTTTTTCTAATAATTCACCGTTATTATTCCTAAGTGCATATTTATCTACAAAGATTTTGGCAGCAAAATCATCACCTGAAAAATATTCTAAAGATTGTTTTAATGCTTCATCATATGTGTATGTCATTTATTTCTCTTATAATTAATTTATCTTTTGTAAGATATTTGAATATTGTGTAGAAATCTTTTGTCTCTTGATTATTCAACATTTTTGATAATCCATTAGAATCATAAACTATTTCCTCAACCCCGCTTTGAAAAAGCGACTGTATACAATGTGGGCATGGTAAACCCGTAACATAAGCAATACAACCTTTAGTCGAATGTCCACTTCTACAACAATTTAATAGGGAATTTAATTCTGCGTGAATTACGACATTATACTTCTCGTTCCTGACATTTGGTAAAACACTATCGTCCACATTTCTAATAAAAGAATTATAACCAAAAGCAATAGGAGTATGGTCTTTAGTTGTAATAACACAACCATGTTTAGTTTGGGAATCTAAACTTCTTAATTTTATTACGTGTGCTAATTTGATAAAATATTCATCCCAAGAAGGTCTAGTAACCTTCACAATCTTCTGGTTCTTCTTCCATTCTTCTATTATTTGTTCGGCTGTTTTGTGAGTTTCCGCTATGTTTGTTGTCATTATTAATTGTTCGTTTAGCTTTTCTAAACTTCCTAAACTCCTTTCCTTTTTTTCTTAATTGTTCTTTATATGCACCCCTAAATGTTCTACCCAAGTTTCTCAATCTCCTTTTTCAAATTTTTAATAACACAATTACATAAAACAAGACTAGTAATATAATTGATAGTTCCCAACCCCTTACAATGTTTACACCCAACTTTTGCATAACTTTCTCTAATAATTTTATCTTCTCTTATTGCTTTAATTTGAGTTTGATAATATGCGTACTTAGCTTCTTTATCCATGATTACAGCATCTTTCTCCAGGTATTGGTTGTGCAAATTCGTTACTTATAAACTCTATAATATCTTTAGGAATATTTATACATATACCTTTAATTTTTTCTAACTCTCCAAAATCTATAGTATATCCATATTGTCCCTCTTCTATTAATTTTGTTGGTATTAGTTCTCCAAATCTACCATTATATATTAGATTTTCTATTTCTATTTTACCGTCTTGTAAATGACTAAAAATAGTATTAATAGCATAATCTTTCAGTAATCTAATTCTCATATTTGATTCCAATTAAAATTCCAACGATTATAAAGTTTAATAGATAATTAATTACTAATGGGATTGAAAATAAATTTGGGGTTAATAATATATATACCAACATTAAAATTTCACCAATAAACCATGTAGATAGAAAAAGACCAGAAAAGTCATCAACTCTTTTGGTCTTTATACTTTTTAATAATTGTGGTATTGCACATCCAGCCAATAAAAATGAGCCAACAAATCCTACCCACTCAATAATATACATTATATACTGTCTTTGTCAACCTAATTTTTATTTGTTTTTAACCAATCAATAAATTTATTTGAATCCTTAAATCCATATCCCCATCTATAAAATTTTTTAGTATGAGGGTTAATCATATAATAAGATGGAATTAAACCCTGTTGATTAAAATTTGTTTGTGAAAATAATTGTTTAAATAAATTATATATTGTTCTATCGTTACTGATATTAATCTCTAGATAAATATATTGAGATAATTCTTTGTTGATAGTATGTTCACTAAATGTTTCATTTTTTAGTTTAACACAATATGGACAATCGTTAGAAGTAAAATAAACAAAAACCCATTTATTGTTTATTTTTCCGTGTTCTAATGCTTCTCCAAAATTCATTCCTAATAATGAAGTTAAAACTAATCCTAAAAACATTTATTTTTCCTTGTTAAAATATCTTTTTTCAAATTGTTTTAAAAATTCTATTTCAGCCATTATTTTTCCTTTTATTTCTGCGTCTCTTTCAATGTGAAGCATTTTCCACTGTTGTATATCTACAATTTCTTTATGAAAATCTTCTGTTTGTTTTACTATGTTTTCTTTCCACGCAAAATTAACCCCATCTTGAAATTTACCATCTATTAATTCTTGTCTTGTTTTATCTACAATTTGCTCTAATTTTATAGTTGCGGCAGATTGCCCATTCATAACAATAGCCATAATTCCACCTATTAAAGTAAATATAGCTACTATTAACGATCCTAGACTAATTATCATTGACCATTTAGGTGTTTTTGTTTCTCCTAACGCTGTTATTACTTCTTTTTGAAAAGAATTTAAATTTCCCGTTAAAGAATCCATACCATTAACTATATCTTTAACATCTGCAACTAATCCTTGAACAGCACCTTCTAGCCTACCAACACGCAATTCTAAGTTTGTACCTTTACCTTCTGTTGCCATTTCAGTTAACCTTTCGTGTTGTAATATTATAAAAGAAAAGGGGGTATAGAGTATATCTTATACCCCCTAATCATTTTACTTAAAGATTAATCTGTCTTTTTACTATAATCTTTATAGGAAGGGGTCGTTCCGGTTTCCATTATTACAAATTCGCCTGGAATAGCTCGTGTTGGACGTGCAGCATGATCTGTAGTTCCGCTTTGACCAGCATAATCTGTTTCGGCAGTTTTTGTTGATGGTTGTCCAGTTATCCAATTCCATGTAGCTTCATGAGTTCTGCGGAATTGTTCAATCTTCATAATTGATTTTCGTGTTCCAAAATCTGAAGCTCCAGATTGAAGAACAGTGTTAGCTACACCAGAAATGGTAGTTGTATAACCACGAATTAAATATTTACCAGCAACTTGGTAAGCATAAGTTCCGCTTGAAAACGGTTTGTATAAACCGGTTGTTCCTGTACCAGCAGCAATAGTTTCATCCGTTTCCGCATTAGGAATTTTTGATCCGCCAAATCTATTCTCAAAATTTAAAGTTGTAAATCCAACTTGTGAAAGTGGACCGCTAGCACTAACATTTCCCCCATAAGCAATTGTTCCTCCGTTATTTTTTTTAACACCGGAACCTTTAGCAGTAGTCGTAGCCATATTTTAATTCCTTATTAATAAGGAGATTATATAATCCTATTATTTCCTATAAAAATCCAAAATCCAATGTAATTATACACCATTCTTAATATTTAACAATATTTTATTTAATCTTGTTCTTATCTTTTGTTTTGTACAATTATTTTCTTGACTTATCTCTTTAAGTGTTTTCCTTTCTATAAATCGTGAAATTAATATTTGTTTATCATCTTCTGGTATCATACATAATATTTTAGTTAATAAATCTTTTTTAGTTTGTATTGTTTTGCTTTTTTCATATTCTGATATAAACAATATGTTTTTGTTAATATGCTTTTGTTCTTTTTGGCACGCTTGTATACAATACCATCGAACAAATCTATATAAAGAAGATGTAAATTTAGCATTAAAACTATTATCGTATTTTTCTAAACATTTCCATAAAGCGTAATAACAACAAGACTCAATATCATTATAAGACAATGTTCCCCTAAAAGACTTTGCTGCCGCATTCATTATTTTTTTATTATCTATCAAATTATAAGCTTTTTCATATTCTTCATTACTAATTATTTTTTTATCCATATTTTTTTATAGTTTCTATATTTTCATATCCCATGTCTCCTAGAACGGCATCCATAAATCCATATTCAACAGATTGCCTTGGTGTTAAATACCATTCCTCAAAATCTTTTAGCTGATTATTGATAAAAGACTTGATTTTATCCTGTTTCCAATTTTTAAACTTTTCTCCTATTAAACATCTGTTTGCATAAATATCCAACATTGTAGAATCAGCAACTTTATTAAATTCTACAAAAGATCTAACAGTTTTTTCGGTTCCTTCAATTCCAAGTGTTCCTTCGTGAATCATAAAATAGGCGTTTGGCATTATAATTCTTAAATCGGCAGCTTGAGGAATGATAGACGACATTGATCTTGCATGAGCATAAGATAAAGTAATTACTTTGTTTCTACATGCTTTAATCATATCATACATCGACATTCCATATGACCATTCACCGCCACAAGTATTAAAATGAATTAAAATATTTCCATCTGTTTTATCTAATAATCTAAGATTAATAATAAATGTTGATGATAGAATGTGATTAATTTCATCTATATCATTTCCTCCAACATATATTTCTCTACCATCAAAATCAACTCCAAAATTGTGTACATCATTTATTAATTCACTTCGTTGGCTTTTTGTTAATTTTGCCATATATAATATTACCTGTAGTCTTTATATGAAATAATATAACCTCCTACACTACCTACCGCAATATTATATACATTCAATTTATTATTAAAGTCTTGAAATTCTTCACAAACAAAAATGTCTAACTTTCCATTAGGAAGTACATAAATAATCCAATATTCATTATATCTATTGATACTTTTTATAGTATCATTTACAAAATTAACTATTGAGTTATTAAATTTTGAATTAAGTATACTATTAATAATAATATTGTTTTTATAATCAAATTCTAAAATAACTTTTTGTATATTTAGTTTAATAGATTGGGAATTAAATAGCCCACCCAGTTTTGGAAAACCTATTCTTACACGATATCTAGTTAGTATATCTAATGTTTCTACACCACATATTTGTTCTATTTTTCTTATTATTTTCGATGTAATATTAAAATTGGTGTGCAATACCCAAAAATCAAATTGTTTTGAAGCAAATTGTTTTTCGCTTAATGGTAAAAATCCAAAAGGAGTACTTAAAATTTTTGTTGATTGAATTTGTGGTAATTCGTATTCGTCATTATATTCGTCGTTTTCGTTTTTTTGTGGTGGTAATTCTTTGGTATCCACTTCCAATGGATCTTCATACTTTTCCCACACTATTTTGCGTTTCATTTATTACCTATTTAATAAAAATATTTATATTACCAGTTAATAAACCAATACCAACAGTAATTGATAGTATAATTACCATTATAATTAAAATTCCTGGTACCATACTTGAATCACCCACAAAGCCACCATTTAATTCTAACGAAGCAACAACTAGAGATAAAACTAAAAAGAAAATTAATATTGATACTATGATTGTTAACATGATAAAATATCATCAAAAATGATTGGAATTTTAGTTTTTAGTTCACTTAATAAAGGTTTCATAATCTCTTGAATTTGTATGTGAGCAGTTGATGCAGTTCTAAGTTTAAAAATATGTCTCCATTCGCGTAAGTTTACTGTTGTTACTATTTCTGTTTTTAAAGAATTTGGGAGAACAGAACGAGCTTGTTGTGGTTGCCAGCCACTAGTAATTAAATCCAAATAATAAAACTCAGCTCCCCATAATGCTTTTACCCATTTTATAGAGTTTATATCTTTAGTGTTTAATGGTTGATTATATTCATAATCTCCTGGATTAATATCACACCACGGAGGAATAATAAAGGTCAATCCTTTTTGTTTGTATGAAACATAGCGTGTACTTTCAACCGAATAAGATGCAAGTCTGTGTCTTGTAAGTTCTGCTAACACACCTCTATCAGTAATAAATTTTACACTAATATTTATATGTTCAATTACAGACTCGTGATTTCTATTAAGAATATTTTTACAAAATCTAACGCAAGACTCATCAGTAATAGTTGACTCTGACTTGTAACACGTTTTACCAGCTTTTTCCAAAAATGATAATATTTCCATCCCGTTAATAGGAGTTAATATTTCATAAGACGGTTTAATCAATCTCATATTTGGAAATCCCCTATATAAATACCATCTATCAATCTAAATATTTCACTTAAAGATTGTGATAATTGCATAGCTTGTTGTTCTGACGCACATCTTAATTCTAAATTCTTTCCACACATTTTTTGTTCGTGAACTTCTGTATGACAAAATCTAGAAGTTATTACTATTGACGATGGTTTATTATTTTTTATAATAGCCAAAACTTCTATTGGAATATCAATTTTCATGTTATTGCTTTGTATTATCTTGTCTAAAATATTGCCCGAAAACCTCTGTTGGTCTTACCGAGTCATCCTTATAATCATCTGGAATGTTTTCGTTTTCGTCATTAATCAAACTCTTCCAATATGACAATATCTGATTAACCTCCTTATTTAATGCGTGTTTATTACCAAATTCTGTTAAAATATTACAAAACTCTAAAGTCATTGATTGCGATTGAATATAAAAAAATAGTTTAGATATATCGTCTACAAAAATTGATTTCTCAGTATGATTTGGTGGCACTATGTCAACATAATACTTAATACTTCCGTCACTTTCTACTTCAAAAACCACTCTATGTTTTAAATTTTTTTTCTTTTTAAAAAAGTTAAATTTCATATTTTCTTATTTTCCTTAGTCCATTATTAATATGTTGCCCAACGGCTTGTCTAGTAATATTTAGACTTCTTGCTATTTTCGCTTTATTAAATCTATCTACATAATACATTAATAAACATTCTTTTTGTCTAGCATTTATACCATTAACATTAATAATCTTATTAACTATTTTTTCTGAACTTTCTTCATCAAAATCTGATGGGTTAATAGCTTTTTTATCAACAATTAAAGAATAAAATACCGATCCATCTTCTTTTATAGAATTTAGTGAAAGGTTTTTTGATATTTTGTTATGTAAATATATCCATCTTTTTACTGCAAATTTTGCTCTTGAAGCTAAATAGCCGTATAAATTACCGTATCCATTAAATTTTGCAGTTGCTAATATTAATTCTTCTGCTACATATGATATTGCGTCTTCGTCTTTTAACATTATATATGACATTTGCTTTCCAGCAAAAGCATTAATACATTTTTTTGATATTTTCAAATATTCTGACAATTCTAAGTATTCAACACTTTCTAATTTATTATTAAATGGGGAAATATGTGTTTTTTTAGTTTTGCAGGTGTGTGTCAAAGTTATTAATACCATTATAGTTTTGATTTCTCCTTATTGAAACAATTACGCCAATAAGACAATTTAGTTTTTTCACAATGTTCAATAGTAGATAAATTTTCAGCCATAATCCTAAAACTTTCATAATTATGAAATTTTAGATTGTGTGCATATAACAATGGAAAATCATTGAATTGACCCATAATACAACCATATTCAACAATTGGAATAGCCCCACAATATATACTTTCCATGGTCCTATAACAATCTACTCCATTTCCATTAGGGCATAACACATATTTGTAAGTACACAAATCTTCTATATACTCATCAAAAGGAATATTTTCTTTAATAACTACCCAATCAAAATTTTGTTGTTTATACCATTCTCGTAATTGCACTCTTTCAAAAGTGCTATCTCCAAAGTTAATATACAGTTTTTCAATTCTGTTATTATTTCTATATTTAGTAGATAGCTCAAAAAAATGGTCTACATCTTCCGGTTTACTACCCCCAATTCCAAAAGGAATACTCTCAACTTTCCTATTATCGTAAATTCCGTTATTAACTACAAACCAATGAATAACATTATCGGGAATTTTATTAAACGTGGCTTTTGTCCAACTATGCATCTTAATAGAGTATTTATCGTTGATATTACATTTCTCTAAATCGCATCGTGGGGCAATGTTGAGTCCATGGTATTTAATTCCTGGATCATTAACTAACATATTAGTTATTTTTAACAAATCTAATGATGGCGGATAATCTTTTTGATAGAATAATCCAAAATCACTACGAGGAGAAACTATAACATATTTCTCTGTTTTTCCATCTATTAATTTAAAAAAATCAACAATCTCATCTAAAGCAACACAAACAATTCCTTCTGGAGGAACTATTTTTTGAGAAGTAAATCCTGCTCCATATATGTAATCACACAACCAACGATATGATTCACATAAAATTATATCTTCTTTATTAATGTGTGGCAACTTTTATTTCCTCTAAAAGCTTCATTTCTTTTGCGACTATTACTGTTTCTGCATCTTGTTTGTTTTGACATAATGTGGGATCTTGTGCTCCAACAACAACTATCTTTCTATATTTCACCTTAAATATACAATAGCTATCTATATAAGATTTTGAATAAATACCTAATTGTTTAATAGCTGATTCCAATCTATGGTAAATATGAAAACCAGGCTGATATCTTATTTTCATATCTAGTGGTTTCCAAATTACTACTTCATTACTGTCGGTAATCCATCGTTTGATAGGATAATGTTCACCACTCATTGGATTTTCATATAAACATCCGTGTATTTTCTTGTTTCGTTTTCTAAAAACCTTATATCCTATTTGATCTTGTAAGTCGTTTACAAAAATTATATCCAAACACATATTTATAACTCCAATATTTTAATTGATTTAACAATAACACCTTTAGTATAACTAAGTCGTTGTACTTCTTTAAAATTTAAATCATTAAGATGTTTTTTTACTTCACATATTTCGTCAGAACCATTTATATAGCAATAATCACTATTCATACTAATACTTCCCATGAAAGCTCTGTGTGGAATTTGGGCACAATTAATAATATCTTTAAATTGTACTAATATATATTTATCTTTACTAGAGTCTAAAATATAACTTTTATCCACCACAACAAAAAACCCATCTTCTTTATCAATCCAAAAATTCTTTTGATCTGATGTATAATATATACTTTTTTTAAGTAGCCATCCAACATTTAAAATTTCATGTTCAGTATTCATACTTTATTCAATCCTCCTTTGTAAAAAATTACTTTCCAAACCTAAAATCAAAATCAAATCTAAAACCCTTTTTTGGTTCTTCTCGTTTACGGTTGTAATCAAAACGAAAATCATAGTGCCTATACGGCATATAATAAGGATAAGGGTAATAGTGATATGGAGGTAAATAGCGATGGTTATAATGGTGACCTCTATCACGATTGTAATCTTTATCTGCTAAACAAACAGTGGCAAAACCGAATAACATTACTAACGATACTAAAAATAACTTAATTTTCATACTTTTATTCCTTCTATTAAACACTTGACTGAATTTGACCACGAAAACTTTTGTGCCGTTTTAATACCTTCTACATTTTGTTGTAACCTCCCGCTCTTATGAAGGTCATATACTTTACGAAAATAAGACACACAATATTCAAACTCTGTTTCTCCTATTGATGTCCACTCTCCATGACCATTAAACCATATACCATCATAAGCTGTTTCCAATTCATTAATATAAATTAAATAGGAGTTTTTAGAATTACAATATTCAGTATGTGCAGAGTAAAGAGTAGTAATAACCGGTTTACCACAAGCCATCATTTCTAATAATTCTAAATTCCAACCCTCAGCCCGACTAGGAAACACTCCGCAAGTTGCATTGTTCATTATAGAAGCAACTTCAGAATGTGTTTGTACTCTTTTTAATATTTCTATTTTTCCAGCTTGACCCAAAGGACTATTTAGATATTTTCCTTCCCAATATGATGAATCTGATTTGCTTAGAAAAGGATTATCACACATCATTTGTAACTTAACATTATCATGAACAGTAAATGCACTATTAAACGCATCTATTAAAATATCATGACCTTTTCTTATTTCCCATTTTCCAATGTTTAAAAAAATTGTTGGGTTGTTTTTTGGAATATCTTGACTATTTTCATAAGTGGGTTTAAATATATCTGTGTCAACACCTAACGGAACAACAATAATATTAGATGGATTATAAGCTATTTCGTTTATTAATATATGTTTTGCCCAGCTACTACAAACAAACAATTTATCTTGCGATAGTAAATGATGTTTTTCTCTTTTGGTAAACTTGTTAAGTTCAAAGATAGGAAATCCACAGTGTAATCCTTTACCAACGTGTTCCGCTAAAGAATGTTGATGCCAAATTAATACAGAAGGTGCCTCATAGTCAAAATCGTCTTGGTTTTTGATAGCTTGTTGAACAAAAGAAACCTCTTCTTGACTTTCTAGTTGTGGTTGACCTATGGGGAAATATGCTACTTTGTGTTGTTGTTTTAATAATTCTTTTAGAATGTTTTTACAACTAATTCCATAACCAAGCGAATTAAAACTAGATCTAAGATTTAAATTCATTTTTTTTACTTTAACGCATCATATTTAAGTAGTTAAAAATTAATACATATATTGTAGATAGTGATGATATAATATAAGTTAATAATATACAGTTAAACACAGATATTTTGTTTTCTTCTGTTTTATTTTGTATAATTGTTAATATTACACCAGATAATAATGCTAAAATTAATAATACAAATATATTCATTTACCAATTTCCTCCATATTAATCTTAAATATTTCCTATAATTACTTTTGATGAATCTGTACATACCATTCCCATTTTCCCAGACGTATATAAAGTATATATAGAAACTGGTAATTCGTTCTTTTTAATACAACGGGCAAAATATGGTTTAATTTTAAACTCATAACCAATTGGGTTATATGCAGCAAAATTAGTTGGATTACTTGCATTAACTCCAATAATTTTATCTTCATCACACACATTATTTTCAACTATTTTAACGTGTCTATAAAAATGAGTAACTAATAAACTTTTTCGTTTATTTAATTTTTGGGTATTAATAGGATTTACAAGAATATGTGTTATACAATTAAGATCAAAGACAAAACCAGCTTCTTGATAATTATATGTTGTTTTTGATAAATCAAATTCTGCAACATCTTTTAATAAATTATATGCATCTTGATCTAATTGATTTAATATTTGTTGTTTTGATACTTGATATGCTCTGTTTATAATAGAAATTCGTCTATCATCCACAAATCTAGCTAAAAAATCAACATAATCAGAATATTTACATACAGGAATCATAAAATCATTTTGTGTATTAAAAGTCTTTAAATTTTTATATTGATATGTAGTAAATATTCCTCCTAGAATATTATTAGTTTTAATTTCTATTTCTGGTAATTCTAATATAGGTAATTTCTTATTATTATTTGCAGTTTGTTTTCCAAAACATATAGATGGTATACATCCTATTAATGATGACGACCCAAACAATTTAATAAAATTCCTTCTATTTATCATAACGCTAACCCTTAAGGTATTTTCGTAAAATAAAATCTAATACTATTGGGGCAATAATTCCCACAACGAGATTACGAATACTTCCAGAAAATGGCTTTAACCATAATGGTAAAGTCATCATACTATCATACAATTTTGAGAAAGAATCAATAATAGAATCTTTAATCGACTTTTGTTCTAATACAATAGGATCTGTAGAGCTTTCATTATATTCCGCTACATTTTCTTGAGTGAAAAGTTTTTTATTATTTTCAATTACTATGGCGATAAAATCGTCAAGAGATTCCAACAAATATCTAATTATGTTTGCAAATTCTTCTTTACGTTTTGGATCATTGATCCAAGTATTCCACCATGTTTTTACATTGTCAACAAAAGACACTGGTTGTAAAACTGTTTGGTGTGGGTTTTCCCAATTTAGAATTAAATAATTAGTGTGTTGTCTTAAAAGTTCGTTCATATTATTCTTCCTTTATTAATTTATATTTAATCTTATCAATTATTGTATACATTGTACTATCTACTTTATCAATCATTACAGGTTGAGGTAAAATAATTTCGATATTTGCTATAGCAGAACTATCTACACTTTCAAAAATATTTATTGACCTAATGTGTGTTAAAAAATATTCACCATCTTTTAATACATAGTCTTGATTAGTTATGGTAACCTTACCATCTTTATTAACAATTACTTTAGTATATTTATGTTCATTTAACATGGTTGTGGAAAAACAATTGATGGAGGAGGGGGTGGTGATAAAGTTGGAGAGTGAGTATATGGATCTTTCCAAGGACTTACTTTAAAAATTCCTTCTATCTTATCTTCTGAAACACTTACCTTTTGACCATTTGATAACAATACTTCATATACCCAAATTCTAGAAATATAACTATCACTAACACAATGATAATCGTTTTTTATTATAATTCCTGGTTCGCCATAGCCGGGATTAATAATTACAGAATCTCCAAGTGAATATTTTGGAGGTGTTTGTATAACAGCATTAGAACATCCACATAATAGAATTAAAACGGTTAATAATAACAACTTTTTCATAATAAATTTCCTTTCTTTAATCCAAATAAATATCTTCCTAGTAATTTTCTTTTTTGTCTATTGGATAATCTATCAAATACACCATTCATTAAAGATAACATAATGACATTATTAATATCACATAATTTCCACTTACGTCTATCATTTAAGCTTTGTTTTTCTTCAAAATGATGACCTCCTCCTGGCTCTATAATACACAATATTTTATTATTACGTCTTACTACTAAGTCAGCACTACCATATTGCCAAATATGGCGAAGTCCATTATTTCCTGGTTCACTAAATAAATTTTTAAGTGGAACTTCTAATTCAGTTTGGAAAAAATCCCATTGTGAATGAATATAATTTTCCAGCTTTAATACTTCGTCTGTAATTAATTGCATTTTAAAAAATATAACAAAAGTTTTAAGTTTTTGTACCAAACAGTACATAGCCATACAGTACAGAACCGAACAGAACCGGATATTACAGCACAGTACCAAACCACATATTAAACAATTTCTTCAAATTCTTCTACTTTAAATCTACCAAATTTTGGACGATAATCACCAATCGCCTTAATTTGCCCGGCTTCATCTAAAATAGACCTTAAAGTTGCGGCAGTAACACGATTTTCATCATAAGTAATATTAAAAGATAATTCCCAGTCATTATAACGTGGGCGACTCTTAATAATACCTTGTCGTTGAATACGAGCAAAACGAGAATCAATTTCATCATAAATTCGTTTATTTAGTGGAACTTTATCTGGCTCTACAAAAACCGAACTAAGAATAATTGGTTTATAATTGCCTTTTCCTTTTTTGAAATTTTTAGCCGCCTCTCTCATTGATGCTTCTAATTGTGTCGATGGAACATAACAACCAATAGTTTCATCAAAATAATTAACTGTATTTGCTTCGGTTGTTGAATCGTACTCTTTATCCTTCTTTTTTGCTTCATCGTCATTTCTTTTATTAAAACGATTTAAAAGCAGAGGTGCAGTTCCCTTAATCCTTACCTTAATCTGTTTCATTCTAAAAACCCTTTATTAAAAAATTAAATAGGAATATCATTATCATCTGAACTATTGATTGGTGGCGATGAATTATCACTAGCTGTAGAATCTTCACTCTTTTTTCCATTACCAATAAATTGAATTTTGTCTACGTTAACCTTTAACTTAACGTGTTTCACATTATCCTTTTCCCAGGTGTCCATTTTTAATCTTCCTTCTACTAAAATAGGACTACCTTTAGAACAATATTTTGATAAATTTTCGGCGGTTTTACCCCAAGCTGTACAATCAACAAAACAAACCTCATTAGAATCTTTACCAATATAAGTGTTTAACCCTAAACTAAAATCACAAACCCCCATTCCACTCGGAATATATCGTAATTCTGGGTCTCGTGTTAAATTTCCAATTAAAATTACCTTGTTATAACTAGCCATTATTTTTTCTCCTATTAAATACCATTAATCTTGTTAAATACAGCTAAACACTTCTTACAAACATCTGTTTGTGTTTGTAAATATTCATTATCAATATCTACATTTTCAATATCATTAATAGCAGAATATCCACATAATGTTTTACCAAAATATGCAGAATTTTCATTTACAACAGTCAAGTGAAAACTGTTGCTTTTTTTACCGTTGGCACAAAATCTATAATCTTGATATACTTTTAATTTCTTTTGTTTTGGTCCTAGCGGAGAAACCCTTTCTAACCCAAAAATTGTTTCAGTTAACCAAGCGAACACATTAAAAATCATAATCATTTAAAAATCTCCTTTAATAAGTGTTTTTAGATAAAACGTATTCAATTCCTATATCTTCATTAGACCACCACATTAATTGTATTTTCGTTAATGTTTTATATTTATACCCTGTTTTTGTTGTTCTGCGAATATAAAACTTACGTATATTGTGTGGAATCATATTTTTATTACAATAATTTTTAAAATTCCATTCTTTCCTAGAATACAAACAATCTGAATCAATTTTTAAAATATAAATATGTTTTTGACCACGACCGTAAAAACTATATTGTTTTCTTTCTTTTGATCGTTTTTTCCAATTGTTTTGAACATTGTGTTGTTTTTCATTTGTCCATGAATCTAAAGACTTTTTATTTCTTCTTGCTCTGCCAAACTTTTCTCTTCCGTGTTCATCCTTAATTTCCTGATTAGCTGCAATTTCTTGTCGTGTTCTTATTGCTCTATAACCACAACTTATTGATCTATTTTTCTTTTTGTGTTTTTTCATAGTTGAATTTATTAATTGGGGGCTTAATAGAAATTGTATGAAGTTGGATGCTATTTAATATTATTTTGTTGTAAAAATTAAAAAATAGTTTATTAAACTCTTCGTAAGTTAAACCGTTTTCATAATGTTCAAATTTTGGTATAGCTGAAACAAAAACTCCACCGGGTTTTAATACTTGATATACTTCCTCTATATATTTTTGTTGTTGTTCTTTAGTACAATGAATAAATACTTGTTCTGTTAATACTATATCAACACTTTCTTTTTCTATTATACTTAAATTATCTGAACAAACAAACTCTGTATTAGATAAATCTTTGTTATATTCTATTGCTTTTTCTACCATTGTATAAGCAAAATCTACACCAATATATTTTTTAACTTTTGGGGCAACAAATTTTGCTATACGCCCAATTCCACATCCAAGATCTAATAAAACCGCATTCTGTGTATTATCTAAATTACTAAAAATACTATCAAATTCATTTTCAAATCGTTCTTTGGTTATACCTGCATAAATAGCTTGATAAACTTTGTCTGTTAATGCTATATCTTCCCAATATTTTTTATGAACAACAAATTGATATTTAAGCATTTATTTATATCTATCCATAAATGGTTTTAATGATTTACATTGACTTTTAATATAAAATAATATAGCATTATATTTTTCTATAATTTCTTGTCTTCTAATTTTTGTATTATCGTGTTTACTTTCCTGTCCTTTATATGACCACCTATATTCTGTAAAATAATTAGGAAGAATTACAGTTTCTACATTGTTTAACCACATTCTTGACCACAAATCAAAATCTTGACAAAATCCAGGAATATATCCACCCATTTTTAATACTAGGTGTCTCTTAAATGCCACTGTTGGATGAGCAATTCCGTTAGTATTCCAATCTTGTAGCCAATACGGTTTTGTTTTATCATAAGTTTTATATTGACAACCACTCCATGATTCTCTAATTCCTTCATTGTTTATCATATGAAGTTGTCCCGCTGTAACACCAACACTTGGATGTTCTCTATGAAAATTAACTTGTGTAGACAATCTTCCTGGTAACATAATATCATCAGAATCATGTCTAATTATTAGATCGCTGTTTGCCGCTTTAATTCCGTCATTAATAGCCGGTCCACATCCTATAATTTCGGTATGTTCTCTATTAATAATTCTTATTTTATTACTATACAAATTTAATGCGGTTAATGTATCTTCATTTGTACTCTCGTCATTAACAACAATAATTTCAAAATTAACACCCTCTTGTTGTATAACAGAAAGAATTGACGGTAATAAAAATTTTGGAGGAGTATTATAAACGGGAATTACAACAGAACAATCTAATTCTCTTTGAGGACACCTAACAATACCATTGCTAAACTTTCTATAAATATCATTATATTCTTTAAACATTCTGTTGATATTATAACGGGTTTCTGCAAGTTTTCTTCCTGCTTGCCCCATTACATTTCTTAGTTCTGGATTTTTAGCTAACTGTTTAATTTGTATAAATAATTCTTCGTCCGTATTTCCAGAAAGACCCGCATACTGAATAATATCATTTAAAGCTTCAACATTACGATAAACTATCGGAATACCGGAAGCCATTGCTTCTAACGCAACATATGAGCAACTTTCCTTCAAACTGGGTATTAGTAAAATGTCTATTTGTGCATATTGTTCTGGCAATTCATTAATAGGTAAATCTCCTATTAATTCTACGTTTGCTATCTTAGATAATTGTTCTGTTATTTCTTTAGATGTTATACGACCACCATTGCCTATAACGCGAAGCGTCATATTCTTTGGAAGTCCGTTTTTTTGTAAATATTCAATAAAACATGGTGGAATTTTTTCTCCAGAACGTCTTGCAATTAATCCAATAATTACATTATCATTTTTATTGTGTGTATAAACTCTAGGTGTAAACTTTGTTATATCTATTCCATGAATAATTTTATTTTTGAAACTTCCACATATCGGAATAATCCAATTGTCGTTTTCTGGAATATTCATTGTGTCTAAGTAGCCATGGCACGTTCCTACGTGTGGATATTGACTAACTACATTCATTAACCATCCATGTAAAGGATAATGGTGATGAATTAAATCTGGATCTAAATCCTTTATTAATGATTCACCATCTAAATCATTTTCAATATCGTGAATTTCAGCATTAACTTTCCAAAAATGATTATGACTTTTACAAAGTATATGAATTTCTGCAAATTCCGATGCCCAATTTGCTAAATCAACAATGAATCTTTGTGCTCCCCCCATAGCAAAATCCCACGGAAGAAGATGTAAAATCTTGGGTTTATATTTCATTTGTTAATATAATCTTTAATTTGCTTTAACCAAACTTCCTCATTACCACAAACACTATCATCTTGTCCGTTTAATTGTACAAGTCTTTTATTTAACTTTTTAAAAGTAATATAAATTTCTTCTATTTGTTTTAAAGCTTGTTCTTTATCTTTTAGTAGTATTGTAGTAGAAGAATATATAGAGAAATATAATTCCCTAATAGTTTGACAAATTGTTTTTTGATTGGATTGAAATGTCATGATCTAACAATAATTTTACTACCCCGTGGTAAAATACGATTGTTAGAATGAGATTGAACATAAATGTCATAACAACTATGGTTATATGGTTCTACCTTAGCGTCAGCATTTTCCGGTAAACCAATTAACTGACGTGCTTTACTACCACTCCAAATTTCTGGTTCTCCCTTCTTATTAACTAAAACTTCCTTCTTATATGAAACCTTTTCCTTTTTAACTAATTGATAAAAAGTAGAACCAACAACATACGGTTTTCCCGTCTTACTTTCTACAAAAGGCTTAATATCAGCTTCCTTTTGTAATTCGTAAATCTTACATGAACTTGAAATATCATCAAGTGATTTTGCAATCTTTGAAGTAGTTAACTTTGAGAGATCTGTTTTTACAAAGAAACTTGCAACAGCAGCTTTTCCAATGGAACGTGAGGTATAATAATTATCAAGTGCGTCATTAGTATTTACATCTGCGTTCTTTAATCCCTCCTTTGTGGTTTCCCACTCTTGAATATTTTCTGAATTAATACCATATCTACTTGATAATTGTGAACCATATCCACGAGGTAATAGAAATGCTATAGTCCATCTTCCTGTTCGTAACTTACCAGTAATTATATTACTAATACGATTGGTGTCCTTACTAAAACTACGATTTTCATTACCGTCTGTAATAACTAAAAGTAAGAACGAACACCTTCCATCGTCTTGCTTTTCCAATTCTTCAATCATTTCACGAGTAGCTGTAAATAAAGCTGTCATTCCATCACGAGGACGATAATCAACAAATTTATTAAGATTGCTACTTGGAACATTAGAGAAGATTAAACGGCTATTATCAGAAAAATTACTAAGAGTAACAAAAGAGTTTTGTTTCTTAATCTTGTCTTCATTGCGAATTTTATCCAACCAATTGTTTACGGTTGTCTTTACTCCATTAGCTAAACCATAAGTAACAATTGAACCCGACTCATCAACAACAAAACCAACCTTAGTTAGAGTTGGGGATTTCTTATTACTAATAAACCTACCATCTGGACCGTGCATTGTCATAATTCAATTTCTCCTTTTCAATTAAAACTAAATATTTTTATCGCTCCTGATTACCCTATTATACTATTAATTTTTAAAATGTCAAGTATAAAAAATAAGCGGAACTGAAAAAAATCAATTCCGCTTATCACTTTTAACATCTTTAAATTAACTATTTTTAGATCTAGTAAATAACGACCCTATTAATACAATTAAAGCCAAAACTAATAAGATACTAAATATTCCAGCTACAGGAATCCATAGCGGAGCGGTAACCCAAATCCAAGACCAACTAATATAGTTAGTCATTTTAAGAACAAAGAAAACAATAAATAGGAAACCAAGAAAACCTATTCCAGTACTACTTACAACAATCTTTGGATTATTATTCATTATTATTTTACCTCAACTTTAGATTCTTTTATTTGTGCAATCTGATTTTCTAAATCTTTAATTTTTGCTAAAACGCCTGTATCGTTCTCCTTGGATTCGTGGTCTTTAACTGCTTTAACGATAGCTTCATACTGTTCTGTAGTTGGGCTAGGCATTCCCTTTAAATCAGTTATAAGCTTGTCAATCAAAGCGGTTCCAGAAATATCTTTTTCTGCTACTTCGGTAGCTTTTGAACTTTGTAAAAGATCTTCTAACTTTTCTTTTAATGTCGAAATATCAGGCTTACTATCCTTAAACAATTGCTCCATAGCTTTGCTACGTTGGTTTTCAAAGATAGAACGCTCGATATTTTTATTAATTTTATTGGCGTAACGGCGTTCCTCAAGAAAGGTGTCAGCCCAATCTAACAACAGGGTATCTAATCCATCCATTGTTTCCCTTGCTTGCTTTCCGGCATCTTCGCCCCATTTTTCTGTAATCTTTTTCTGTAATAAATCTTCAACTTTATCAACTTGTTTAACCACAATATTTTTAATAACTCTCTTCCATAAGAAATATAATAATATACCCGCTAAACCAAAACCAACAACTGAACTTGTAGGATTATTTTGGACAACTTGACTAACTTTGGTAGTAATGGGAATATTAGCATCAGCCAACTTATCCTGTAGTTCCTTATTTAGTTTTTCCAGATTTTCTTTTTCTACAGCTAAAGATTGCATTTTATTTGCAACATCACGTAGCTGTTCAGCTAACGCATTATCTTTTGGAACTGGTTGTAATTCTTCTGGTGTTTTTGGAATTGGCTTATCTTCAACCTTTGGAGTAGAAGGAATATTACCACCCAAACCAGGAATATCAGGAGGTTCTATACCGTAAGGATTTCCTCCACCTCCACCGTTAGGTGGTTGTTGTGGTTGTGGTTGTGGTTGTCTACGACGAAATAATCCATCAGGATCACCATAATATGGCATTGTTGGTCCACCTTGTCCAGGTTGACAATTACCATTTGGACCACACTGGGTTTCATATAAATTAATTATTTCTGTATTATTGGCACTCCAATACTTAATATTTTCATTGCGTGGTAATCCAACAATATATTTATTTCCAGTTTCTCTTGTTGTATTTACACAATAAAATTTTCCGTCTGTAGCAAGAGCATGATCATATAATGATTTACCACAATGGATACAATTAGGAGTACTAACGTGTTTATATGAAGTAGGTATTGGATTAGCTTTTTTAGATCCATTTTCAAAAGCATCATATAAATTAGAAATCATAATGCCACCACCAACGACACTATCTTGTCCTAATGGCTGCTCTATCCGCCAAGTTACAATAGCACCAATTCTAGATTCTAACTCTCCGTTTTCATTTTGTATTAAAGTTAAAATACCGGAACCACTTTGACCTCCAACTGGTGCAGGAATAAATACAATACGATTATTCTCTGAAACTCTAACGTGCCCCTCCCAAGCTGATGGACCAATACCCTGTGGACAACCTGCGGCACTAATATAATTTCCAGGTTTCATTTTGTGGTTACGAGGAACTAACGGAATTACGCGGGGTCTTTTGTTTCCAAACTTCTTTTTCGGAACACGAACAACGCAAAAATCTACATCTGTATTTTGCTGATAAGCTTTCCATACAACTTCAGCACCCAATTTATTACTTTTCCAACCTCTTGCATAAAATTCTAAATCAACATTTTTATTTGTACCAACAACATGATAATTAGTAAGAACAAAATAATAATTTTCATCTTCGCTAAAAACCGTTCCACTTCCAGCACCAACACCGCTTGTAACTTTACAAGTAGCGTCAATAATTTCATTAAGATTCAATGGTTTACAATCACCATAATTATATAAGAGACAAAACACTAAAGATACAGATAACAAAAATTTTTTTAACATATTACATCTCCACTATTTAAACGATTTGACTTTGAACGTATCTTTTAATATTTTAATAAAATCCTTTGGTAATTGATAATATTCCGCTTCTAACACAGCCATTACTGGATAATCAGGTAAAAAATTTAAAACTGCATTTAATTTTGATAC